CTCTCCCTTATTTGCTCGATTCGTCTATCGGTTAGGACATCTGGTTTTCATCCAGGCAAGAGCGGTTCGACTCCGCTATCGAGTACCAGACATGGAGATGCCGCCGTAATGGTATGGCAGGAGACTGTAAATCTTCCGACTTCGGTCACAATAGGTTCGATCCCTATCATCTCCACCATATCTATCATATATAATGTATGAACAATTTAAACGCATATAACTTAGAAAATTTTCGAAAAAGCTTTGAATCAACTGATTTGGCACGTAACGTAAAACAAGATTTTGATTTGTTGACTTGGGAAACTAATATACCAACTTTGGGCTTTATGGGAATGACGCCGCGCGAATATCGTGGCAAAAGAATATTTTCAATGGTTCCTTTTTACTATATTTTACAATTAGCATCAAGCTCTAAAATTTATGATATTGGATGTGGGTGGAACATATATAAAAAATATATTCCAAACATAATCGGCATTGATTCAAAATCATTAAATTTTTATGCTGACCAGGTTGGGTTTGTAGATGATGCGTTTGTCAAGGAAAATACAGAAAAATTTGAAAATATCATGAGTATGAATGCTTTGCATTTTATTCCATTGTCGCAATTTTCTAACAGGATCAATCAAGTCTTACAAATGACCAAACCAGGTGGTAAAATTTTTATCATGATGAATGTGTGTCATATGATAGGTGCAGAGACTACAGAAATAAAAAATACTGCATCAACATACATACGTGATCAAATTGAAATTTTTAGAGATGAGATTTTGTGTTTTGAACTTGATGATACTCATATTGGATCTAACATGGCCGAGGGAACATTAAGAATGGTACTACAAAAACATGAATAAAAATTTGCTTATCACGTTTGGGTGCAGTTGGACCTATGGAGTTGGTGTAGGATATCAAATTGAGCAATCCACTGCTGTGTATAATTCTATTGCATGGAATTCAGACATTTGTGGGACAAAATCATTTCGTGGTGTTTTGTCTAAAAATTTTGCATTAGATAACAAAAATTTTGCACATGGTGGAAGCAGTAATCAAGCTCAATTTAATTATGCTAAAAGATATTTTAGTAAAATTGATTTCAAATGTGATCAAGAAACATATGATAAAATTATTGTATTGCATGCAATCACATCAACTGCTCGAAATGTATTTTTTGATTTAGACACAATGTCTGTGTTACATTGCAAATATAATATGCCAAATAAATTTAGCGAGTTTATGGTTAAACATTCATATGATCATAATCACGAAGTACAACAATTAGAAGTTGAGATGAATTTTTGGAATGTTTTTTATAAGTCAATGGGGGTCAAAAATATATGGGTTGATACATTTAATCATCATCTGTATCATCAACCCATCGACAATATGATTGATATACCTGATAGAGATTTAATGTCACAATTGTGTTTGAGAAATAACATGAAAAATGTTGATAACAACTATCATTATTCAAATTGGGTTGTAGACTCCAATAGAGTAGCGTTTTTAGTTGATATTGGATTGTTAAATCCAATATCACATCATCCTACAGAAAAAGCTCATATTCAGATTGCTGATTTTATTGCTCCTATGATAGAATCTAGGTTGTAAAGATTCTCGTCAAGGTATGAAAGAATACTATGCTTATGCTTATTTGAGAGAAGAACCCGTCGGGGTAACGCCTGGCTAGTATGACCCGTACGAGAGAAGTGAGTTCGTTACTCAAGGGTGGTAGTCTTCTTACCAAAAGGCCGCTAGCAATGCGATAACGGTCCCTGTCGGGAAGCGGGTGGAAGGAGTGTGTGATGCATAGAATCGCTAACCTTAGTTGAGTTAGATTCCGGATTAATCTATGTTGATACTCTATAATTACCGCCGGGGGATGCAGAGCATATTGGGGGATTGGTATACTTGGCTAACACACCTGGTTTGCAACCAGGAGCAAACGGTTCGAATCCGTTATCCTCCACCATTTTATAAAAGGAAACTGTATGAAACGTAAATCGATCGTGCGCGAACGTAACTGCTTCGTTCGTCTTGCACTGTTCCGCAAAGCAGGTTCGCATCGTAAGAGCAACAAGGCTCTGCGTCGAGCACAAAAACAAAGCCCATTAGGGGGTGAAACTTTAAGGTGAAGTAACGGACTTTTAATCCGTAAAACAGGGATCGTTCCCCTGCACCCCTACCATATAAAAGCACATTACACGGCTACCCTGCGTGGTTGCAGGCTGTTAGTGGCGCTTAACAACCAGGGCGCATATAGTGTGCTTTTATATGGTGTGTAAAACCAGTTAATAAATAAAATTATGAAAATTAAACTACCCCAAGAACTACATTGGCTCTGCCCTGTTGCAGTGCCTGACCTAATTAGATTAGGTGGAAAAATGGACGGCGGCTACATTTTGCCACGTTCAGCAGTGGACCAAGCACAGGGTCTGTTAAGTTTTGGACTAGGTGACGATTTTACATTTGATCAAGACTGGCATAATCTCAAACCTACAGATCCGATTCAGATGTATGATGCCAGTGTCACTAGAGATACCATGCGTATCAGCATCAATACGCCGGTTCGTGGACACTTGGATATTCGAGCCATGTACGATGAATTCTTTCAAGATAACGTAAAACATTGGCCAGAGTTTATTGGGCCAGAAAATTTTGTTCGGGCCCTAGACAGAATGGGCGTAGACCAGGTGTTCATCAAGATGGACATCGAAGGTGGTGAATACAGTTTGATTGAAAGCATCGTACAACATCGCGATCGCATTGTAGGCGTTGCAATGGAATGGCACAACTGTGCCAATCGTAGCAAACAATGGCACCAGGCTGTGGAGCGGTGGCAAGAGCACTATGCCATTGTACACGTACACGGCAACAATCACGTGAGCTATGACACTGATGGCGTTTTTGGATGTATGGAACTGACACACATTCGCCGAGACTTGGTGCCCGGAAATGACTTGCGTCGCGAGTCTTACATACACGGCTTAGATTATTCTAACGTGGTCGGTCTCTCTGATCTCGAATACTACTTCGACTGATCGGTGATGTAGCATAACGGTAGTGCGCCTCCTTCATACGGAGTCCGGTGGTAGTTCGACTCTACTCATCACCACCACATGCGGGATTAGTTTAATGGTCAAACGAAACCTTGCCAAGGTTTAGTCAGGAGTTCGATTCTCCTATCCCGCTCCAACAATTATTACTGGGGGTTAGCTTAGTTTGGCCTAAAGCATTGGACTTTGACTCCATGATCACTGGTTCGAATCCAGTACCCTCTGCCATTCTCGCTTTAGTATAATGGATAATACAAAGAGCTTCTACCTCTTGAATGTGAGTTCGATTCTTGCAAGCGAGACCAACACGGAGTAGTTAGTGTAAAGGTCAACACCACGGATTGTGATTCCGTTAATATGGGTTCAATTCCCATACTTCTCCCCAGCATGTGATCAATAGTGGTCTTTAAGAGTCTTGATCCAGTTGACTGCAGATTCATGATCACCAAAGTAACGCATAATTAGCCGATCATTGAAAATATCATTGACAAAAATATAAGATGTGTTATACTCACTGAGTGACAGATGCACTTGTAGATGTCCACTAACTGAAATAAAATCTTGTGTTTGCGTTTGCATACAGATATTTATATCGCAATTTAACCCAAATAAATACCCCAAAGGAAACAAATGAAAACAACATCTACATTTAAACTCAGCAAACGAACAAAAACATTGATGGCATTGTTAAAGTTTAAAGATCAACACGATCGCAACGGATTTAAAAGAGCCATGATTGACGCACAGGCAACACCTGCATCATTCTCGTCTAAAGAACGCAAGTAAGAGTATTCCCCAATAGCTCAGTCGGTAGAGTAGCAGACTGTTAATCTGTTGGTCCGTGGTTCGAGCCCACGTTGGGGAGCCAATTTAATTAAAAATAAATGAACGCTTTTTACACTGTAAACAACCAACCTTATAACAATGTATATCTTGCTTGGATAAACTCTACTGAAACTGGTCATCCAGTCAAGTTCTATCTAAACGAAGATCAATACGATAAGGTTGACTGGACTACAGAATCAACTGATTCATTTGATAATTTAATGGCGTATCGAGCCTTTGAGCTCAGGAACAAATACGAAAAATTAGTGCTATACTACAGTGGTGGGTTTGACAGCCAAACCATTTACAATGTGTTTGCCAAACATAAAATACACCTAGATGAGATAATTGTTGCTGCCGCAGAAGAATTTGCATGGTTCCCTACCAGTGCGTATGAATGGGTAAAAAAGAATCACTGGGATCCGCATACCGAAATAACGTTGCTGGATGCCCGAGCACCTAACAAACACAATCCATTTGTCAACAGCGAAGACTGGATTTTTAATAGCAAGAGAACAGAGTTAGTTAGATATTTTAATCTTCCATTTACCACAACAGAAGATGCGGTATACCAAAAGTACAGCGGGCACACTTTCAAATGCATCACAGGGTACGAAAAACCCAGACTTGTTTATAGAAACGGTCGATGGTTTAGTAGACAACTGGCAATGGTTTTAGATCAAGGGTTTAATAGGCCACATATCGAAGCGTTCTTTTTAGATACAGTGCTGGCTGTTAAACAAAGTCATGTGTTCAAGAACAATGTTAAAAAGTACATTCAACAAAATCAACTAAAGTTACACAATGGCGGGCTAGCCGAGGCCAATTATAAAAAAACCACCAAAGGATTTGAACAAATGAGTTTAGATTGCGGGCGACACCAGGAATTAAACTATGGAGTGAGTCGATCGCAGAAAGTGCTAAGTGAACGTTTAGCAGGAATTTCAAATGTAAATCTAACCGGTTCTTGGCAAGACATCGAGACAGCATCACCGGAGAGTAGATTTCTGGTTGAAGATCTAAGATCTGGACGACCTGAGGCCGCAAACTTCTTAAAAGGCGTATATAATCTATACACCCAAACAACACTAGTAAATCATTTTAAGCATAACAATCTATTTCGAACTAAACGGCAAAATATGTTATATGACTTGCCGTTTATTTGGAGCAAGGAATACGACATTGGATCGTGATTAATTTTAAAGAAAGCAACCGTGAAGAAAATTGTATCAACATTATTAACCGCACTTGTTATGAGTGTTAGTGTCTCTGTATCAGCGTTTCCTGAGAAACCTGTACAACTAATTGTTCCCACAGGAGCAGGCGGTGGACTTGATCTTATCACAAGAACTGTGGCAGAAAAACTAGACGGGATCTGGAAATCCGGTGTCGTGGTAATGAACAAACCAGGTGGGGCCGCTGCCATAGCGTCTCAACATGTCTTGTCGGCCCCGGCCGATGGCCATACAATTTTGTTCTACGCATCAACTGCCTATGCCAGTGCAAAACCGTCAACAGGATTTGATTACGAACGGCATTTCGAACCGGTATCACATTTCTATTCTCCACAATGGGTATTGGTTACCAACAGCAAAAGAAACATCAAGAATCTCAATGATCTGGCAGAACTAGGCAAACAAAAAGGACTAACATATGGTAGCACTATAACAGGAAGTCCTCTTCACATTTACGGATCATTAGCCATAGACAAGATGAAAGTCAACGGAATTTTGGTCAACTACAAAAGTATACCTCAGGTGATTGTAGATATTTTAAACAATCAACTTGACTTTGCTGTTATCAGCTACGGCAATGTTAATCAACACATCACTGCCGGAACACTAACACCGCTGTTTGTGTTTGACAACAAAAAGTCAACTGACTTTCCAGATTTGCCTAATTTAACAAGTCCCGGATTCTCTGATTACCAAAACTTAGTGGCAGGATACAGTTTCTTTATAAGAAAAGACACTCCCCGAGAAGTGCGAGATCAAGTTGTCAAGGATCTGAATCAAGCAATCAAACTGGCCATGCCTGACTTGGTTCAAAAACATCTGGTCAGCAAGTCTGGTGACTACAAATTAGATTTGCAAAATATCAAAACCATGGACCATATGTTTGAATCATTTGCAACAAAACTCGGTCAATAAATAAAAACAATGCGGATGTGGCGTAATTGGTAGCCGCACTGGATTTAGGTTCCAGCGAGTAAAATCGTGAGAGTTCGAATCTCTCCATCCGCACCAAGGTAAAATATTATGGAAAAGATAAATCTTGTTAAAGTAAAAAGGTTCATTGAAGAACAAACTCCTGAGACTAAGATTTATCTTGGGTGTGACTCAGAACGTCATCGTGTAAACGGTGTTTGGTATGCTGACTACGTGGTGGCCATTGTGGTGCATATCAACGGCAACAACGGTTGCAAACTGTTTGGAGAAGTACACCGCGAACGGGACTTTGATCAAAAAACATCGCGTCCAAGCATGCGCCTGATGAATGAAGTTTACAAAGTATCTGAACTGTATTTGAAATTGGGCGAAGTGTTGGAAAATCGTCATGTTGAGGTGCACTTAGATATCAATCCTGACGATAAATACGGGTCGAGCTGTGTGATATCACAGGCTGTTGGCTACATTAAAGGAACATGTAATGTGACGCCATCAGTTAAACCCAATGCATTTGCTGCCAGTTATGCGGCAGATCGATTTAAAGGGTTATCAACTGCTAGTTATCGTGCTAAAGTTAATGAAAAATTCTAGCATACTTTGATTTTTTATAGGAAAATATTATGATTAAAACAAAAATAGTTGTGGAAGCAGGAACCTCATTGACAAATGAGGCAAGAGATGTTCTTATATCTTTAGCATGGCCAAACGGCGTGGGTGAGTTCCCAACATTTACAACTCTCGAAAACGGTGATACAATATGGGAAAGAACATGGCCCACACTTGAGAAAGCAACTGAATATACGAACTGGGCGGCCACACAACCTGGTGTGGTATCTAGCGAAATTTTGCCATAAAACAACTGCAGGAAGCGTGGCCGAGTGGCCGATGGCACTGGATTACTAACCCAGCAGGGATCAACGTCCCTCGTGAGTTCGAATCTCACCGCTTCCGCCAATTTATCGCGGGGTACGTCAGTGGTAGACCGCCAGGCTCATAACCTGGAAGCCGGAGGTTCGAGTCCTTCCCCCGCAACCAATTATAAATAAGAGTTATTGCTGTATGAAGCAAAGAGAAAAGTGTCTTGGACGGGGGTGCGAATCCCCCCTCCTCCACCTAAATGTATTCAGTATATTTAGGTGGGGGAGCACTAGATTCGACAGGGCAACAAGTAAACAAGTGGACAGCACGGTAGGCGATGACCGTTAATCAAGCAAAAAACGTAAATGCAAACGTAAACAAAACCGTAACTGTTTCTGGTAAGAACGTCAAGTTCTCTGCTCGTACAGCCAAGGAAGCATTGGCAGTCTAAACACTGCCTAGGGTTTTTGGTAATTTATCCTCGTAACAGAATTAAATTACCTTTTATTCAAAGACAAAATCCAATGGCATGAACATTCCCTTAGACAATTTGTACCACTGGGTGCAATCGATTATACCTGTTCCGACAGCATTTTACAGATTTTATCCTCACGGTAGTAAAGATATTTCTGACCTCAGACCATTGACTGATATTGATACATTAACTGATCTTGATGCATTGACTGCTCTTGGCGCCAATGGTGTTGACGGCCTAACATATTTTATTAACATTCCAGTTGTTGCACACGACCAAGAGCCATTGCATTATAATTTTTATACAAATATTGATCCTGTGTCATTACACATTGCATTAAACGAACCCACTGTGGCCAAAATAAGTAGTCAAGCGGCGGTTGATAAAAATTTATTGTCAATACCATTGTTGTGTGGATCTCTTTATGAACAGGCAATTTTACTGCATTCTGAAAAAAATTCTGTTGACTTAGAACAGTATTCTCAAAATAATTTTTTACCAGTTTATTATTGGTGCCATGCAATTATTGCTCGTGACTGGTATAGATTTGCCGAGATAGATACTCGGCTAACAACGCAATCTCAAGTTTGTAAAAAATTCCTAATATACAATCGTGCCTGGGGCAACACTAGAGAATACAGATTAAAGTTTATAGAGTTGTTGGTCAAACATGGATTGCATGAACAAAGTAAAATCAGTATATCAAGACGGTCCGAAGGCGATCAAGGGTATCATTACCGGGACCACAAATTTAAAAATATTAATTTTGCGCTCAAAGACAGCACTGTACTAGATCTGTTTGAAGACAATCACAGTGACAGCAACGAAAGCGCACAGTACAATCATGATGATTTTAATTCAACTGCAATAAGTGTAGTTTTGGAAACTATATTTGACGACTCAAGAATTCACTTGACAGAAAAGATACTGAGACCAATTGCCTGCGGACATCCATTTGTGTTGGCAGCAGGCCCGCATAGTTTAGAATATCTAAGAAGTTACGGATTTCGAACATTTGCTCCTTGGATTGACGAAAGTTATGATCAAGAGACAAATAGTTTGTTAAGACTTGAAAAAATTATCAACAGCCTGAATAAAATTAATTCTCTTGGCGCACCGGAGTTTGATCAATTTTTACTAGAAATTAGACGCATAGCGGATTTTAACAAAAAACATTTTTTTAGCGATGCATTTCAACAACAGGTAATTGAAGAATTAAAAACAAATTTTATAGATGCATTTCGACTCGTCAAAAAACCACGTGGCATATTTCGAAGAGCGATACGAAAAAAAATATTAAAACAAGATCCAGGATCTAGTAAAAAACTTTATAATTTACATCGACGACTAATTCAGTGGTTAAGATCTCAATAAGCAGAACCTCTATTTTTGATGGATTTCGTTGACAAAAAGTCAGGGATCATGTTGCGTGACTAAATATTATATCGACAGTCTGTTGATAAAGTCGACAATCTGTTGATTTTAATTTAATCTAAAGGAAAAACTAATGAAGAAAATCTTCGCAATCTTAGCATTGACTGTATCTACTGCTGTCCTTGCACAATCAACCGTGACAATTTCTGGTCAGGTTCAATATGGTGTAGCAAGGTCTGCTGCCGGAGTTACTACCGTTGGCGCTGCCAAAGGTGACCGTAATTATTTAAACTTTAGTGCCGCTGAAGACTTAGGCGGTGGTACCAAAGTTGGTATTTTTTTACAAAATCGTTTTAGTTCCGAAACTGGTGCACAAGGGTCATATGCTAATTCATCAACTGGTGACGCCAACACTCAATTGTGGGAACAGTCTAATATTTTTGTGGATAGCAAGTTCGGCAATGTTAAATTAGGTCGTTTCTCTACTCAGTTGGTCAGCACAAACGGTGCCGGCCATTATATGCAAGACTGGTCTAAAGGTACCCATTCTGGCTTGAATTATGGTCGCAATTCTGCACAAGTGCAATACACTTCGCCTAAGATTGCTGGTGCAGAGGTATTTTTATTAAACGCCAAGGGCAGACATAACAAATATGTAGTGGTCCCTGGCAATGGTTTTGCCACTACAACCACAGCAACGTTGATGAATGATGTGAACGTCATTGGTGTTAACTATTCAGCAGGAGGATTAAAAGCTCAAGTTGCTAATATCACTGGTCTCAATGCTGAAAAGTTGCAAACTATCAACGCCGCTTACAATTTTGGATTTGCAGAAGTTGCAGTTAACCAAATGAATCAAAAAGACAATTTGACTTCTATGGCAGCTCATAAGTCAACTGAGTACGGCATTAAAGTTCCAGTTAATGCCAAGTTAGATGTGTCTTTGTCTAAGTTGTCTAACAATGTAAACATTGGTGCCAATGGTGCTGCCAACACTAAGAAGGGTGTTACAGGCGTTCGCGCAGTGTATTCTTTCAGCAAGCGTACTAAACTTGAAGCGTTTTTATCAGATACCAAGCAAGCTGTAACTGCCGCTGGTGCAGCCGATACTGCAAACATAGGTACAGCTAGTTACATTGGATTGTCACATAGTTTCTGATTTAACACAACGTAGATTTCAAACCCGCTTTAGCGGGTTTTCTTTATTGATTTTTTCTATGGCTGCCATAGAAATATATTCAGTAGAAACCATGAGAGATGGTCGATTTCTCATGTAAATAACTGTACAATATACACATGCAGAAAAACTTCTGCAAACATTTTCATTCAACACAAAGGAGATATTATGAAAACAGTTGGCGACAAATTAGCCCCATTTGCAGTCACAGGCGTTAAGCCCGGACAACCAGAAGACGCTTTCTATACCATCACTGAAACAAGTTTTGAAGGCAAGTGGAAAGTAATCGTTTACTATCCAAAAGACTTTACATTCGTTTGCCCTACAGAAATCGTAGCCTACGACAAACTAACACAAGACTTTGCTGACCGTGATGCAGTCCTGCTCACTGGTAGCACAGACAATGAGTTCTGCAAAGTAGCATGGCAAACAGCACACGCAGATCTAAAGAAGATCACCCATCACCAGTATGCTGACACACAGCGTGGTGAGTTGAGTTTGATTGAACAGTTGGGCGTGTTCTATGCTCCAGCAGGCGCCGCACTTCGTGCCACATTCATTGTTGACCCAGAGAACGTTATCCAACACGTTACTGTCAACAACTTGAACGTTGGTCGTAGCCCAGAAGAAACACTTCGTGTATTGGATGCACTACAAACTGGCGAGCTTTGTGCTTGTAACCGTACAGTTGGTGGCGAGACACTGTAATGTTAGAAACTATATGCGACACACTGGTTGAAGCATATAGACGCAACTGGATTACCAGTCGTGATGGCAATGTGAGCATTCGTCATCACGACCGTGATCACTTTTATATCACACCCAGTGGCGTTCGTAAGCAGACCATGCAACCTGACCAGTTCAAGAAGATCAAGATTGTAAGCAGTTTGGCATGGAAAGAAGAGCCTTACTCTGATATCAGTGCCAATCTCAAGCCCAGCGGAGAAATTCCTCTACATTTTGGCCTACAACGAGCAATGGGTCAGCACAGCACTGATGTTAGAGTAGTGGTTCATTTACATCCTACATACTGTGTGGCTGCTATGCACGCCGGCATTGACTTGAGCACTATAGTTGATGACTTTCCAGAACTAAGTAGATATACTCGAGTGGCCAAGAACGTAGGAGATGTACCTCCTATCAGTCAAGAGCTTGCAGACCGTTGTCATGAAAATCTCTGGCTAAGAAAAGATGGCACAATTGGTTTTGACATCGTAGGCATCAAAGGTCACGGAGTTGTGGCCATTGATACAAGCCCGTGGCGGGCATTTGAACACATTGAACGATTAGAACATATTTGTCAAATCGTATTGGCATCAGGTAAATTTTAAGGAGAAAATCATGTTTGGAACAAGTTATACAGGTGGAATTGCATATCGTTCTGCCAGCGAAATTAATTCAGCAATGGGCCGTGTGTATGGACACATGAGTCTTGCTGTGATTGTATCAATGTTTGTGAGTTACTTTGTGGGATCTAGTCCAGAGTTACTGGCATTCTTTTTTACAGGTTGGATAAAATGGATTGTGATCTTTTCACCACTTGCGGCCATCTTTGGTGTCAGCTATGTGCTAGGTAATAATCCCAGCAAAGGCGTAGCACAGTTATGCTTGCATGGATTTGCGGCCTTAATGGGCTTGAGTTTTTCCATGATCTTTGCTGTGTTCACTATGGGTAGTATTGTGTCAGCATTTATGGGTGCAGGCATCTTGTTTGCAGTAATGAGTGGCTATGGCTACTTTACCAAACAAAGTCTAGACAGCATGGGCAAGTTCATGTTTGTTGGCTTAATTGCCATCGTGATTGCCAGTATTGTTAACATCTTTATTGGCAGCACCGTGATGCAGATGGTGATCTCCGCACTGGCTATCATTATCTTTCTGGGATTAACTGCTTACGACACACAGAAGATTCGTGAAGAACTGTCAGTAGAAACCAGTGACTCGGCAGAAATTCGCGGAGCATTGACTTTGTACATGGACTTTATCAACTTGTTTATCAATCTGTTACAACTGTTTGGAGATAGAAAATAATGAGTTTCATCGACGCCGTCAAAGGTGCATTGCCAGACTACGCAAAGGACACCAAGTTAAATCTTGATGCAGTACTTTTGCGTAGTACATTAGATGCAGATGTGGCTATGGGTTGTGCCGTGGCCGCATTGGCCGCAACTGGTAACGGAAAGATCCTATCAGTAATTTTAGCAGATGCTCCGGTACACGCAGAGTCAGCAATGACTGCTGCCAGCATCATGGCACAGAACAATGTGTGGTATCCTTACATTGAAATGGCTGATGATCCTGCTCTAAAAGGACTGCCAGCACAGTTACGCATGAACGCTATTGCATCACATGGTGGAACTACCAAATCAAACTTTGAAGCATTTAGTTTGGCCGCAAGTATTGTTGGCCGGTGCCACTTCTGTGTTAAGGCACATTACGAAACACTCAAGCAAGAAGGCTACACAGTAGAACAGCTTCGTGATATTGGACGTATTGCCGCAGTGATGAATTCGGTTGCCAAAGTCCTAAACAGTTAATCTCTTCTGGTTGACAATTAACTCGATTTATTGTATAATATATACAAGTTAGAAATGCGAGTGTGGTGTAATCGGTAGCCACAGCAGACTTAAAATCTGCCGCTGTAATGGCGTGCCGGTTCGATTCCGGCCACTCGCACCAGTCTATAAATAGAAACACGCCCGATTGGCTCAGGGGTAGAGCAACCGCCTTGTAAGCGGTAGGTCGTCTGTTCGAATCAGACATTGGGCACCATTTTAAAGTTACAAAATGAAATTATACGAAGCAACAGTTAGAGGACCAGATGGTCGAGAGTTTAAGGCTCGTGTGGGTGCTGACTCTGCAGAAGAGGCTCGTAAGTTGTTGCAACAACTGCACGGTCCTAGAGCAGTTCCGTATTTGCCTCATATAATTCCCAGTTAAGTTTTTCTCGGTATGGTGAAATGGTATCACTGAACGTTTGGGACGTTCGAGCGTAGGTTCGATTCCTGCTACCGAGACCAAAGTAGAATAGAAGCCTGGATAGCTCAGGGGTAGAGCGTCTCCTTTACACGGAGAGGGTCCGCGGTTCGAAACCGTGTCCAGGTACCAAGTTAGTATGCGGGGTTAGTTTAATGGCAAAACAGCAGATTTCCAATCTTCGGTCGAGAGTTCGATTCTCTCACTCCGCTCCATTTAAAATATTGTTACATGCTTGCATTTAAAAAATCGTTAAAAATATACCTGTTTAAAGACAAGCAGTCAGTTGACATCACCATACGTGTCACAGATGCACATGCACACACGTATGCAATGTCTGCAGAACAGTTTGAATATCTACTAGATAATTGGCTTGACAACAATGGTTGTTCTTTTACGACACCTAATCAGCATTGGTTTATTCATTACAAAACCACAACGCCCAGGCCCGAAAGTGCCCCAGCAAGTTATGTAAGAATATCAGTTAATCATCAACAGTACAGAGTTGATCACAGCGACATGACGGATTTAGTAAAAGATTATTATTTTCAAAAAAATAACCAAATGTATTGGGATTAATCAAAATGCAAATATCAAGAGCCGAACAAAACGTTATAAAGTACAATCTAGAACAGTATCGACTAGATCAGACTCGTATGGACAAACAACGAGAACAAGATTACAGTAAAAAAATTGAAGAACGAAGACTTGATCAAATCATAGCAGAACGTGTGAGCAGAAATCTCCGACTAGACCTTGACAAGGGTCGACACATTGACATCGAGTGCTGACGTGCATGGATGACTCAGATCACACAAACTCCGCCAAAGGAAGAAACAGTTTTGATGTTTCAACCGGCAACACACTGGTTCATTTTTTTAACCGTAATGTAACTCCCTATGCCACTGAATCCGGTGGACCCAAGTTTGATCTAATCCCAGTTGAAAAGCAAAAGGATGTAATGATCAATCATGCTAGGATGTATGCTCAGCAAGAGTATGATCGTATCATGGAACTGGTCTCAGTACTAGAAAAACAAGCACAAGCGATCAAACGACGGCTCGATGTAACCGACGCTGTGTATGCCGCAGAGTACCATTTTCAAATTGTCATGGGCAACTGCTATTGGTTAGTGTGGCACCGACGGCATGAAAAAAATCTGTTGGTGCTCAATGGTCCCAAGGACTGGAGCACCGGTACTCCAGAAGATTATCAGTACATAATGCAGGTCAAGTACATGGGTGATCACACCTGGCAAGAAGTAATACTTTCTGCTGATTGACCAAATATACCCAAAATGTTATAATATTACATTAAAGAAAGGAGCACACAATGCCAGCAGTATTTTTAACCAGCGACACACACTTTGGTCATGCCGGCGTGTGCCGATTCACAGAAGCAGACGGGATCACAAAGATTCGGCCATGGACTGATCCAGATGAAATGGATGAGGAAATGGTAAAGCGTTGGAACGATCGTGTTCGGCCAAACGACAAGGTGTACCATTTAGGCGATGTTGTTATTAACCGCAAGAGTTTAAAAACATTGGCTAGATTGAATGGCGACAAGGTGTTGATCCGCGGCAACCATGACATCTTTCCTGATGTTGAATACCGCGAATACTTCCGAGAATTACGTGCATACCATGTGATGAACGGAATGATCTTGAGTCATATCCCGGTGCACGAAGCATCGTTAGGTCGTTTTGGTACCAACATTCACGGACACTTGCACGCCAGTCGTGTGAAGAAAGCTCGCGGAGTTGATGCTAAAACTGGTACTGTATTGTATAGTGATGACATCGATCCTCGTTACCATTGTGTCTGCGTGGAACAGACCGACTTTGCCCCTATCTTGTTTGAAGACGTTATCAAACGCATAGAAGCAGAAGGCGGTGCGGTAGGCTTTAAAAACGGCAACGGACCCACAATGTAGTGTTGCGTAAAAACAACACTACATTCTGCTTAAAAAATAGACACTTTTAGCCTGGTTGACCCATAATTCCCATTTTGCTATAATACTTGTATAGTAACTAAAAGGAGCCAACTATGCATACATACACAAAACAAGAACGCCTTAGCGATATCGACACTAACGACATTGGTGAACACATTGAAGACTTTGGCGACGAAACGCTAAACAAGGCGTTTGGTAAGTTCTGCATTATGGATGACGAAATGTCCTTCCACAAAGTGCTGACAGACGAGATGGGCTACGATGATGACGAGGTAGACTCCAGCCATGTAGACATTGTGCAAAAAACAGTGGAAGAAACTCTTAAACAAGTTAACCTTGTGTTTAAGAACTTGGGCATTGCTTTGGAGTTTAAAGAAGCAGACATGGTAGAGTACACTGCCTACATGCTCACAGGCAAAGGCGACACAGAAGAAGACATGGGTGTACGCATCCGCAGGCTGGTTGACGGAAAAACAGTTTAACAGTATAATACATACATTAGCAACAAGGAAGCACTATGTCAGATACCCGTACCGTTACCTCTACGCAGGCTCGCAAGAGTTTGTTAAAAGCATTTAAAGTTAAACGCCCGCTGTTCCTTTGGGGTCCTCCCGGTATCGGTAAATCCGAACTGGTAGAGGAACTTGCAAACGAGCTAGGTGGCATTATGTACGACTGCCGACTGGGACAGATGGAGCCCACAGACATTCGAGGCATTCCTTTTTACAATAAAGAAATTGGCAAGATGGACTGGGCACCGCCCATCGACCTGCCCGACGAGGAAACTGCCAGCCAGTATCCTATTGTAGTGCTGTTCTTGGACGAGATGAACAGTGCCGCAGGCAACGTACAGGCAGCCGCTTACCAACTTATTTTGAATCGTCGTGTAGGCAAGTATAAACTGCCGGACAATGTTGTTATGGTGGCCGCCGGCAACAGAGAAAGCGACAAAGGCGTTACCTATCGTATGCCTACTCCGCTTGCCAATCGTTTCATCCACCAAGAGATGAAGGTGGACTTTGCCAGTTACCAGGCCTGGGCTGTTCAACACAACATCCACAAAGATGTTGTGGGTTATTTGAGTTTTGCCAAACAGGACCTGTACGACTTTGACGCTAAGAGTGCCAGCCGTGCCTTTGCTACTCCACGCTCATGGACCTTTGTGAGCCAGTTGTTGGATGACGAGGACACAGACAACGATACTTTGACCAACTTAATTGCTGGTACAATTGGCGAAGGCCTTGCTGTTAAGTTTATGGCTCATCGTAAGATTAGTTCTAAACTGCCCAAGCCCGAGGATATCTTAAGCGGCAAGGTAACCGACCTGTCTGTTAAAGAAGTCAGTGCCATGTACAGTTTGGTTATCTCCATGTGCTACGAGCTCAAAGATGCAGTGGCTCGTAAAGTGCCAGATAAAGAGTTCCATAACATGTCCGACAACTTTCTTGGCTACATGATGAAGAACTTTGAGACAGAACTAGTTGTTATGGGTGCTCGTATTGCTCTTACCACATACGACTTGCCATTCCAACCTACCAAGCTAAAGAACTTTGACGAGTTCCACCAAAAGTACGGCAAGTACATTTTGCAGGCTAGAGCGTAAACAAGGAAGCGGTAGAGATACCGCTTCTTTATTATGAAATACAAAATTACTAGACTCGACAAGCGGTACAGTCAAAAAGAATATTTTCAGTACATGATTGAATTCTCAAAGGCACACTGGAAAGGCACAGGTGTGTTAGATTTTGATCATGGTCGGAAATGGTTTAATAAGACATTCGGATGGAGCCAAGATGTTGAAACCCGTGTTGCCATGATCAAAAGCGGTAGTGCCAATCCCCTGCTGTTTGAGCCGGATGACGTCAATCCTTTGTGGGCATACAGTGCTCGGTACAATGATTATAGAATCTATGTGGCCACAGACAAAGAACTAAATTGGTTTATGTTGAGTCATCCTAACACTGTTTGAGCTTGACGAATAATGCATATTCTGCTATAATACATACATAAGCAACAAAAGGAATGTTATGAGCGCCAAAAAAGGTACTACCGCAGATTCTAAAGAAAACGACAAGTTTAAAGATCTCGTAGGTAAAATGGATCCTAAACTGGATCGAGAAGTACGAGAAATTTTGACCACTGCCCGTGTGGGCCTGTTGCTTAAGGCCAGTTTCTTTGGTAACTTGGCAACTCGGTTGAAGCTTGTCAACGCAGACGAATGGTGCCCTACTGCCGCAACAGATGGCCGTAATTTTTATTATAATTGCAAGTTTATTAAACTGCTGAAGCCCAAAGAAGTAGAGTTCCTGTTTGGGCACGAGGTGTTGCATTGTGTGTATGACCACTTTGGACGCAGAGGTGAGCGGGATCCCATGTTGTGGAATATTGCAGACGACTATTGTGTGAACGGGGACTTGAAGAAGCACGGTGTCGGCGAGTTCATTACCAGTGTTCCTTGCTTGTACGACAAAAAGTATGAAGGCCTATGTGCCGAGGAAGTGTACGATATCTTGTATGAAAAAGCAGACAAAATCGACATTGGCAAATTGATGGAACAGATGATTGACGAGCACTTGGATGGTGAGGGTGATGACGACAGTGGCGGCTCTGGTGAGGAAGGCGAAGAAGGCGACAAAAAAGGCAAGGGTCGTCCCAAGTTAAGTGCCGAGGATCGTCAGCAAATTAAAGACGAGATTAAAGAAGCTATGTTGTCGGCTGTGGCCGCAGACGCAGATGGCGCAGGTAACTTGCCCGCAGGTGTTCGTCGTATCTTAAAGGACTTGACTGAGCCCAAAATGAACTGGCGCGAACTGCTCCGTATGCAGTTAGAAAGCACTATTAAGAGTGACTACACCTGGATGCGAACCGGCCGTAAAGGTTGGGACATGGATGCTATTATGCCTGGTATGAAGCTGGAGCCCATGATCGATATTGCAGTGGCAATCGACACATCGGGTTCTATTGGCGAGGCCATGTTAAAGGACTTCTTAAGTGAGATCCAAGGCATTATGGAATCGTTCCCTGCGTATAAAATCCATGTGGTTAGTTTTGATACAGAAACTTACAATCCTGTGCAATACGATTCAGACAATTTGGACACTATCTGCGACTACGAGCCAGCAGGTGGCGGCGGCACAGATTTCGATTGTGTGTACCAGTATTTAAAACACAACGAGATTGAGCCCAAGCGACTGGTCATGTTCACAGACGGATACCCATATGGTAGCTGGGGCGACGAGAACTATACAGAAACTGTGTTCATCTTGCATGGTACCAGATCTATTGTTCCACCATTCGGTCAATATGCCTACTATGGTGAAGATGAAGAGGCATAATAAAATGGGATTCTTCAGTTGGCGTTGTGCCAAATCAGACAAGCCTGTAATGGCAGAGGTTGCAGTAAGAAACACACCTTGGGCATTTGCTTCGGGTGTTGTTGTGCTGTTTAAGAACGGCGATCGTGTACGTGGCACCTATGACGGCTACGGCCGAGTTGACGAATTTGAACTAATTGATTATCCTGAAGAACGATGGCGTATGGTCATTGAGAAATTTTACGACGGAGAAACATTTGAACAACTGGCACAGAACAAATACGATCAAGGACAAGGTTTCTTTTATAATGATGGAGACCTGGAACAAGAATTTGGAGTTAAATAATGAAACAAAAACTACACGATCTTGCATTGCAGGCAGGATTAAAAATAGACAACTTACCCGACGATGTGTATATTCCATTGGAAAAATTTGCAGAATTGTTAATTGAAGAATGCATTCAAGTTGTAGATGCAACACCTATGCATTGTGCCATGACCACATTCCAACAAGGCATTGTTAAATGCACAATTAGTGAAAGTGTAAAAACATTAAAAGAGCATTTTGAATAATGGGCTACGCCGAATACTTTGCCAACAAAAACAAAGATGCTCCAGGGTCAAAGTTTGATCTTGGATCCAGAGTATTTGGACGTTTTGCTGGAGTGCCATTTATCGGTACTGTAGTAAGAGAACAGGAAAAACGTGTGTTGGTGCATGCTGATCTTCCGGTAAAAGTCAAACAAGACATTCACAATGTCATGTGGGTTCCAACAAAAGATGTAAAGCAATTGGTAGAATTTTAATCTAGTTTAGGATGATCAATTTGTCCTAAGTGACCAGTTTTGAGTGTAATCCACAGTAAAAAACTTTTGCACTGCACATTTTTTTATTAAATATCTATATGGAAAACAAAGAAATTACTATCGCCGATTTAAATCTGTTAAAAGATATCGTTGACTTAGCAAGCACACGCGGTGCCTTCCGTGCCGCAGAAATGAAGGAGATTGGAGAAGTTTACAACAAACTAACCAGTTTCCTTGAAGCAGTAGTAGCACAAGCCAAGGCCCAGGAAGAATCTGCGGCCAGTAACACACAAGGAGAGTAACAATGGCATTTATGAAACACGTTGGTAAACACGGTGACCGTAAGGTCTGCATTTTGTTCCGTCAGGTACCCGGAGAAGATCACATGAGTCTAGTTGTCTATCCCGAAACGCTACAGGCACACTGGCAAGATTCTGTGCAAAAGGTATTGGAAAGTACAATTGGTCAATCAGCAGAAGAATTTGCCGATGCGCTACATCGCAGTTACTTCCCAGATGGTCGTCCTATCTTGGAAACTCTGCACCAAGAGCGCATGATCAAGAAGGTACGTTCTAGTGACATCATTGTTACACCTTCCGGCGATGCAAGAATTCGCCTAGATGAACTCAACAAGATGTTGAATGAAATGAAGCAAGGCGAAGAAGCCATCAAGCGTATGGCACAAAATGATGCCAGCCGCGGAATGGTAGCGCCAGAAGTCAAACGCAAAGCAGAAGCAGAATACAAAGCCGGACAGGCTGCCAAGTCAGCACCTGGTTATGTTGCTCCTCCAGTACTGCGAGCCGGTGAAGGTGGTGCGTTGACTGATCGCGACATTGCTGCCAACATGTTGTCACAAGCACAGGTAATGGAAGCAAATGCCAAGTCAATGATCGCAGAAGCGGCACGTATGAAGAAAGATGCTGAACGCATGGATCCCACAGTTAGTCGCCCAAGCAAAAGCAAACCAGTAGCAACCGAGCCGGCTGTGCCTGCAAAACGCACACGTGGCCCTAACAAAGTTAAGACTGCTGTTGCCGATGGAACACAATAAAGACTTCCTGACTGCTTGGGAACACATTATTGCCGACGTATCCAAAACTGATGTACCGTTAGAATGTATCAAGAAAGTAATTCTTAAATTTCACGGCGGTCGTCAGAAGACGTTTAACTTGTCTACACTGCAAAAGCAAGGTATGAGTGTGGATGAGATTGAGGTGATGTTGACTCGTACCCTTGCAGAATTAGATGACGAAATTCGCGACATAGACTTTGTGGTAGATGTTGGTGCTGTGGCCAATCTTGTTCAACCCGAAACTAATAAAATTCTAAATGGGTTATAAATATTTGTATGCGAAATATTGATACCAGAGTTATTGATAATTTTCTGTCTGACAAAGAAGTTGAAACAATTGAAAAATTTGTTATGACTACAGTTGATCCGGTCGATAGTTATCACGAAGGCGATCATCCTCGTGGTAAACCTGGTGAAAAATATTTGTACGCTAATTATTACAATTTTGATTTCTACAATCAAGATAACAAAATAATTCATGACATTTTAGCACCAAAGTTTGCCGAGCACTTTGGTGCTGATTTGTTTATGCAACAGATTCACATATTCAATTCAGTAAATCCTTACAACATACACACTGATTACGATCATTCAAATTTAAGAGCAAATCCAGTTGATTCAGATCCTGCATGGACTTTCATTATCCCATTGGATACATTTGATAGCAATACTATTGTGTTTGAACAGGAAAGCGAAAACAATATTCCGCAAGACTACATGGATGCACATCCATTGAAACAACCTGGCAAGTATCACATCACTGAAGAAACCCGACAAAAATATTTTTCACATATCCCAATGGGAGATTTCCAATGGTTCAGTATTGAAAAGATTTTTCCTTGGACCAAGGGATCATTATTTGCCGCAAGCCGCAAAAAATTTCACACCAGTGACAACTTTCTGGCCAATGGACTTAAATACAAAAGAGCCATTGTTTCCTGGACAACTTTACCAAAACAAAAATGAAAATTCAACTCGTATCGTACAGTCAGCCGACTACGGAGTTTGCTGACCAGGGTGTTGCAGATGCGCAAGAACTAATTGCGTATTGCGCCCGTGTCAGCAATCCTGCCAATCAGTTAAACACAGAAACAAGCGAACGACTAATCAAGTATCTAGTTCGACACCAACATTGGAGCCCACTGGAAATGGTTTCGGCCTGTATGGAAATTACAACCACACGTGATATTGCAAGACAGATCTTACGTCATCGTAGTTTTAGTTTTCAAGAGTTCTCTCAGCGTTATGCTGATCCTACACAAGAACTCGACGAAGCGTTCGTTCTGCGTGAAGCACGATTCCAAGACACACGGAATCGTCAGAACAGTGTAGAACTAGATCTGTCAGATGAACAGCAACGGTTAATTGCATTTGAATGGGAACGTGCTCAGCGGCGTGTGCTGTTTAGTGTCAAACAAGAATACTCTTGGGCAATTAAAAATGGCATTGCCAAAGAACAGGCCCGTGCTGTTCTACCAGAAGGCCTTACCATTAGCCGTATGTACATGAATGGTACACTACGTTCATGGATTCATTACATTGAACTACGTGCGGCCAATGGCACACAAAAAGAGCACATGGAAATTGCAAGAGCTTGCGCTCTAGCCATTACAGCAATCTTTCCAATGGCAGCCGACTTGGTTGCTAAAAACTAATCCTCATGCTATACTAGTGTATGGCAATAACAAGCACTTATCCAGACGAATACAAACACTGGCAACCTGAACAGGTCAAAATTATCAATGACCGGGCCGTAAAGTTTCGTGACGTGTGTGTTCATGAGATACGCATGGGTGATGTAGAAGATCCTGACATCATGGTAGCCGATCCCATATGGAAATGGCAGCAAAGCGATGCTGGTAAATTTATCATGGAACATGCTGTGGAGAAACCTTACTGGACTCGCCAAGCAGATATGTCTAGTTACGGACACCTGTATCGTATCATGGCCAGACTTAGCGAACAACACGAAACTTTTTGGACACTAAAATGGAGTTTAAAGAAAACATGAAATTCACGGTACTTGACGACTTGTCGTTGACTTCCAAGATATTGCTGTGTATATTGTGTGGTATCGGATGTTGTTGGGGGTTTGTTAATAATACCTTGCTGTTGGTATTTGCTAGCAAAGTCGGATTTCCAATGGCAGTTGTAATTTGTGCTGTTAGAAACAACATAAAAAATTTAATACATTTAATTCTATACGTGTCAATTTTGATTGTAGTCGGATGGTTGTATTTTTATCAGTTTCCGGTTGTGTTGGCCACAGAGCTCACTAAAAATTTTGTGCCATCAACAACAGATTTTATAATAGCCATTGGACTTGGAATGGCATTAAATTACTTTTGGGATCATGCAACCCGTATCAACATCATTGTTATGATTGCAGGAATGTCTAGCTTATTGCCTGCTTGTATTATGGCCGGTTACTGGATTAGCTACGCACAATGGGATAATATGACGGATAGTTTACTACTATGGGCAGAGTATGCTATAGGAATGTTCATTGGATCAATTATAATAGGAAAAATATATGAGTGAGAATCAAATGTTAGCTGGCACAGTTGTGTGGGCAGTATTGATATTAATCAGCTACAAACATATCACATTTGTCAAGATTAAAGAATGTTATGGCATGTGGTTTACAAAAGAATATTGGACTGACTATAATACTGTAGAGTTTTTAAGTTGGGCGGCAAAAGCTACCATTATTGTTCCTGGCTTGATCTTTGGCATTACTATTTGGTGGTTGTATTTCTTTACACTAGCAACAAGTCTAACACTTATTTGGGCTAGCAATAAAAAAGCATTGCCAACTTTGGTAGGGTTTAATACAATTTGGGTCTGGATTAGTTGCATGGTACTTGCACAACATCTAATATAATAAGGAAAGAAATGAAGATATTAGTAACAGGCGGCCTGGGTCTTATTGGTCACAACGTGGTACAACGTTTACAAGCTCGAGGAGACAATGTTGTAATTGTGGATACAAAAACCAACTATGGTATTATTCCACAATCAGAAATTGACTATTTAATGCACGAGCGTATGAAAAAACTTGCGCCAGACACCAAAATTTATCCATACGATATTACCGATGCCAGTGACATGGACTTTGTTATGGCTGAGCACAAGCCAGAAGTAGTAATACACATGGCAAGTTTCCCCCGACAAAAGGTTGTAAATGCCAATCCAGCTTGGGGTGCTAGAGTTATGATGGAGGGGTTGATTAACATTTGTGAGAGTGCCAAAACTCACAATGTAGAACGTGTGGTATACATCTCAAGTTCAATGGTGTATGGCGACTTTGAAGATCAAGTTGAAGAGGACTACAATTGCCGACCCATTGGCCAATACGGCATCTTAAAATTAACAGGAGAAGACATTGTCAAAGACTACCATCGTCGCGGCGCTTTTGATTACGCTATTATTAGGCCTAGTGCTGTATACGGCCCCTTGGATGTGGAGGACCGAGTTGTTGCAAAATTTATGCTCACAGCAATGCGAGGCAGCGTTCTCCGAGTTAATGGGGCAGGGGAGACGTTAGACTTTACCTATGTAGATGACGCGGCCGACGGCATTGTGTCTGCCGCAACTCGTATCATGAGTAAAAATATGACCTACAACATCACCAAATCACATTCAGTGAGTTTGTTAGAAGCCGCAGAAATGATTGTTAAAATTGTTGGCAAAGGAACAATAGAATGTCGTGACAAGGATGCGGACTTTCCCAGTCGAGGTGCATTAAATATCACGAAGGCAAGGACTGTGCTTGGATATGATCCTCGAGTAGATGTAGAAGAGGGATTCCAAAATTACTACAAGTGGCTGAGCGAATCTTCCTACTGGCAAACTACTTTTTAAAGATAAACAAAATGAATGACTTAGAAACTGCATTGAAAAATCATGACTGGAGTCTTGATGGATACAAGACCAGGCATAGTCTAGACCTCTTGATGAAAGAGAATCCAGAGCAAGCAACTGTATTGTGGGAACAGTATTGCCCGTGGAGCAATGCCAATGGTGGGTATATTGCCTGGGCAAAGAATGCATGAATACTGGACTTACAATCCCGTTTACTGGTTTAAAAAAACAGTATAACAATCTCCGCACAGAAATTCTAGATGTGACTGACGAAGTTCTTCGCAGTGGTCAACTCATGAACGGCAACAACACTGTGGAGTTTGAAGCATGGCTTGCTCGAAAGAATCATGTGCGTTATGCTGTAACTTGCCATTCAGGCACACATGCACTTGAAATCTTAGCCAATTACTGGGCCATGGAATCTCCTGTGCCGCATCCTCCCACTGTGTTGATCCCTGCAATGACCTATGTGGCCACTGCCAATGCATTCGTACGTGCAGGCTGGGATATACACATCATTGATACAGATGCGCAGGGTTTATTAAACACTAATTCAATACCAACAGGGTTAAGTTATCAGGCAATTGTAATGGTTGGATTGTACGGTGCCGCAGTTACGCATCACGGTGATGTTCGCGCCTGGCATCAATGGGTACAACATGATACTCTTATAATCGAAGATGCCGCACAACATTGGTTATCGGCTGACTGCACAAGAATAGGCAAAGGTGGTGCGGCAATTAGTTTTGATCCTATGAAAAACTTGGCTTGTTATGGCAATGGTGGTGCCGTTGTTACAGACAATTTGGATCTAGCAGAATATGCCCGAGCATGGCGAGACAATGGTAAACCTACACATCGAAATCCAGGTACCAACAGTCGTATGAGCGAACTGGACTGTGCGCACATGTTGGTTAAATCTCGACATATTGATTATTGGCAAGCACGTAGACAAAAGATTGCAGATCATTGGCGTGATCGTTTTAAACATACAGACATACGGTGTTTGATTAACGATACCAATGCACACAATCATGCTGTTCATAAGTTTGTTATAGATGTTGATGGACGTGATACGCTACGAGCAAATCTTGCACTGCGCAAGATTGATACACGAGTACATTATATAAACCCATTGCACGAACTACCGTTGTATAGAGCATATCCTGGCCCAGACATGTTGGCCGCAAGTTCTAGTCTTGCTCGTCGTGTACTAAGTCTGCCTATCTATCCCGAACTAACAGACTTAGAAGTTGAATACATCAGCGATCAGGTTGTAAACTGCGTCGCATAAACGCATAACTGGCCAACCAAGTCCACTCGTAACTTTTCTTTAGAGCCGCAAAGTCGCCGCCTACTTCGTCGTAGTACTCTACTGCATCTTCGGCGCCCCACTGACTCCATTCTGCATTTGGAACTTCGCCAGCATTACTGAGCCACATACGGAGTCGGTATTCACTTTCTACATCTGGCAGACTGGCCTTTAATTTAAGCACTTCACGGAATGCAGTGCGCCAAGCTGTCCAAGGTGTTTCATTATAATTAGCTACACCACTGAGCACGGGCACAACTTCATGCGGTTGATCCAGTGTAAAGTCTAATCCTGCTCCAACGTTCTCCAACACCATTTTCTTATTGTATGCAATCATAGCTTGGTGACCATATGTCAATCCATTCACAGGATTGTATGCGTGAAAGATGTAGTGCTTGGCCTGTTGCATACGATCAGGTTGCCATGTCCAGTCAAACTTGGGATCAACTTCTAGCTTGGCAAACACAGCAAAGAACCAAGGTGTTGTGCTTGACCTGGCGGCTGCTTGGTATGCTGCCACTCGACCGTTTACGCCTGTAGAATGATGTATGTGATTGCAGTCAAGCCCGTCTCTTTGTACTGATCGATATAACTGTTGTTCATGAAAACCAGCATACTTTTCGCCATTGCTTATAAACACAATGTCCAACGGATGTTCTTTGCCCATGCGTTGTGTTTTATTAATGTACGGGTAATCATATAACTGTGTACGAATATCACCTACTGCCACTCGCGGAACAATCACACTGGCAGCACCTTTACTCAATGGCACAATAGTTTTGGTTTCAGTGCGCCACAGCGGAACTGTGACTACATTATCCGACACACAATCAGTTGTGGTAAATGTGGCCAATGGACCTGACCATGTTGCGTTCTTGACTGCATCTACATGACTGTCTTCTGTGTGCTGTATCACAGGCATGGGTCTGCGTGAAACACGAATCCGTGGCACATAGTTTACGCTGTACCATTCCAACAGGGCTTTCTTCTCTGCACGAGCCGCAAATGTAGGAACGTGCATGTAGAATGTATCTCCAAACTTTTGTTCATTGGAGGCAAATACATGTAGCATAGTGCTTTGCCATTTTTCCGGGTGCCACGAAAAGTCAAAGTCAGTGTAGTCACAAATACTGCTACATACCCATACAAACTCATGCTCACCAACTAGACTTTTGGCTAAACGTACAAGTGTATCCCTATAGTTGTCAAAGTAACGTATGCGTTTGACGGTATCGGGAATGTTACCTGCACTACCATCCAAGTGATCAATCTCCACAATAGGAACTGTGGTAGTTTCAATTTTGATTTCTACATGCTCAAGGTACTTGATTTCAGTTGCACCAGGCACATGATACTGTGGGCCGCCGGTTTTTTGCCACTGTGTAGCAAACTGATAGATGTAGGCAGGTTCACCAGGATCAGGAACCCAAGAGAAGTCCACGTGTTCTTCACGCACACCCTCAGGTAGCACCCACATTGTTTTGTTGGGCAGTAGTGTGGCTCGAGGGTAGTCCATGTACTTGATGGGCAAGTCTTGATCCGCAGGCTCGGAACAGTAACGCAACACGGGCATTTTCTCTGCAGGCCAGTGTTGGTTGCCAAACACATATATCATAGGCGGCTCACCAGGATCGGGTCGCCAAGATCGATCAAACTCATAGTCATGATGTGTAATAGTGTCCCAGTGTAGGTGTGTTTCTAACAGTTGAGCACGTGGATAATCCATGTACTTGCGTTCAGTTGCGCCAGGAACTGTGTATGTGACAGTAGGCATAATTTCAGCAGACCAATGCTGATTGCCAAACACATACGTGTAAGGAGGATCACCTGGATCTGGTATCCAGGAATAATTCCAATCACAATCTTCTACTGTGTGCCATTTATTATTGCGGTGCTGTGGCAGTTTAGCTCGAGGGTATTCTACATATTTGCGTTCAGTGGCACTGCCCACTTGATATTCCACTGTGGGCATGATCTCTGCTGTGTGCCATTCATTGCCGAACACATATATGTAATCTGGATCTGTAGGATTGGGTCTCCAGGAATAATCAAAGTCAGCAATATCGTGCAACACATCAAAGTCTGCAGGACTGGATGCTACAGTGGCCACAATGTCATCTACATACTTGTGTTCTGTTGCTCCGGGTACTGTATAAATTATCGTGGGCTCTAGTACACCAGGGTTCCACTGATTGCCAAACACATACACATAAGGAGGATCAAACGGATTAGGTTCCCACGAATAATCAAACTTGCTCACTGCTAGATTATGTGCAAATAACTGCGGCAGCGGTAGTCTAGTTGTTTTTAGATCCATGTACTTGCGTTCAGTCGCTCCAGGTACAACATACTCTACACTGGCCTTGTATTCAGGAAAGTTCCACTGATTACCAAACACGTAGATGTAAGGAGGCTCTGCCGGATCAGGATGCCAGGACCAATCCCATGACTCTTGATCTATTGCTTCGTGTATTTTCCATGAATCTTCATTGTTGATTCTTTGCAATACTACATCGGTGTGATAGTTTGTATCTGTGTAGCCTACTGTAGGCACAAGATATGTGCCCGAATCTGGTTGGTGTTGACTTGCCCAGGCATGTCGCTGGTGTGCTTGCCAAGGCACTGGCTCCCAAAGAAAATCAAAGCCAGAGTAGTCCGATAAGTAATTTACAAACCAAAAGAACCGTGTACGACTCTGCTGTTGTGCTTGTTCAATGGTATCTACTGCCTGCTCATGCGCAAACAAATTGGGCTTTTTTCCAGAATAAAATACATCAAACATGATAAGAATAGACGAGATTTATAATAATACTTTTTGGCCTTGGATAGAAAAAAATCTACCAGGTACGAGATTGTTTTTTTGTGATCCGCCGGGCCAAACCGACCCGGATGCTTTATTTAACTTGGGCAGTGATGACATCATAGAAACTGACTACGTGTGGATGCACGATCAAGAGCCGTGCTGGACGGAAGAATATCGGCCATTGTTTGATGATGTAGCAAGACGGAATATAGATTTGTGGTGGCATCAACATAATCAAGTAAAGCCAACCCAATTTGGTCATGTTGTTGTAAGTGAACATGGCGAGTATGTTGAACGTCTATGTGAAACATACGGATGGAAAAGTCACTATTATTTTTACCACGGCTGGGCCTGTCAAGACTGGTTCCGCGGTTATGACAAGTCATTCTTAATTCCTCGAGCAAGAGATCGTGCGCCCACACGGACTTTTATGAGTCCCAATCGTATTGTAGGTGGCAAGCGTGATCATCGTGTGTTGTTTTTGTATAATGTATTCAAACAAGGTTTAGAACACAATCATATCAGTGTGCCACGAGTATGCCAATACGAAAATGTTGATATAAGTGTTGTGGCCAACAAGTATTGTAACACATATCCAGATATTTCGCAAGTGTTTGAACATGCTGCCTTGCCAAGATTGTTTGCAGGAGAAGAATCACAACAGATGACCAGTTGCTGGCTAGGTAACTATGCAGAAGCACAAGACAGTTTGGTATATGTTCCTACCGAAACTGTATACTTTGGACGCAGAACACACATAACAGAAAAAACATTTAAAGCTATTGCATTAGAAATGCCATTTGTATTGGTTGCACCTGCCCACAGCTTAGAGTATATGCGCAGTTACGGATTTAAAACTTTTGATGACATATTTGATGAAAGCTATGATGCCGAAACCGACGACGTGCTACGTGTGGAAAAGGTCGCTCGATTACTAAAAGATCTAGACAATCAAAGTGCAAGAGAGCGCCAATCAATACATCGTGCGTGTTTACCTCTCGTGGAACACAACTTCCGCCATTTTTACAGGGGTGGCCTGACAAACGTATTATGGCCAGAACTAACTAGCATGCTCCATGGACTACGCAAATAACTTTGTTGCTGACCGCGTAGTTCGTAACAAAGCATATCCTGCACTAGCACGGTGGCAGGCACAACCTTACACTGCAGAATGGCGTGAATTTGTACAGCATTGGCCCAATACAGTTCCTGCTGAGTTGTACGAACATTTCAACACACACGGCATCAAGTATAAGTTATCTGATCTTAGCAATCTTACAAGTGGTGCTTACTACACAGTAGGACTAGGCTTTTTTAACTTTGATGTTGATTACTTTGCTTTAATGACTGAGGTGGTACGACGTCAGTTGCGTCGAGAAGAACTAACTGTGCTGTTTTACTATCACGAAGGTGACAATCCATTCCGTATCAAAGATCGACTAGACGAACTGTGTCAAAATCATTTGCTGCCACCCAACTGCTACCGGTTTGTCAGTGGCAATACAGCAGCCAATGGCATTCCAGGCTTTGTGTATTTTCCAGATCACGAACTTCTATACTGGCATCGCAATCAACAAATACCCCCAACACCTGTACACACCAATCGACGATTGCGTGACTTTACAGTACTAAGCAGAACACACAAATGGTGGAGGGCCACTGTGATGACAGACCTACACCGTGAGGGATTACTAGACAACAGTTACTGGAGTTACGGAACTGACATTGTGACAGATGAAGCCGAAACTGACAATCCCATTGAGGTTGATACTCTTGAAATTCGAGAAGACATCAAACAGTTTTTAAGCAACGGTCCATACACATGCGATGCACTCACACACGAACAACACAACGATCATCACCTAATAGAAACCAATCATTTTACAGATAGTTACTGTAATATAGTATTAGAAACACACTTTGATGCAGACGGATCAGGTGGTGCGTTTTTAACTGAAAAAACATTCAAAGCAATCAAACACGGACAACCTTTTGTTGTAGTAGGATGCCCTGGATCCTTGTCTGCATTGCGAGACCTAGGTTATCGTACATTTGATCATGTCGTAGACAACAGTTACGATACAATACAAGATAATACTGAACGTTGGATTGCTGTGCGTAAAACAATTGCACAACTAAAGTCGCAAGACTTGCACACCTGGTTTGAATCTTGCCGATCAGATGTTGAACACAACCAACAGTTATTTTGTAGCTCAAAAGCCCACAGATTAAATACTCTATTAGAAAGAATACACAATGATTAATTCCTACACCAGTTGGCAACCCTTAGAAGAAGTTATTGTGGGTCGTGCTTACAGTCCAGATTATTTTGACTTTATTGACAATCCGCAGGTGCGCAATCAACTACAACAAATTCTAGCCGAGACTGAGGAAGATTTAAACAACCTGCAAAAGACCATCGAAACCTATGGTGCTCGTGTACGTCGTCCCAACTTACCACCCAAGGATCAATTTGTGTGGTGGCAAACAGAAAACGGTGGTGCACCTTTGCCTCCGTTGACTCCACGTGATTGGCAAATTAGTCTGGGACAAAAGTTACTGCGTGTGTTACCAATGGAAGAACTGGACGACATTTGTGCAGAATATGCAGACCAAGTGATCAGTCCACATAACGGTCGGTGGGATGCTGACTGCATTCTTAACCAAGCAAGTGCTAGTTGTATTGTGCGTGTAGGGCGTGACGTATTCTTTGACAACAGTGATTATCTAAAGCCAGAACAAACACGTTGGATTGTGGACAACTGCTTGGGCCCAGAGTATCGTATACACGAAGCAGTAACAGACGGCCACGGCGATGCTGTGTTTGCTATTCTCAAGCCCGGTGTTATTTTGTCTAGCAAGCACGATGTCAACTTAGATCTTGCCAAGGACTTTCCAGGATGGGAAGTGCTAAAGATTTGGGATAGCAGTATCTGGGCAGCCATGGAAATAGGCAAGTTCAAGTACGAACAAAGCCCTGGAGCATGGTATGTGCAAGGACAAACCCCCACACAGGAGTTTACAAAGTTTGTTGACACATACTTGAACAAATGGACCGGCTTTGTTGCCGAAACAGTGTTTGATGTCAATTGTTTAGTGCTGGACGAAGAAAATGTTATCTTCAGTGCGTACAACAGAGATGTGTTTGATTTCTGTAAACGGCATCGTATCAATCCAATTATTAGTGAACTGCGTCATAGTTACTTCTGGGATGGTGGCATCAGTTGCTGTACACAGGACTTGACACGCCGAGGCGGCTTAGAAACATATCTATAATGTTTGTCATTCCAATTGCTAACCGGCACTCCTACAATTCAATACCGCGCAATGCAGATTTAAAATTAACAATTGACAATCACTGCAATGCACCCAGTCGCCAATTGGTTATAGACTGGAAAGGTGATTGTTTTGTATGTGGATGCGAAGCATGGTTGCCAATCAGTGTAGGACAAATTTCAGACTTTGATTCATTGGCCAGTGTATGGAACAGCAAGTCAGCATTGGCATTACAAGCCGACATTGATTCTGGTGCTTATACACATTGTGCTGTTGATCGATGTGGTGTGGTACACTCTAGCAAAATAGATACAACACACGTGGTCAGCATCAACGTTGACGAAAGTTGTAATCTACGTTGCCCAAGTTGCAGGCCTGCGGCAATAATGATCAACTCTGGCGACGAGTATGATCGCAAACTAGCACAGGTACAACACATACGTCGTTTGTTAGAAGAATTTAAAGAACCTTGCCACATTGTAATGAGTGGCAACGGCGATCCGTTGGCCAGTGCTATTATGCGACCATTGATACGAGAATTTTGTCCAGGCCCCAATCAAACTATTCGGTTGTTCACCAATGGCTTGTTATTGAAAAAACAACTGGATGATTCTCCTATACTTGATCACATTACACAGTATTTTATCAGCATAGATGCAGGCTCTGCTCCAGTATATGAACGTGTGCGTCTAGGAGGACAGTGGTCACAGTTGATTACCAACTTAACTTGGTTGCAGGGCACTGTAGAACGTACAGGTGCAGAAGTACTGTTAAAGTTTGTGCTACAGCAAGACAACTATCAAGACATGCAGAACTTCTGTCGACTATGTGTTGATATGGGATTTAGCGGAGTGATTAACCGCTTAGAAGATTGGGGCACATGGGTCAATTATGCTGAACATGATGTGATTGGCAACATCTCTCATACAGATCATTCAGCAGCCATGTACTTTTTAGGCACAGCATATTCGGAATATGCAGGACGCATACAGTTTAATCCCAGTTTAGTAGAACTGTGTCATGTCCAGTAAGTTTCGAACTCCAAGTGCGGTTATTGTCATTGATGCATGGCTAGATCCAGTTGGCCATCGGCCGCATCAAATGTTTAAACACTTAGCCGAGTTTATTCAACAAGATTTTGTAAAGTGCATAGTGGTTGCATCTTACACAGAATACGAATTGCACGGAACATCAGCAACGCCAATAGAATCGCCAATTTGGCACAACAGTAGACAGGTGTTCAATCCCGATCTCAATCCTGCTGTTCCAGCCTACACAGGTTCAGCCTGGTTGGCACAAGAACATGCACAGATAATCTCTGACAACCATCATGGACCTGTTGTAAATCAATTTATACTTCATGATACACCAGTCACTAATCCGGCTGTGTTAACTATGCCTCTCAGACAGGATCAGAAAATGTTTGCGGCCTGGACTCTGGACCAGGTGGTATATTTGCTCAATTCACAGTATCCTGACGTTGAAAATGTATATCTATGCGGCGGAGCATTTGAACTGTGCTTCCAGGATCGACCTATTGGGCTGACATCATTAATAAACGCAATATCCTTGGAACAATTTGACAACGTTAAAAATTTGTTAATTCCACCTAAGTGTGTTTTTACCAGTATTGGCGTATTATTAAATAATAGGTTAGAACTAATTGATCCGGGTTGGCATTATAATCAAGCACAGGACTTGATTCATGTACAAGGCCGAGCATTGCGTGAACCAACCACTAGTAAGGATGTGTTGGCAGCATTAGATCTTGAACAGATGGACAACCAACGGTCCGCACCCAGCAACCTAGACTATTATAGTTCTATCAGCCACGGAAACAACAGTTTCCAATCAGTGACACGACGTCGATCTATTTCAGTCAGATAAACTTTCAAATCAGCAATACGTTCTGCGTTGCGAGGTCCTGCTACAATCTGTTTCATAATGCCACGCATGTGTTCTTTAGCACTGACTTCGCTGGGATTGCGTTCTCGCATTGCGGCCAGTAAACGTGCAAAGTCCTGTTCAAACACGCCTGGTCCAAATATGTCTGGAACCATTTCAGGCGGGGTCATCACACTCATGAAACTGTAGCTAATAGGATTCCACGGATTGCGACGATCGTTCCACTCGTTTATCTTTTCCACTAGCTCAGGTGCTGTTTTAATTGTCAATGCCGACACTGCACTGTTCACGCACATCACAACCCAGTCTTTGTCTAGTAGATATTCCCAGTTTTCTGTCCACTCGGCCAAGTCTAATCCCCACCGCACATATTCTTCTTGTGGTCCCCAGGCATCTATACTACCTGTGATTTGCAATCGTTTTAGTGCGCCAGACTCAACCATCTTGCCAAAGCGATCAATGTAGGCTTGGAACTTTTTAGGTGGTACCTTTAGGTTGGTAATAATGTTAAATGTAAGTTCTGGATTGGGATGACTTTCCCAGAAGTCCATGCTGATGTCAAACTCATCCTGGAAGAAAGGCTCGCCACCCAGTATTTGATAGTAGCGTATGTGTTTGTAACGATCTTTCTCTTCCAGGTAGCGCCAAAAGTCTGCCAGCATGCGCTCATAGTTGGGATTAGATTGTGTGTTGTGCCCAAAGTTTACATTGCCTTGTGTAAACACACCAAATCGTCGGTTCTCTTCTTCCCATTTTGTACTAAAGTGACTGCCGCAATACAAGCAGGCCATGTTGCATACATTGTTGAAATATACTTCTAATATGGTAGGTACAACTTCCAACGTAGTTGGATCTTTAAACAACTCGTGCGGAGTACGATCCAGGTCATGACGAGCATGTAATTGATATTGTCTGTCGCTCATGCCGCCAGCTGTTTCAATCTTTTCGCAGTACTGACAACCACCCTGTGGCCATTCGCCACGCAACATCATTTGCCTGGCTTCTATTTTGTTTGGCAGATTATGAAAACTTTCAAAGTTGTCTGGAGGTATGGGTTGTTGGTCTGTACGGTGACAACTAGCACTTGTGCCTTGATTTAAGTACACAGTGCTCCAGGCCCACTTGAGCAAGCATCCTGTGTCTGTTTTGATTGGAAATACTTGTTTATCAGTCATGAGCAGACTTTTACTCCGTATAATTGTTCAAATCTATCTGCGTCTGCACGATCATTTACCATGGGTTCGCCACGTATGTTAAGACTTGTGTTAAGCAACATAGGACAACCTGTTGCCTTGTACCATTCTTCTAGCAGTTGTCTTATTCCGGAGCCATCCTTAGGAACAGTCTGTACCCTACTAGTGCCGTCCCTATGAACGATAGCAGGAAATATGTGAGGATGCCTACAGCGAGCGATGACTTGCATATACCTACTGTTATGGAAGCCATGAGGCATATCAAAATACATATCAACATGCTCCTCCAAAATAACCGGCGCAAATGGTCTGAATTGCTGTCGTCTTTTAATATCATTTACACGATCCTTTATGTCTGCACCACGCGGGTCTGCTAATAAACTCCTATTGCCGAGAGCCCTAGGGCCAAACTCAGCACGACCACTAGCAACACCAACAATTTTATCGCTTAGTAAGCAAGATACAATATCAGCAACAGGATAAGCACCCGGAATAACACAACCCAAATAGGCGTTTTTCCAATGTATCTGTTTTCCGTATGCAAGTGCTGCCGCGCCCAAACTACTGCCAGCGTCACCAGGACAAGGCATAATCCAAATATTATCAAAGTATTCTCCTAGGTTGCGGTTAGCACTACAGTTGAGAGCAACACCGCCCATGTAGACCAAGTTGTTGCTCCAGCCAAAGTCTCTGGCTCTGCGCATCACGCTGTTGATCAATTGTTCCGCAATGGCTTGTGCACCTGCGGCAATATCAAACTCAGTTAAATCTTGCAGGTATTGACTGTCTATTCCTGTGTGTAGATTTTCACAAAAGCGTATGGTGTCTACATCTTCTACCAATGCTTGCATTTTAACAGCGTGACTAGCATTGCCATATGCGGCCATACCCATCAAGATATATTCTTCGTCTAGTGGGCGTAGGCCAACGCTGCCAGTAGCCGCAGAGTAGAACAATCCAATTGAATGTGGGTAACGCTGTGTCCAAAGTTTTTTATACGTTGCCATGCCTGATCGATCATATTCTGCTCCCCAGATAGTTACGGTGTCTAATTCACCAATGGCATCAATTACAACCACTGTGGCCCTGTTATAGGGGCTGGATTGGAATCCTGCGGCGGCGTGACTATGATGATGGGACATATATTTTCTAGGGCATCGTAGTAGTTGCTGCCGATGAACAGTATCAGATAGATGTTTATGCAAATACTGATCCAAAGTAAAATTCCCAAAATCAAAGGCTTCCTCATATTGTCCCGAATATAGTTGTTGTAGTTTTTTGACCCACGGACGTTCATAGTATGCAATCACATCCGGAGTTGCGTATGACATTGCTTCTGCAATGATCGAATCATTTAGATGTGCATCGTTTTTGTTTTTGCTGTAGCGTTCTGCATGCCCGGCAAAAAGTACACTGCCGTCAGACTGAATTACACTCACAGCGGCATCGTGAAACCCGGCACTGACACCCAAATATGTTTTCAACTTCATTTGTAGATAAAAGGATCTCGTTTACGTAGTTCTTTTAGTTTTTTACGATAGCGTATTTCTAAACGAATACGATTGTATAAATTTTTAATCCAGTTCATATCATGTCCCTTGTATTATTTTAATTTGTTGATCTGCATAATCTGCATCTGTCCAATTATAACTGTATGTAGCTGTTGCATCACTGGTGCGTATTTTATGCACGTTAAGATGACTTCCTAAGGTGTTCCATATATCTACATAGTTATCTGTTCCAAAACTACGGATTAAATCTACCTGTGCCACCTGCGGATGTCCAATGGTTAGACTTTTATCTTCTGGATCAAACCCGTTGTTTGTTAACCATACTCTAAAATCTGTCAAGGTTTTTTGCTGCCACGGAAATGTGCCAGGATTGTTGGCCCATTCAATGTCAAAGTCGCCGGCGGCTTCTGTTTGTGGTTTTAGCGTTGTAGTTATTAACTCTCCTACACGGCTGTCTCGTCCTTCATCATTGAACACTTCCCAATGGTGTTTGCCTACAGCTTTATTTACGCCTACAAAAACTCCACCCAGTGGCCTATTGATTGTTTCAACTCCAAACAGTTCATAATCTTGTTCATCTAACACAAATCGCGGTGCGTGTAACCAACACATGAGTTGACTAGGTCGTTGCCATTCAGGTGTATAAAGTACTTTGCGCATACTGAGAACAAGACTTTCGTATTCATGACATAACAAATTTAATTGTCTTATATGCCATCGTGTCACGGGATCTGCTTTGGTATAAAAAGGACTCATTGCACCCGATATACCTTGCAAATCTTCAAAGTAACGATGTAGATAGTTTAACTTATCATGTATTAACTTTACATCGGGCGCAATAGTATTAGCAGTTGAAAAATAATCGTCAATATGATATCCAATGTTGGCAGCATTAATGGCAGCAATACTACTGTTCATTTGTTCGGTTAAGTATTCTGCGTTGCGTTGACTTTGCACAAATCCAAAAAAACAGTAATTCTTTTCCAAATGATAATTGTTACGGATTAGGGTATTTAATGCGGCAAGCCATTTGTGACTCAAGCTGTTATCTGCAACATCAATCCACACTGTCGTAGTGCTGTTGTCATTGCCTTTTAAAGTAATTTCAATTTGATCTATCATTGTATATTCATCCACCACGTTAATACATCAGGCCGGGTGCTCAGTATGTCTGTCATTGTGACTGGTTGTGTACGTATCTGTTCTAATTTTAACACACGAGCTTTGCCTTTTGCAATGCCTGCGGCATATTGATCTGGCCATTGTTCAGCAAACGTAGGGCGAGTGCGCAATTGAGCAAGCATGTTTCGCATTACTTGTGTGTGACATTGCGGCAATAACTCGTCAATCCAGGGTTCTAGTAAATCACGTGGCAATGATAATGGACTCATAACAATATCAGGACCGAAACTGAATATCACTTTGGCCAGCAACTCTACATTATACTTTTGCGCTAACTTTTCCATTTTGATAATCTCAAACATTCCGGGCAGTGTTAGTGTAAAGTCTAGACGCATTTGTCTTCGGTTCTTTTGATAAGCTAGTCCTTGCTCAAAATTATTTAAAAAGGATACATACTCCAAACCTGTACGTATGTATTCTCCGATATCTTCTGTTCCGTCCAAGGAAGCGCAAATCTGCCAGTCGCGTATATTAGATAAAATATCACGATATAAATTAATGCCACGATACTCAATGCGACTAAGATTGGTGTTGTACCTAGCATATACTCTTTCTCCATCTCCAAGTTCTACTATTCTTTTCATGTAGCGCCAGTGCTGTTCATACATCAATGGTTCGCCGCCTACCCAGTATACTTCTTCTACACGATGTTGTTCAACTGCGTCGGCAAATTCTGCCTCAATTTGTTTATCCTGAAACTTAGTTATTTCTTGACGTACATCTGATCGCATCCAATTGTTTTTAGGATTGTGCCAGTTGATCATGTCATGTGTTTTTTGTTCTGTTTCCCAGGCACTGGATAGCATATCACCACAGGTTCTGCATTTAAAGTTACAAAGATTACTAAAACGATAGTCCCAGCTTACAGGTTTCATTGTGGTATACCCGGTGTCATCTGTTGAAGCAACAACATCGTCATACTTGTGTCGGAACAAATGCCAAAAATAACTACGATAAACGTCGGTGTTTAGCAATTTGCTATTGCATACATCGCATTCGGGCAATGTTTCGCCAGACATCATGCGACGTCGCACTGATCGCATGTGCTCACCGTTCCAGTGTTGATCCAAAGTAATAGGAGTGTAACGTCCTGTTCCAGCACCGGTGTCGATGTACTGTTCAAAACTCTGCGCAGGTTCTCTCGACGCACAACACATACGCCGTTCTGTTTGTGGACTTAGATACGTGTGTGTCCATGGCGCCATGCACAGTATGTCAGGTTTTGTTGTAGTCATAGTCGATCAATGCCGCAAACTCTGGTGCCACTTGTGCTAAGTTTTGCTTTCTCTTATGGTCAAGGTCACGTAGATTCATACGTAACAAATGTCCATCTAGACTGTTGCCACGATTCATAAACTCGGCCGCACTGACAAACTCTTTAAGTATCTTAGGCGGAACAGTTGCAGAGGTTAGTTTTGTAGTGATTTCTGCTTTGGCTGATTCTGGCAATGTACTAATACTAAAGTAATAGGCATCGTGCATCATGTTCCAGTAGATAAAATCAAATCCCTGTTGTATTAACCAATTGGCCACAGTTTCAAGATAGTACACATTGAACACGTTGATAGTGCAACAGGCCTGTAATGTGATGTTACTGTTACGACTGCGTAGTTGGCGAAAACGCTCTACATTCTCAACCACTTCGTACCACACAGCATTGGTACGCTGGTATTCAAACCGTTCTGCTACATCGTCGATGCTGATGGCAATTTCAACATTCTTGAAGTGTTTCCAGATGGCTTCGCCTTCTTCTGGATACTGTGTACCATTGGTGTTGTAGTGTATTTCAACTTGTGCTGCACGGCCAGTGTCTACTAATTTTTGTAGCAGTTGAAAATGCTCTTGAATCATAAAAGGCTCGCCACCGGTGAACTCAATGTAGCGTATGTTGTCCAAGTGTTGGTCCAGGTCCGTCCAAAACTCTACACTTTCTCTGGGCCAGGCGCCGTCTCGAAGCATCTGATACGCAAAGCTACCACGAGTATCTTCAGCACGATTGTATTTGATTTCTTCTGCGGCAAACTGACTACTACTCCACGAGCCGCAAATACGACATTTTAAATTACAAATGTTGCCTAGTTTAAGATCCAGGAACATCAATGGCATTGCATCCTGGGTCCAATCAACATCACGATCGATCATGTGCTTGAGTCTGTCCAGTGTGTGCATACGTTTGCTGGTACGACCGGCACGTTCTTCATTCCAGCAACGACGGCAGTTCTGCGGTTTTTTACCAGCAAGAAAGTCTTCTCGCAGAGTTTTCATTGCTCGGCTATTTTGTATTTCGCCCAATCCAGTTGTTGCTAGTTTATATTTGTCTCCGTTGCTGTCAGTGATTTCGTCCATGGCCAGACAGCAAGGACGTACAGTCCCAACAGGACTGGCCTCCAGTGAGATCCAAGGCAACACGCAAAAAGTGTCATGTGGTATGTTCATTTAATAGTCCAATTAATCGTTCTGCCCATTGGGCGTGACAACGTGGTGAGTGATGTAGGTTGTCTGACCCGGCTGAATCAAATAACCATGTTTGCCCAGGTTTTTTTAAATCTCTATGTAATGTTATATCATTGTTATGTAGAACATCAACATATTTAGAATCTAAATCTTCTAGCATAATATGCACAATTTTAATTCTGGCAAACTTACATAAAGTATCTGCAGTAATAATACACTGCAACCAAGGCTGAATAAAATTGTCAATTCCTGACTTTAACAACAAATGAAACGTAGTACTAGAACTTTGTATAGTTTCACACTGAGGTTTGTTATTAATCCAAAGTGTTCGTCTAATGGGATTTGGCCATTGTGCTATTACAAAATCTGGAGTTCTTGCACGTAACTGTGCTACTAGGTGTTTTAAACAGTTTTCTGCATTTCCGCCTGGCACAGCAGTATTAATAATCTCGCAGTTATAATGCGTCGACAACAAAGAAACATAACATTCTGTTGCCGATACTCCTACTCCTGCAGTGTGACTACATCCTAATGCTAGTCCCTTCATTCAATTGCTTTCTGTGTGTAGGTCATATTTTTTAAATTCATCAATTAACCAAGGAAATGTAAACTTCCAACTGGTATTTCTTCGTAGATCCATTTTATTTAAAAAATTAAACAATTGACCAATTTTAAAAACGTCAGGAGCAACCGACTGACTTTGTTTTGCTATGCCTATTAGGTAATCTCTACTAGATATTTCTTCCGGTGTGTTTGCTGGTTTTAATTTAATTATTTGATCAAAATCATCTTTAAATATATCTCCAAATATATCAATAAACATATAGCCTGGGTCGTTGACTGAATTTTGATAATGATATACTGTTCTGACTTTATTCCATTGGGCAATTTTTATCAATAAATCTGGAAGTGTTTTAATAGTTAGAGGAGTAACAGTGGAACTTACAATTAAATTTATCCAGGAGTTACTTAGTAAGTATTCAAAGTTTTTTTCCCATTCCTGAAGATCTAACGGATACCTAACATACTCTTGTTGCGGTCCCCAGCAGTCAAGACTGGCAGTAATTTCAAATTCTCTAATACAGTTATTATCAATTAATTGTTTAATGCGATCAATAATTTTTTGCAAACGTGACAGTTTAATATTTAAATTGGTAAAAATTTGTATTTTTAATTCAGGCGATGGATGTTGTTCAAATAATGTCAAGCATTGTTCTAATTCTTCTTGATAAAGTGGTTCACCGCCTAGTATATTAAATACTGAAAGATTGTGACCGTTGATTTTTAACCATTCAAATAACTTTTTCTTGTTGTGTTCCAAGTTTGCATCTTTAAGAAATGCAGCATCTCCAAATTTAATATTTTCTGCATCCCACAAGCTACTGAAATGTGGGCCACAATAAAGACATTTTAAATTGCATGTATTATCAAAATAAACTTCAAGTATTCTCGGAGTGACATGAATTGCTGTTGGGTCTTGGTCTAATTCTGGTGGCGCATGAATCCCAGGAAAATCCAAGTTGGTAATCCTATCACTTTGTCCGCCTGCTTTTTCGATGTTTTTACAATAGTCACATCCAATGTTGGGCCATTCCCCGTTGAGCATGTTAGTACGATCATCTAATTTGCTCGGTGTATTGTGAAATTCAAACGTATCTGTGTTAAATTTATGATGGTTTGTTCTGTGACAACTGGCAGTTTTGCCAGTGGATAGAAATATAGTACTCCACGTCCATTTAAGTTGACATGCGGTATCAGTTACAATAGGAAATTTCTTATTAAGTAATTTAGATTTATTTTTAAAAGAGCCTGGCGCATATCCAAAAATTTCAATGCACTCTTTTTGTATGTTTTCTGGAAGAGATTTAAACTCGTATTCATTTTCACAATCGGGCCACAACGGATCACGTATCTGATTGTAAAATTCGTTCCATGTACTCATTTAATTGCTCTTAATTCTGGTAACACATCAAGTACATGTTCTCGTCTAATGCTGTCAAGCTCGTGCGTCTTACGCCAAAAAGTGTCAAGTAGCTGTGTGTTGTCAGTGCTGTTCATAAATGTAATGGCGCTTTCAAATCCCACAGTGGCACGATTCAGTTGATCCAACGGTCGTAACCATTCTAAATGCTGTTCATATTTAGACTGTATTCGTTGTTTGTATTCGCTGGGCGCAATATCAATTCTTAAATATGCAGGGTCTTGCAGTATGTTTACATTAAGGTCTTGAGGCGTTAACATACCTTTCTCTACCCAGTCTCTATGAAAGTCTGGAAGATGTAATGCGTTCATAATACTAAGTGTGGGACTGATGTAAAAGTCTACTCTGGGGCATATTTCCATCATTTGTCTGCGATTTGATTCTACCACAGCCCAGTCTGTGCCTTTGCGTATGTACTCACCGCGTGGACCAGACGCATCAAGGCTTGCCCCAACTGCTACACTGTCAAACTTGCGCCAGTAATCAAATACTGTACGGTCTTTAAGTCGTGTTTGTGTAAAGTTAGTATTGTATATTAGTCTAACATCAAAGCGACCACGACGTTCTAGTTCTTCTAGAATCAGGTAGTGCTCTTCCATCATCAGGGGCTCGCCGCCGGCAAAGTAAATCTGCTCCACGTGATCAATATGCTCGATCAGTTGTTCCCACAAGTCAGTGGCATAACGACCAGCATAGTTAAGAGGTTTGTTTTGACTGGCCCAAGCAGGCCCGGCCAACTCGGATTGATCTTTATACCAACTGCTACTAAAGATATGCCCACAACTACGGCAACTTAAATTGCAAAGATTACTAAATCGCAGATCCCAATAGGTCATTTCAAATTGATCAACCTGCCCGGCAGCATTGGTATTACCTACTCGATTGATATGATGCCCGTGGTGCTTGTTGGCACTTTTGCGGCCACTGAAAAATCCCGACTCTTCCTGTTCGTAGCAACGACCACAGGCCGGGTTGGGGGTTTCTGACAGCATGTCAACTCTGAGTTGTTTTTGTTCTGGACTGTTCCATATTTCTGCCAGTGTGTTTGATCTGCAGTTGCCAATTTGGCCCACACCCATTTCAGCATGACAGCAAGGATATGCTTCGCCTGTGGGATATGCGTGTAAGTGTATCCAAGGGTAGATGCAGAATGTTTTGGAATCTTTTAATAAAAATTCTTCACGTTCCGAAAGTTCTGTTGGACGTACCAGGTCTGTTGAATTATATTTGTATTGAGTCATACCATGTTGATAATGTTACGTCTATTGGATAACTGTCTTTAAATGTATCTTTAAAACTTTTTCCGCGGCGTTGGTCATACTGTGTGTAAAACTGCTTAAAGTCATTGTGTAACTTAGGCATGTCAAATGCGTCTGAATGCGGAGTTTTTACTACATCTAAATAATCAATTAATCGCTGTAGGTGATTAATTTCGTGTTCGTGCAGTATGTCTGGAACCGTTTTCCAACGCTTTAAGAAATTAGATAAGTCAAGCATATGACGTGTAAGCAATGCCCGGGGCAGTACCAGTGGACTTTGAAAACTAGGAAATCTCAGTATATTTAATGTAAAGTTAACACGTTTACGACCATACTTTGATTTAAGTTGTACTACATAATGCAGAAGCATTGGCAATGTTGTCAAGCACAATGCATTAATAGTGGCCATTACGTGTACTGCACCTACGTGACTGTCTAACAGTTTAGTTACATTATTTTCCCAAGCGTGATAATCTAGTCCATCTCGAATGTATTCTGCGTGAGCACCAACAGCCTCCATAGATGTGTAAATTTCTACATCCAGGCCACGTGTGCTTTCAATAAGTCTATCTACATCAACATCTGCGCCAAGATTAGAATTGATTGCTAACCGAGTGGTTGATCTGCCTGGATTGTTTTTAAACCAATCAATCAGTTTCCATGTCTCAGCACTCATCAGCGGCTCGCCACCGGTTATTCTCAGTTCTTGGAGCGTTCGGTGTAGGTCAGTTTCCCACCATTTAAAGAACGCTTCAACGTAGGGATTTGTTTCACCAAATCGGTATAGTTGACTGCTAGCATGAGCATGAGTAAAGTGATTACGCCCATCTGACACCAGACCGACATAAGGTCCGTGCTTTTTAATGTCATTAACCCATGTGCTACTGAAAGCAGGGTTACAATAAGAACAAGCAAATTGGCAAGTGCGGTCGAACGCAATTTCAAGTGTGCGAAGATTGACATCTTCTGTGTGGGGGGTTTGGTATGCATCATTTAAGGCCTCTATAGGGTAAATTTTACTTTTGTACACACGGTCAGATACGGAATCTTTGCCCATGTCTTCAATCTTCCAGCAGTATTCACAACCTGTGGGACGTTTGCCCGCTAACATCAGTCGCCGATCATCTTTTTTCTTTGCGGTGTTGTGTAGCGCAGAAGGATTGGCGGCCAACGCATCCAGATCAATTGAGTGTGCCGGTGGATGGTGGCAACTGGTAGTTTGTCCACTTCCCAACCATATGGTAGCATTGTACCATTTGGCCGCACAAAAACTTGCACTCTTGGTGTCTAAAATTTCATGTTTAAAATCTAAATCGTTCATTGATAAATTGTTGGAAACGGTCAGGAAACTCTTTGCGACACTGTGTGCGCAATTCTGCAAGGTGTTGTTGATTGTATTTACATACATTATAGCATTCATTTAGAAAACTTGCAAGATCTTGTTGACATAAATCTTTGACTATCATTGCTATTCTTTCCATTCGATCTTGATGATTGTCGATTGTATCAAAACTTTCATCTATCACATGTCCAAATGTTTGAAATCCCAATTTGTGCATGTCTCGATAAAATCCCACACTGGCAGCACAGATCCACGGATGGCCCATTGCCAATGGTTTGGCAATTTTTTCTGTTCTAAAACTATAAGGATATTCAAACACAGTTTCAGTTACCAAACTAAAATAAGTGTCAATGTACGGAGCAGGTTCTAAATAAATTTCACCCCAGTGAGTATCAAACAATTCATTTTTGGCAAATTTATGTGGGTAATCCAACACAATAGATTTATTCTTAAAAAATTTAAATTCGTATTCTGAAGGCAACTGTTTAATCGCAGTATTTTGGCCAATTACATCTATGCCGTTTTCATGTAGACTAAAATATTGATTAGTTGGAATTCGGCCATCTAACATGGTCCAGATTGCACTGTCTAAAATGCCCAGTTGACGCAATCTTTCAAGCAGATATTTTCTATGAGAACGTACCCGCCCGTTTAAAAATAAAAATTTATAAGGTTTAATTTTTTTGTTAAAAATTTCATCAGTGCGTTGTTGTGCTTGAATGTTTTCTTTATAATCTAGTATGTGTGTGATAAAATGTTCATGCAACAAATATGGATATTGAGGTTCAATTTCGCCGCCACTCAACAGCAATATCTTCCCTGACAGCACTAAGTCTTCTATTTTTAACACACGCAATTGATCTACAATCGTTTTAGATCCTTCGGCACTGTTACCAAATATCACAGTTATAGTTGGGTCAGCAGCCATTTCTCTAACACGATCTGTGTGTTCTACCATTTGCTTGCGGCCTAACAGATAGATTGAGTTGGGTTGAATTTCATGAGCGCCTAGATCCCACAACTCGTCATCTGAGTAAGGTTTCATCATACTGTAAACCTCGCTCATGGTGTCAATAATAAATTTACGATTGCCGAGCATGGTACTCACATTCTGCCCACCATGATCGCATTTCAGGAAAAGCTGTTAAAAAGTCGGTGCCGCGTCGGCGATCGTGCTCGTTAAAGAAACGATAAAAATCTGCTTTTGCTACCAAGTTATCTTTGTGTTGTCCTTCACGCATCCACGCAATATCACGTTCAATACGTTGCACTTCGTAATCTTTAAATCCGTGTAAAGGGTTAGCTTCTGTAATCATGTTAGCCAGCATGTAATCTCTAGCACGTTCTAATTGTTGTGCATAACTTTCTGGAAGTATTTGTAAACTTTGCCAAGCAGGTTCACGTAGCACAGGAGTATCAAACCACACACGTTGATATGTGTTAGAATATAGTTTGCGTAGGTTTAATATCCATTCTAACAAAGGTTGTAGTCCTGTTACTGTTAAGTTATTCATTGTAACAATAAATGTCAAACTGTTGCGATAAGGAATGTCTTGTAGGAACTCCACAACGTTCTTGGACATGCGATCATAATCTAATCCGTGACGTATATATTCTGCTTGTGGTGCTATGCCAGAGTCCAAACTAACATATTGCATGAAGTGTTCGATGTTGGGTGTACACAACCGCTTTACATAGGACATGTACTTTTTAAACAGTTGATCTTCTACACTAAAGTTTGACGTTACATTTAAGTGTAGTTTGGGACTAGGATGCTCTAATACATAATCAAACACTCGATAAGTGTTTCGATCCATTAGCGGTTCGCCACCGGTCATACGGAAATGTTCTAACTGTGGGTACAGGGCGGGCCACCATTCCCAAAATGCATCCACATAAGGATTGTCTTCTCTTACAGGAATAGGTTTACGATTGCCTACAAAATGTTCCGGAGCATTGTGCGGCTTGCTAGTAGGGAACGCACCATATCGGTCTATTTCTTCGCCCCAACTACTGCTAAACTGTGGACTGCAATAACTACACTTTAGATTACATGCATGATTAAAATTAACTTCTACATAGGAAGGAACAACATCATCTTCATTGCCTACGCTGTTTTTAATTTTTTCAAAGTCCACTGCGGCCCAGGCCTCGCCCGACCGGTAATGTCTGTCTGAAAGTTTGCCTAGATTTTCCATGTTCCAACAGTACTGACACTCAGTGGGCTTTTCGCCGCGAATCATCATCATGCGTTGTTGTTTTTTATGCTCAGTATTATGTATGCCGCCTGGGCGTTGTAAATCGTTGGCAGAGATTGGATGTAATGGCGGATGGTAACACGAATTATTAAGCCCGGTGGGTAGATGTAGACTTACTTGCTTCCACTTGGCCAGGCACAATGCAGGACCAAGATCCTCTTTCATCTGCTCTGCCAGACTCATAAATTTACTTTGATCGCCGGTGCTCATTGTTCTATTAGATGTGTTAACGTATTATATAGATTGGTTGTGCCGTCTGCATTTAAGTGTCCACAAGGCAGTCGATGCGAGGATGGCACATGCGGGTAATGCATATCACATGCAACTTTTCTAGATTCCCAGCTGAAAAATACTGCTTGTTTGCCGCGATGTGCTGCCAGTGCCGCTGTATTGTCTATTAGCATATCACTTTGTTGATTCCAATGTGTTGCATCAAATAAACTGTAGAAAGACCGATGCAACTCTTGATAACTTTGTTCTATTAATCTACTGTCTACCGTGTAGGGCAATTCTACATGTTCTCTAGTGGCTAGTAAATCAATGTCAAGATTGTGGTATTTTAAATGCCACCGAGAACTAAAGGTCCATCCTACTACTAATAAGTCGCAAGAATCCATATTGTTGTACAGGTCTAACGAAATAGCCGAATTGCTTTTACCTGGGCGTGACAAATTAACTACTTCGTATCCTGATTCAACAAAGTGCTGCTCTAATTTTTGATTGTGTAGCAAATTAAGTCCATAGGTAAAACTACACCCATCTAAAAGCAATCGTTTTTGCATTACCAGCCTTCTTGCTTTCTAATTACATCAATTTCGCGAATCATAACACCTTGGTTATGCCAGCCGCTACGATAATGATGTTTAAAGAACTTGCTGGCTTCTTCTTCATACCACACCATTGGCAAGTCTAACTGTGTGCTTAGTTCTTCGGCTACACGGCCCAACAGTAGTTCAGGCTCGGTATCTTTGACTGTTTCCCACAACTCATTTAACGAATCAAACCATTGTACTTGTTTGTAGTCCCAGTTGGTCAGCATGGTCATGTATGTGCCCATTCTTGCGCCAGCAATGGCCCAAACTCCATGTTCAGCATCACGACCTACGTTGTGCCACACAGTCAAGTTGTCTAGGTTGCGTTGGTGCACACGGTTCTTGAACTCTGCCACAGTGGGACGCACACCCTTGTTCAAGCACATCTTAACACCTTCACGGAAGCCGGCTCGCCAAGCATGAAACGCTGAACCATTGGGATAGGTTGTGCTGTAGCAATCATGCATGGCCCAGTATAAAGGATCAAAACAAAACTCTACTTCGGTAGCGGCTGTGCCATCTGTGTTCTCGTGTGTTTTCATTTCGTTGACAAATGTGCGTGTCCAAGAACTCATACCTCCATTGCCATACATGAGTCCGTTGATGTTGTTACATGCTCTCCAACGGAATACTGCACGTTCATAGTCAGCGGTAGGGAACGTTAGGGTTTGATTAAAGAACTCTGGGTACGGCATGTTGTCGCCATCAATTAAGATAAAACGCTCTGTGTCACTTGCGGCTGCGGCAGCTTTGTGTGCGGCATCTGACCCTTTGACTCCGTCAACACGTTTTGCCCAAGGCACCATGTTGCGAATCTTTACCCAGAATTCTTCCTTCTGTGGTTCGTCGTAGGTTAAGTAGATGCAGTCTAGGTCTGCTACATCAATTTGATTCATTTGATTTTAAACTCCATTTAGTATGTGGGCGATCTTCTGCAACAACAACAGAAACATTGTTAGGCGCACACGCGGTTCCTGCTGTGCTGGGTTTTAACTTGCTAACGGGTCTTTTGTACACAACCGGCACTAATTTGCCGTCAACAACTCGAACATTAAAAGAACTGCGGTGGTATGTTTCTGCATCAATCTCTATATAATTACCTGGCAAATCTTCCATGCTGTAAGATACTGGCTCACCACGCTCATTGTAGTATAACCTAAAAAAGATAGGCACAGGTTCCGGTGCAGGCTCTGCTAGTGCCAGCCAAAAATTTTCAGTTGTTTCATTCATCTGCAGGCGGAATACCGTTTGAGTGTCGGTCTGTTGTTTTGTCAACATCTTGGAAAAGTCTTTTTTCCTGTGCTGTCAGTGTGTCTTTGTGTGTTCTGCGAGGATTACCGCACAATGGACATTGTGGATTACCACAATCCATCACATGATGCTTGGCCAATCGGTGTGGTTCTTTTACTGCTAGATCTTTGTCGGTCATGCCGTGTGCTTTAGCAATCTTAACTTGTCGGGCCACTGCATTTTCATCTTTTAATAGACGTTTACTTTTTTTAAATTTATCTTCTTCTTTACTCAAAGCAATCTCCAATCTTTATTATGATAATGCACAAGTCCCCATTGTGCTACTGTGTTGATCCGCACACCCGGATCGGTATTTTCCCACACTAGTTCTTCGGTCCAATCATCAGTGTGGGTGCTGATTATATGTTGTTTCATATGCACTATGGTTGGACCAAGACCCGGGGGCAGTGTGACCAGTTCTGGACCAATGATCTGTGCGGCCATAGCATACACCACATCTGTACTGGGAACTTCTTCTGGAAACTTCAACAAAGTCTTGTAGGAACTCCAGTTTGAAAAAATTTTCTCTACTAGATTAAAAAAATCCTGTGCTGTTTTACTTAAACGCCAATAAGTTATTGCGTTGTATACATCTGGCAAATTGTTTTCGTCAAACAGTCGACGATAATATCTACTGGTACCAGGTTGATCATAAAAGTCTCTACAACCTTGACTGATCACAACATCACGATGCTCAAACAGAGTCCACCAGTGGTCAACAGGGCTGGCAGCAATCATGTCTGCTTCTAGTTTGATTGTTTGTCTATATGGACTGGCACGAAACACCTGCCAGTCATTGGCATAGCCGCCTAAGTCGCCATATGGCAACATTTCTTTTGTCAGTATTGTTATGTTGGCATCTGGATGCCATACTCGTATACTATCAGCCAACTGCTCGGCGCAAGCAACATAATCTACTGTGTCTGTGTTAACAGCAGGAATAAGATATCCACGTTCAGAGACTATTGGCAACGATGGCTCCTAGTTGTTGTTTGCCCATGGCATGGAAATCTTGTGTTAGTGTAATCCATCGTGCTTTTTTGTCGGGTGTCAAAAAGTCTACTCTGTAAGAATCCGCATCAAGTTGAGTCAAGCGATGTTCTGGGGTAAGACTTGCTAGTGTCCCTGGAATCTCATCAACACACAATGTGTGTCCATTTAAAGTATTTAACGCAATGCTAAGTGCGTGATCATTTCTATAGGTTGAAACGGGATTCTTGTACAAGTTCCTGTAGTGTGTCCAGTTGTCTCGTACCATTTGCATTGTGTCAAATAACAATTCTGTGCTGGCACTACGACGGAACATCATTACAGTGGCCCACCACATGGGCATGCGATGATTGCCAAAGTAGTTTAAATCTTCAAAAGTTTGCAGTCCTGTTACATCCCGAGCCCAGCGATAGCACATGAAATCTTGACGGCTTTTTAATATACTAGACAGATGATTGCTTGCTACAACATAGTCAGCGTCTAACACAAGTGTTTGATTCCAGGGGCTTAATGTGTACGCATCCATGCGATTGGTATTGTGCCAGGTTACATTGGTATCATAATCTGAAAAATAACGTTGACCACCACTTTGTGCTTGGGCGTTTATAACATAATCAAAGTCGCCTAGCGGGTTTTCATAATCAGTTACAACAGCCACAGGGATTCCAAGATGCCTGTGTATGTTTTTGGCAGACCATGCTGCCATAGAAAGATAATCAGTTTGCTCGTTGTTAAATGCAAATATTAGTGCGCCAGTGGTCATCTTTGTTTGTTAAGTTCTTCGTATTCGATCAACCAGGCATTCATCTGTTCTTGCCAACGTTGTTGACTCAATGTCATTAATTCTTTTGAATCAATTTTAACTGGGTTTTCGTACAAGTCTGGCAGTACAATTTCACCTATGCGGCCACTAGTGAATATCATATTATGTAATTCCGGGCCGGCACACCACATACCACCAGCATAAGCAAATAACATTCGGGCTTGATATTTTTCTTTTAGCAGTCGTCGGGCGGCCACGTGATCAAAACGGGCACGACCGTGTGCAATCAATTGTTCAGTATTCATATTGTTTATTATACAGGAAATGTAGATAAAAGTAAAGGGCCCGGAGGCCCTTTTGGTAAACCGCTACAGTTCAATCAAGCAACTGCGGCTGCAATAGTTGGTGTTCCCCAAGCGGCGCTGGTCAAGTAAGTTGAGCTTGGAACAAACAGTGTGACCACTGTGGCAGGTGCTGTGCCAAATGCTGAGAATGGTGATGTAGTTGCAGTTCCGCCTGTAATCACGTCGCTGGAACCTGTGCCAGAACCGCCTGGATCAACCCAGGTTGTGGTCAATACTAGTTGTGTTCCAGAACCTGCTGTTTTGGCATTTACTGCAATAAACTGTCCTGTGTACGGAGCAGTATCTGCAAATTGTTTATAAATTAGTGTGTCCGATGTTAGTAAATTATACCAGCCAGTTGAGGTAGTTAATGTAACCGGTGTACCAGTTCCGCCTACCTTTGTAGTGCCGGTATAACTGGTGGCAGCAATTGTTTGCGGGCTTAGTACACTGCCGGCTGTGATATAGATGTCACCAACCAGTGTGTTGGCCAAGTCATTCCATTCAGCATCAGCCAAGTTACCTGTTGAAGTCTTGCTTGTTTCCCACTTGATACGGCCGCCAGCGTTGAAGAAATAACGAGCAGCATTGGCACTGGCCCAGGTTATAGTGTGAGTAAAAGTAATTGTCCAAGCAGTAGATCCAGAACCTGTGTTAGATGTTTTGCTGGTAGTACCAGAGAATGTAGTTGTTTGTGCGCCACTAGCAGCGGCATTACCACGTGCAGAAGTAATGTTTGTGATGTCAGTGTTCATGTTGGCTAAAATTGCAATGGTGTCACCAACAACAGGGTTTGTTCTGCTGGTGATGGTAGTGCCTTGATGGCTGGCCATTGCTGAAACTTTACTATTCAATGTGGACCACTCAGTGGCCGAAATAGTGGCTCCAGTGCTCACTGTGCTCAGTGCTGTTTCGCCGTATCCGGCTGTGGCAGCGCCAGTGGACCAAATTCCGTTTACGTTTGCTCCGTTGGTGCTAACGAATCCGTTGTAGTCTGTGGCTACTATTAGACTTCCTGCGGTATATGTCATTTTTTATCCTATTAATTAATCTTAACAATTGCTTCTACTGTGCCTTGCTCAGTGGATGCTTTGTTGTCTAAGGATCTGCCAATAACATTAAACGCTGTAGCTTCGCCTGGTTGGGCAGCTCGAGCAAGTCCATTGCCTGCAGATACTAGCCTATCTCCTTTGCGTACAACACCGATGGTGTTAACCGGAACGCGACCTGTCATCGCAACAGGGGGGTGAGTTTCGTCAGTTCCAGCAACGGCATTCATTAAATAGGCTGCTCGTGTACTTATGACTCCGAACACACTTTCGCTTAATTCGTCGGTAACTCTGGTAATTTCGTTGGAGCCGCCTAGTTCAACCACTGTTCCTGCTGTCAACACTTCATCAGCAGCAAAGCGTTCAGCAACGTCGGCGTAGTTGGCATAGATGCCGTTTGCACCTGACACAATACCAGTTGCACCATTGATCAACATTACCTGTGTTGGTGTACCTGCAATGTTGACATTAAATGCAATGTTACCATTGGTAGTTTGATTATAAATTGTTGCCGCTGTTCCAGTGACACCAATACGGAAATCTTGATTTACACCAACTGTGAGTCCAGTGTTGTTTAACACACCGAACGTGCCTGTTGTAGTTTGATTTTGATTTCTTAGCAAGAAACCAGTTGAGTCAATACCGTCGAGCAATTGTGAATCTGTTGCTGTGCCTTGGAACAACGGAACCTGCGCTCCTACCAGTGTGCTTAATGTAATACCCGGGCGTACTGTTGTAAATCCTGTAAGAGGTACTTGTGGAGTAAATGCGGCATCTTTACTGACAATTCCCACAATGCTGTTGTTCACATACAATTCAATTACCACGTGACTAACAGAAGTATTGTCAGTGATTGTGCCAACAATAGCACCTGTTGTGCCTGTGCCTGCTGTAAACTGCGGACCAACCAACAACCAGGCTGTGCCTGTCCATACTTTTAACTGTGCATTTACTGTGTCGTACCACAGATCACCTTGCACGTTGCCAGTTGGTGCAGTGGATGATGCAGTTGCGGCCGAAACAACTTTGAACGCAGAACCATTGTATACTTTCATCAATCCATTGGCTTTGTCCCACCAAAGTTGACCAGTCAACGGCGCAGTTGGGGCAGTTGTGTTAGACGCATTTTCCAACAAGTGGATAAAGTTCTCGTCTAAAAATTCACCGTAACCTGCGTAATTTTTACCAACTAGTACCATGTTACTAGAAGTGTTAATGGTACCATCTGCAATAGTAGCAAATAAGGTACCGTCAGTTAGATTGATTGTATATGCCATTTGTATCTTACTCCGTTAATTGTATTTATAATGCAATTATATATCTATATTTATGCCGCACTAAGGTTTGTCAGCGTCTGGATACGAATTGTATAATCAATCTGTATCTGTCTGTTCAAACTCTTTTGTACCGGATGAAATATTACATGGGTGATAAGACGCAAATTATCTGCCGCTCCGTTCCATGTTTTAAGTCCTAGTTCGTCAAACACGTACTCACCGTTGAAGTTTGTACTGTTATCAAATGCTTGTTGACCGGGTGGTTCGCCGTAGTCCAACAGGCATGTTACTAAAATATCTGTGTAAACTTTACCAGATGTGTGCAACACTGTCATTTTGTTATTGGCACTGTCAGTGTTGGCTGCAGAATTATCATCTACCACTTTGGCATAAGTTTCATTATACAATGTGGCATTTTGTCCTGTTGTGTTAGGGGGCAAATAGGTGATAATACCTGTGGGGTCTACACTGGATCCACCGTTGCCAAACGCCATGGAATATATCCAGCCGCCGCCCTGAGCACTAGTGCGATTGCTCAGCGTTTGAGCCATGGCATAGGATATATTTTCGTAATGAATTGCGTTCTTTTTGTCTACCAATACTTTGCCGGTAACAGGGTCATGGATTTTTACAAATCCTTCAATTTTGGCCAGGCCGGGCTGAATTATCATGCTCGCTTCTCCACTATGACTTCCTTGGTTTTTGGGTCAAAAATACGAATATGCCCTTCAACAGAAATCGATCCTGTTTCATTGGGTTTCTTAGCCGGTGCCACTGGCTGTTGAGGTTGTGTACTTTGATTCATGCTTTATTTACCTTGATTATTCACCACGTAAAAACCTTGCGGCCTGTGTTTCAGTATCTTGCAATGCCACACCATTACTTGGTGTATTGATTCCAGGTGCATACCAAGATACGCCTCTGCGTACCAAAATAGTAACTTGTACACCTTCTGGTGGCGCTGTATCAAATTCTACTGTACACATTGGGCCTGGATCTATCACAGCATATCCGCCGTATTGTCGTATACCGCCCACGTAAACTTCCACTGCTTCTTCTATGGTGGTACTGTCATCCAAATTAGACACATCTACATGCTCGGCCACAAATACAGTATTTGTTCCGTTGCCCAGTATTGGATACAACAAAATGTCGTTGTCAAGATTACTTACAAGGTAATCTTGGAACTGAGGTGGCAACAAGTTGCCACGACTGATATTATACACATCCGTGTCAACTGCATGACTAGCAACGCCTGTACCAGCAGTGCCGCGTCGCAGTCCACTCACTGTGTTGGCCGCAGTGTCACGGTTACGGTACATGATACGTTCACCATTGATAGTCAGTAATCCCCATATATTTGCTGCCAAATTTGGTTGATTCAGTGCAGCCGCATTGTGTACATATATGACGTCGTCGGTGGTGCTGAGTGGTTGGACCAGATACGTTGTTGTAGCAGGTGTGATACGGTACGTGGCCTGGACCCCACGCATGTCTTGGAATATACGGAATGCCATAGCTTCGGGCGCAACGCTGTTGGTAAACTCAGTGATCATCACAACGTCTGTGGCGGACATAACATAGCCATTGGCCAATACTATTGTGTTGTTGACAATGGTAAATCCATCGTTGACAAATATCTGAAGACCATTCAGTGTCACCCACAGGCGATCAGGATTGAGAATTGTTCTATTCAGATATAAATCATTGCGTGTGACACTTTGCACTGCTGAATAGTCATAAGATCCGGCTGCGTCAGTTACAAGTCCAACATCATAATCAGTAGTGTCGTAGGGCTCCGCAAATAATGCAGATCCAGTTACTGGACCAACGTAAACTTGTGTTAGTATGTCTTGTTGACGAGTATCATTCCAACTTGTTACTGCAATGATATCTCCATTGGATGGTATCATTCCAGTATATGTATTGAATAATAATTGGGTGCCAACAACTGACACTTGTGTGTTTGTTGTGACACAAATTAAAATCTTTTCACCCAATGTCAATGGTGTAGTAAACATCACTGCACGTGGAGTGATAGGATCATAAGGCTCAACTGTGAAGTCTACGCCCAACACTTGCGGAATATTATTTACATACACGCGAACTTCGTTGTCTGCAATAAGTGATTGTGAAAAACCCAGTCGTGTTGGTAACAGGTAGTCTGTTGTGCCATCAGCCAGGTATTCAATGCCTGCAGACGTTCTAGCACGGATACCGTTAAAAGTAACAACTAAATTGTCTGGGTTAGTGTACTCCATGCTGTTGGTCAAGTCGTACTCTAACACACCTGACACCCCTGTAATATACTGTGTGACAGGCACGGACCAACTGTAGTCAATTTCGGTGTCGTCAATTGTTGTTGGTCCAATGGCACTGATCATCAAGTAATCGTTGATGGTGTACGGTGTGGTAAACACCACTTCGGTGCTGGTGGTGCTGTAAGGCACAAATGTATAGTCTGTGGTCAACACACCATTGGCAAAAATTACAAATTGAGTAATCAACGAGTATTTCACTGGTACAACAACTGAACTACCAACTTCTGCGCCATTAAATGACTGTTTGAACAGTTGATTGCCGCCACCAATTGAATACATTGTGATTACTATTTCGCTGCCAACTACCACACCGGAATCCAACGTGATAGTTTGTTCTGCCCAGTTTGCTGTGTAATCTGTGCCAATGATCAAGTCAAGTCCTGTTGTTTGATTTACAACTAACATTGTTGCAGGGACAGGAGCAATGTCGGCAAAACTTAAAGTTTGGCCGCTAGACGTAACAGTAAACTTGCGCACTTCTGCGCGGAAGCCGTGCCCATCACGTGCCCAATCAGCCCCAGGTGTGGTGTAAACACGTATATCAAGAGTATCAAATTCACTGCCAGGCACCAGTTCTTCTGGCGCATAACTGCTGAACACATCAATGTATTCACCGCCTTCAATGTTGATACTGGTGGGCCGTGTTCCCAGGTAAGGATCTGTGTAGGGACTTTCAAAAATAGTATCCAGTATGGTCTGATCAAATGTTGGACGACCTTCTGGACCATATGTCAAGTTGTCAAACGGTGTTGAGTCATACGGTGCCACGTCAAATCCGGGATATTGATCGTAACCAACACCAAATACCTGAACGCCTGGATATTCAACTCCGTCAATCAGCAATGGCAAACTCAATCCGGGTTGATTAACAGTAGGAGTGTAGAAACCCATAGTACGGTCAACGCCGGACAATGTGCCAGCATTTACCAGTATCCAGTCTAGAGGATCAAATGTAGCAGTTTGTACACCTGTGCTGTCTGGACTGTTTGCTTGCCACACACGGTCCACATATCTAACTTGTGTGCCATCGTCATAATTTACATTTGGTTGCCATTCTTGAATGGTAGACACATACTGATATCTATCATATTTCATTGTGGTTTTTATCTGACGAACCAAGTCGTTGCCCATGACAACTGCGGCTGCGGCACCTGATCCGTTGCCGCCTACAAAAGTTATGATTGGGGTGGTAATATATCCGCTGCCATAATTCACAATGTCAATGCTTACTACCTGTCCTGCACTGTTAACAACAGCAGTCATTTCTGCAGGCGTAGTGGCATCGCCAGTGACGGTAATTGTTGGCGCAACAGTATACCCCGAACCAGTGTTGGTGATAACAACTGATTGAACTGTTAACGTGTAGTTATTATACCAGTTTGTCCAAGGAGTTTCTGTCCATATCTCAGCGTTTGATGCAGTATCTGCATCAGGATTGGTTGGGCTATTTGCTGTTGACTGTGTGTATGGCAACAGTACCGGTGCAATGAATTGAGGCACAGTCAAGGTCTCATCAAAGAACGCAGGATTGTCAAAGTCAGTTACTGCGCCTGGATACTCATCATCTCCGATGTACTGCAAATTAAACTCACGAATTTGTGTGTGGTACGGCTTGACTTCTTGAATGTAATTTAACACAAAGTCTTGATTGTCTTGACGATATGCTTGATACGGAATCAGTGAACGAATTCGGTGGTTAACATCAATCAGGCTGGTTTTTAATAACCAAGCAGGAGCAGAAAACTCACTCATGATAAACTCAAACATCAATATCAACGAACGGTTGCGATTGATTGCCAATTCGTCGATAAACAGTTGTTGATTAATTGCCTGAACAATCTTACGTGTTTCAATCACTGGTTCTTGGTCAAAATACTGTGCATCAAACACTTCAACGTCAAATCCAAAGTTGCCAAGTGCGTAGTTCCATAATTCTGCACTGAGCTCAATGGTTCCGTCTTCAAGTCCCACACGGTCCCAACTTGTCAGTGTACGCTGATAAATTTCAAATTTACCCGCAGGCGCATTTGTTACCTTGACACTTGCACCAACTGGGGCAGTGTTGAATGTTATCTCGGCGAGTTCTGCATAATTTTTAACAGTTGCAACAGGATTTAGTGTGCTGTTGTAACCCGGCGTATACCAGTTGATATAACTCCAATAGCGGCTGGTATCATAATTTTGCACACGAACAAGTCTGAGTTCTTTAGATCCAACAAGCGGTCCAGCAGTAACATCATATATGGTCCAGAAACCAAAGTTACTGGAGTCTGCGGTTACCAAGTATCGGTAACCAATAGGAACAATTGATAAATTTTGATAACCTAATTCTGTCAAGTCAGCAACACGCAAGTTCCAATTGACAAATGTAGCAGTGCCCGAGCCTTCGCCTGAACCGGTGGCCACAAACGAAACCCCAATTGTGTTACTGGCTGCACCGATTGCAGTAAAATCAGTGGTGCCCACATAGGAAATTGTGTAAGTGTTACCTGTGTTGAATGTTCCAGCATAGTAGACCTGAATTGTAGTTGGCTCAGGGTCTTTGCTGTTCAGCAGTGTGAAACTTTTTGTTTCAGATATTGGATAATTTGCCAGTATTCGATTGGCATATCCAAAATAATTTTTCAATGCTGCAAATCGATCAACAAACATGCTTTGTCGAGGTCTAAACTCAACACCGTAACGTTCTGCAGGACTTAAACTGGGATCAGGCACCTGTGAACCAATGGCGTTGATGCCACTCAAACTATCTTGTAATTTTAAATAAAGGCTAGCACTTAAGAAACTGTCAGCAACACCATCTGCAATCAACTCATATTCTTGGTGTACATTGTCATCGTTCTTGATACGATCATACTCAACGTGCAAAATTGTATCTTGGGCACTGATTAAACCAATCACATTATAAATTGCAACAGTGCTTGCATTCAGCGGTGCCAGGTAGGCGATTCCACTGGCACGTGGATTTGCTATGTAATTGGCAATGGCATTTATGCTTAACTTTTTGTTTGCTGTGGTCACCACTGTGGAGATATTACGCACCCAGAAATAATAACGAGTTGCAAAAATATTATCAGTGTTGAGTTCAGAGCGGGCTGTGTAACTTAACACACTCAGTGGAGTACCTGGTCCTGCGTAGTTGGCAGGCGTTACATCACTTTCAATCCATTGATAAATGTCCACGCTACTGCCAGGGAATATTTGACTCCATCGGCGACTTGCATACACAATATCATCTTGGTTGGGATCAATAAAGCGCACTGAATTAGTGTCCCACCAAATTTCTCCAATTCTTGCAGCGGCCCAGGGATTGCCAACGTTGCGAATAGGTCCAATGTTGTAATTGGCAGGATCCACTGCGCCAATGTAATCAATGTTTTCTCTTGCAACACCAAGAATTTTGCCTTGCAACGGATCAATAAAATCCAAATACGACGTAATAGTAGATTCTAGCTTGTCATACAGATAAACAGAATTTAACAACGCAATATCAACCACTGGTTGTTGTATGTGTTTCACTGTCCAGGCAGGGGTTCTGTCGGCATTTTCAAACACACTAACACGGCCATAGTTGGCATTGCTACTGTCTCCAAAATCACTTCCAGGTGATCCAATCAACAATCTGCCTGTTACATAACTGATAGCAGTGCCGTACTGGTCTAGTTCAATAATGCTGTCGTCGTACATTTGCTGGCCAAATACAAACTGGCCCGGGTTGGTGGCAGAGTCAGTTGCGCTTGGTAGATAATCAAATGTGTATGTTACACCACTTTGCACAACCACTGTTGAGAACACTGTACTGCGGTCGTCAAAATAAGTTGTGTTGTTGTCAAATGTAACTGGTTGGTACAAGTTGCCTCTTGGCGCACCAACTACTAGGGTTGTTGCGGTTGTGTCAATGACCACTTCATCGCCAAAATATGCATCAATGGTGGGTGCAGGACTTGTTATGGTCTGTGTGTAAACATAATCTACAAATCCAAAGTCAGCAAACGCTGTGCCAACTACACCAGGCAACACAGTCAAACGTGTGTTTGATAACACAGCCGCTAAATTTATAACATTCAGTGTCAATATTCCTTGCACCACACGTATGCTAGATTGTTCAGCAGGAGCAGTAATAAAACTAATAATACCAGTGCTGTTGTTGTACGTATAGTCAACATTGAGAATTTGCACTACAGTGTCAACATATACCAACGGATTGTAAGTGGTGTATTGTGAGTAAGTTACACCAATGTCATATGTTTTTACAACCCCGTCGCCTACAAAGAATAAATCGCCCGGAGCAGAAGCTCGTACATTGGGAATGCCAACACCTTCGTTGGCAGTGTTAATGGCGTCAACAACCCCGGCTACAGTGTTGTTGGGGCTGTTGGGAATTACGATTTCATAGTTGTCAATACGCAGTGTATCGCCACCTGTCAACACAGGATTTGGAATTAGAGATGATATTACTCCGTACACACGAGATTGATTTACACTGCGTTGTACACTGCCAGCACCTGGTAACACTGTGCCATCAGTTGGTGCACCAACATAGATACTGCAATTATTTGAGCACAGGTCAACCGAACTGCCAAAACTTGCTTGATCAAATGGCTTGTTAATTGTAATCTTCTGCACCAACTGGAAAATATTGCTTTCAACTTCAATTATGTCGCCCACTGCCAATGTTACATTATCTTCTAATATTACATCACTGCCAGACACTGTAAATTGTCCGCCCAAGATTTGATCAGCATCAGTTAAGAACGCATTATTGAGCGTCACAGATACTGGAGTGTTGAACCCAGCGGGCAGTGCGAAAGTTGTCACTGCTGTTTCACCAACACCAACTTGATATCTTGCGACACTGCGATCGTACACATATGTGCTGCCATTGATCAACGCATTGTTTACATCTGTTGGCGCACCAATTACTATTTGCTGTCCATCTGTTGCTGTTGCTACACTTGTTCCAAATCCAGAACCTGCCGGACCAGTCATAGTTTCAACGTATGCAAAATATGAACCAGTTTCAACCTCAATTTTGGTGCCAGCCGCTGGTAATGTAACAAAAGTTAATGTAGTTCCTGCAAATGTATAATCAATATAAGGACGTTGTAGTACGCCGTTGACACGAACACTGAAAGAATTAAGATTTGTAGCAGTGTACAGCGTTGTACTTAAATCAAATACAGATGTGTTTGAAACGCCTGAACCAGAATATGTAAATCCAGTGATTGCTCCGCTGCCTTCAATAGCAGTTATAGTAATGACTAAATCATTTGCAGGCGACGTGCCTCCGCCAATGGTGGCCGCGTCAATGGTAAGTGTGTCTCCAATTTGGTAGAATACGCCTGGACCGGTAATTGTAACTTCATAGTCTCCGCGAACTCTCTCAACTGTAAATGTTGCAAGTATACCGGAACCGTCTGTTGAGTCTTGTTCAACATTATAATATGTTTCGGCATCCAATTGTGATAACATATTTCGTGTTATCACAATTGGTAAATCTTGAAGCGGAGCAGTGTTAAATATTACCGAGGTCGCGCTTAGATCGTAGTCAACTCCGTACTGCTGTATAGAGTTATTAAGCAATACAGTGATCTGTGCTGGGTGTGCTAGATCAAACACTAAATTATTGCTGTAATTAAATGATGTAGTAACGCTATCGCCGATATACGTTACTTCTTGAATTTCTAAATCAACGCGACCATATGCATACACTGCATCTTGTGCAGGAGCGCCAACATACGCCCAACGTTCATCTCGGCTGATGGCCACTGACGAACCAAAACTGCCGGCACTTGCTAGGTAATCAGGTGCAATCAACAGTTGCGTTTGCAAGAATGTATTACTTGCAGGTGCTCGGTAGAGTATCGCTACATAACCGACGCCACTATAACTTTGAGGGGCACCCACAATGGCCCAGTCTTGGTAACCAATTGCCAATGCACTGCCATATCCCACTGTGTCAGCAGTTCCTAGTTGCATTAATGGACTTGCTTCATATAAATTACCCTGGCCACGCAGGTATGGGTAAATTGCACCAACACCACCATCGTACAATGGTGCGCCAACCAATGCTGCAATATTTTCGTATGCTTGGGCAATACTTGTGCCATACCCACTGTCAAGCACTAGATTGCTTGGCTCAAGTGCATAGCCGGCGGCAAAAACATTTTGTTTTTCAAGTACTTCCCATAGTCCAGAACCGTTGTTATCAACCCAGGCCATTGCACCTGGAATCAAGTCGTTGGCAAAGGACAATGTGCCAATGTCACTGGCCTGGGCGACACGCATGGTGTCAAGATAAAATCCTATCCCTGATCCAGTTATGGTAGTTTGATTGCCATTTGGGAATGTGTAGGCCACAGTGAGCGTGGTTGGGGTAGGGGTAGTCAGTACTCGATATACGCCGTTAAAGGCGTCGTTGAAGAATCGAACAATTAGGATATCGCCTAGAGATAATTTATGTACTTGAGTAAATGCTACTAAACTAGTGCCATCAAGGTTGTCGGTCACACGAGTAATTCTACCTGGCACTTGAGTAGCACGATATATATTCCAATCGTAGCTGTTGGTTTTGGCCACCCATATTTTAGTGCCGTTACCGATGGTGTCTAAGTTTGCGGCAATAGTGCTTGGATCATCCAAGGAGAATACTGTTATATCAACGTCGTTGATGTTGACATAGCCTGCGCTTGGCAATGCTGTGTCAGTGATCTGAGTTGTGGTAGTTGTTAAAAAGTCTGGAGAAGTTAATTTATAACTTTCGCGCCATACGTCATTTAACAGCACAGTTTGATTTGCCAAACTTGATTCGCCTGGCTCAATTATCTGCACAGTGGCTGGGTCACTTTGTAACAGTGCTTCGTTTAATCTCAACTCAACATAGCTGCGATTTGCGTTTGCTCCATATGTGCCGCGTAGTACAGCCCAGTTTTCGTAAATTTGATAGTCAGCAATTTCTTTGGCAAGATTAGCACCGGTGAATATTTCTGCACTTAATATTGTTCCTTTGGTGCCAATGAATTGTTGATACAAGTTGACTTGACTGGTATCGTCAAGATTCAATGCAACCATATAGTCTCTTGGTTGGAATCCAATTAATCCAAAGCTCAGTAGATCGTTGTCAGCTTCTAGGTTTGCAGTTTGTGTGTTATAACTGTTCTCTAACTGATCTGCTTTGTTTGCGATGTTGGGCAAAAGGCCTTTTTGTATCTTGGTATAATCGCTCTTGACCCAGTCAGAATAGGCAAATTCTCGCTTGGGTTGAATAATATCTTGTGCAGACCAATAGAGGTTTTTGTACAGAACAATTTCGCCCTTAGCATACTTGATATTCGGAGCCCACTCTTTGACATTGTCTCGGTTGAGCACAAAGCCCTGTGCATTTAATGTTCCGTTCCACTCAGTGGTTGTGATAGCACTAACATAAACACGAGTCTGTCGTGCGCCGGTTGGGGGATTATAAATTAAGTCTGCAAAAATACTAACGTTGTTGAGTATTACAATGTCTTCATAGCTAACAAATTGTAATTTAACATAAGAAATTGCCTGGTTGTTTGTGCCATTTATTGTGAATCTGTTTTCCAATCGTTCAATTACCAAATTTCTAGCATCAAACGGTGTACGGTTTTGATCCAACAACATGTTTTCTGGATTTTGAACACTGATGCTGTCAACCACTGCTCCGGGTCTTTCTGCAGTCAATTGCAGTGCTGCCGGATTTAAATTAATTAAACTGTCAACAGCCCAGCCTTGGTTTGCCCAATAAAGAAACTCACTGGCCATTTGTTTCCAGTCAAGTGTGTAACCGTTTTCTCGTGTGTCAAACACTAGACCTTGCGTGGTCAAGTATTGTCCATAACTCAACAAGAAATCAACCACACTTGATTGGTTGGTAAACACAAATCCGTATGGAACTTGCACAATATCGTTTGTGTATTGTCGTGGAACACGCACTGTACTGCCGCCGGCGCTGATAGTTTGTAACTCGCCGCTGGTGCGGCTTGCATAAATGTCAAAGTAAGGATCAGTTGTGCTGTAGCCAAATACTGCATATCCTGCATCGGTCAGTTGAACGATCACTGCACTGTATGCCACACTGGCAAACGGTGAGTTTTTGTACAACATCAAGTCGTAACTTTCGTCGGGCAACAGCAAACTTGAATTCAAACTGTTAGGGCTAGAACGTTCTGTGTATATTTTAAGATATTCTTTATCTGTGAAACTTCCAGTTCTCCAGCACAGTCGCACGTCAAGATTTGCCAGTGCTTCTTCCAATGCCTGTGTTGAGTTAATACCCAGCTGTTGATTGTAATCAACAATCCAGTTGATGTAACTGGCCTTGCTAACAGGAGTAACAACACCTGTTGATATATCAACGTTGCCACCATACACCTCAACGCCATTGGCATCTAAGCGATATCGCCCATTGTACAGATACTGTTCAAATTCTGTGCTGTACTTGTAAAGGTCTCGGTCCGCAAACAAACTAAAGAATTTTGCCGGGCGTGTTAGTGCCAACAGGCGCATCACAGCAAATGGGTAACTACTGGAGGTCCACCATGCAGCCTCTACAGGGCCGCCATCGCCGACTACCCAGCTCTTGCGGAATGCATTAGGATCATACTGCCCAACCACACTGTCCAATGGAGACAGTAGTTGGCCTTCTGTGCCGGTGGGTATGAAGTAGGTTGATAAGTTTGGTCTTACGAAGTCAGGTTTAATATAATATCCGTCTGGATCAGCAACGATACCAGCTTGTATGTCGTCCCATAACACCAAGTTATCCTGTGTGTATGGCGCAGGACCATAGCGTGTTTCCCACCATGCGGGCTGTTGGCTAAAGCCCAGCATTTCCCACGGAGTGTAGTTGGGACTTAGTGTATCATAGAAATATCTACTGATGCCGCGCCAGGCTCCCAGCAACGGCAAATCTTTTTCTTTATCGCCGGCTTGGCTATAATTGTAGGTAAACGGATTGTTGGCAATGTACTGCTGTGTTTTGTAATCCAGTTTGTTTTGCCCTACCCAGGTCAAGAAACTTTCACCTAGAATAGTTGTAATCTCGGCCTGAGTATAATCTGTTGTGCGGAAATAACCAGGAATCACTTCTTCAGGTGGTATTGGTACTGGATTGCCTTCAGTCTTTAAGTTGTTGAAAATTCTACGTTCAAACTCCAATAAGATATCATCGCGCATGTCACCAAATGCTGTGGTAATACTGCCATCATGGCCACGGATAACAACAGTTGGGTTTACATAGTTTTCATCCAAGAACACTTCAGGTTTAAATGCCTGATACAGGCCCATCTTGGTAGGAGTATTGGGAACATAATTTCCTGCGGTGTCTGCATATTCACGAATGGTGACCACATCGCCAACTGTGAGTGGAACAGTAACAGTAAGTGTTGGGCCATCTGTGGCCACTGTGTAGTCATAGTTTAGTGTCAGCAGTGTATCGTTTAGGTATACCAATAAGCCTAAGAAGTTTGCAGAAGTAAACGAGTGTGTTTGTAGTGTGTCAAATATGCCAACTGTGATCGGTGTCACTGTGTAAACAGTGTCTGTATAAACATTGCCACTGGGCAACATATCGCTGTAATAGAAACTGTTTATGTTAGTTTTACCAATATTTAAATCAGTAACCACAGAATCAAGAATTTCGCTTGTTGTTAAATTACCCCATTCGTTGCGAATGGCATTTTCTAACAGTCTATTTTTAAACTTGGTATACTCTCTATCGTTGAACTCCAACGACTTAAAGATATTGTATTCACTGCTTCTCATAAAGAAGCCAGCCAGGGTCAATGGCGCACTCTGTTCCAGTATGGTTGTACCGTAACGACCAATGTTGCCCAGGTCGCGTGTGTTGTTTGGACCGTTAATGTCACCGGTAAAGTCAATTAGATTTCTAGCAATACTTTCGTAATGTGTTCTTATGGTTCCCAGCGTAAAGTAAGGACTGTTAACGTTGAAGGGATTGTTTGCCAAATTAATTGGCACTTGATAAAATCCATTGTCGCTTAGATCATTGCTTAAGACTTGAACCTCAATGATTGATCCTGGCGTATAGATATTGTTCAATATGATTGTGGTTGTAGCAGCCGTTCTTGTTACTGTATATTCTGCAGGCAAGATATATTTGTTGGCCACATACAGTTGTATTGCAGGAACAACGGTATTCTCAGGTATATTGATATTGAATCGTAATGGGGATCCGTCGTACGCAAACTGAAATTGTTGACGAATTAAACTTGGAGTTGCTGCCACTTGCCAGCCAAGTTCGCGTTCATATATAACTCGATCAACATATTGATACGAGTACCCGTCACTTATATTAATAGTCTGCGCAGTATTTTGTATGGCATAGGTAAATTGGTCTGTATAAAAATTATTATCAAATACAATGTCACCAATGTTGTTTATACTTAGGTAACGCAGTGGCAATCCCAGCACAGTATCCACGGCGCCCTGTCCAGTGGCATAACTGAACAACTTACTGCCAGCAAATGTAGAGCTAGGGTACTTGGCACGGTCACTGAAACTAATTCCAGCAGAATCATACACGTTAAACAATGGCGCTTGATTTGTAGCTGTCTTTTGTTGTGCTCTTAACCAAGTGATACCATCGTAATAATAACTTGTTCCTTGTGTTGTTAATCCGCTAAGTGTGACTACGGTTTGATCAACCAGTACTGTGGAGTCGTCAGCAGGAACTAGATCAATAATAGGTTGTGCAATCAATGGCGGCACAGTGTCAGGCGTAATGAAATTTACAACGTAAATTTTATTTCTAACTTCAGAGTCAGTATCAGCTGCAAAAATAACACGGGTACCGTTGACAAATTCGTATCCGTCAATGCCGTAGCCCAGTGATCCGTTAATGGTGCTCAGCGCATCTGTGATAGTAAAGTCAACAATATTAACCGGCAGTTTTCCTTGGGTTCCAAAATCGTACAGGCGTGTTCCTGCATTAAATTCTATAATAGGACGTTTAGCACTTTGAGAGTTGCTTAAAATTGGTGTTGTGTTGTTATAAGTGGCAGATGCATTGATAACATCAATGTGGAACCAACGATTACTACGTGTCCAGGGATTTAAATCAGGACTAGCACGACCAATTGTAAGATACTCTGGAATTAGTGGCGCATTCAAAGAAGCATCATAGTTTCCCTCATCGTATCTTAAACTATCAAACGGAATAAGTGCATTTTGAGTATATGGCTCTGGAGTGATAAAATCACCAACAGGTAGTAATTTAATTGCTGTGCCTACACCTTCAACATAGTATTCTTGGTTTTCGTATTCGGCTGGTATTGTGCTGCCACGAAATTGAACTTTGAGTCCATTAGTAAACACCACACCATTTGAACTGGTATAGTTGGGCTTTCCAATAATATCGTTGATATATGTTGTGGTTGCGTTGGTTTGATCAAGCAACCGAATTTGCCCAAAAATTCCAGGGTCTGTTCCGTCTTGATAATACAATGTATCTTTGATTGCTGTCAACAACGGAATTTCTTCAAAGTACCCAGATGCATCTTTATACCAACCAGTATTTGAATACTGATTACCAAAGGCAATAGTAAACTTTTCCAACTCAGCCACTGGCAATACTGGATTTAATTGAATGTACTGCTGGCCACCAGATGATGTTACGTATGTTATTTGCCATACACTGTAACGGTCAGGCTGAGTAAGTGGAATTGCCTGTGCAAATGCTGTGCTGTCATAGCTACCGGTTCCAATTCCAGATGCAGGCAATGGATCAAATGGACTGACAACTTCCCATCCATCATCGCCCGTAGTTGTGTTGAGAAATACCAATGTTCGACCATTTAAATTTGTAGTACCATCAATGCCCGTTGGGTTGGCTGCAAAAAATTCAGATAAGAAAACATTGTTAATTTGATCAAATAATAAATTTGTGGCCAGGTCGACAGAGCCAATGCTGGTCAACCCATAGTAAAAACTCTGTGCAGTAGACTCAGGAACATTGAATGTCACTACTCCAAGATCTTCACCGTTGTTGGTTACGCCCAGCACATCTCTACTAGAAATGTTAGGTGCATAAGGCAGTACACCTTCGACCCCTGGTTCTGCCTGAATCCAAAAACCCGGACCTGTGCCCGGAGTTCCGTCAACAATTGTCAACACGCCTTGCATGTTAAACTGTGTTTCACTTGCGTAGTACAAGGTGTCAGGTGCGTCTTGTGGCACAGTAAATGTAATGTTGCCGGTGTTTGCACCGTTGCGACTTACACCAGTGTTGTATTGATCAATACGGCCCTGTGACGGAGAGGTTTTAATCCAGAATGGCGATACTACACCAAGATTTAAATTGAACACATAGGTGTTTCCACGCACAAGTGTCAGTGGTGGATTTGGCAAGTAATCAATAATGTATGCTGATGTTGTGGCTGCCGTGACACGATAGTTTACAGTTTCTGTTGCATTCTGTGCCACAGTGAATGTGTAGTTGCCGTTGCGCAATAATGTAATTGTAGGATTGCTGCCGGTATAGTTTGAAAATGTGTATACGCCATTTTCTCTTGTGACAGTGTAGTCTGCAGTGAGCGGAACTGCTGTGCCACCTACATCAACTGACAACGGACCATCAGGTAACCAATAGTATTGGCTGTAGTTTACAAACTTGTCCCAGTTAATCTGCGGATCCCAGGTATAGTATTCGCTGGTGTAGAGTCTTTCGCTTTGATCAACAAACGCACCTTGTGTGCCTAGAGCATCAGTGATGCCGGGATACGTGACTGCGTCCTTGATCACTGTGGAATCAGTTTTTCTGAATACAACACCCGGTTCTAATTGATAATCTGTGCGAGATCGAGTAGGTTCAACAACATATTTGTCGTCGGCATTTACGCCTGGCCCTACGCGACGTCCAACATATCCCTGTGTCTTTTTAAACTGCGGCTCTTGAACCAATTGGTCCAGGGTAGCAGCCAAAAATTGCTTGTTGGTAGATGTCTGAAATATCTCTGGTAGAAAATCTACTGTTCTCACTTTTGCCATTAAATTACTCCGCTGCCAGGGGCAGTTTTAAGATTTGTGCTGGTCAGTGCTTCAATTACTTGAATGTCTGCCACTGTGGCTGCGTTAACAAAAATCTGATTTGGTGCTGACCGTATTTCATACAAGTCGCCAAAACTCTTTTGCGGACTTATTGGAACTAACACAACAGAACTCACTACATCGCCAATGTTCTGGTGCAGGTATCCAGATAGTTCTGAGAAATAGAACGTATCACCAAAATTCCAATTTTCAATTGCAAAATAACTATTGATGAAGGACACTACCAAACTCTTTATTTCGCTGACTGATGCAGTGGATCCACTGGCACGAATAACTTTGATAGTTGCACGTAACTCTGGTGCTGCCTTGATGCCAAACAACGGCTTAAAGTCAACTGAGTTAATGATCATATTGTCAGAAATCATTTTGTAGTCTTGTAGTCCTGCATACTCGGTGGTCAGTGTGTCCAGAGATGGTGGTTCTGGCTCTGGAACTGTTCCCGTTGAGTCTACAATGTAATTTCTATATGCAGTGTAGTATGCCTGTGTGACCACGTAGACATCAATGATGTTGGTTGATCCTGGATCAATGCGATTGGTCAATGAACTGTTGTGTCTGTATTGGAAAAACAAGTCTTGGCGGCCAATGCGAGTTATGTAATCAGTTGTGGTCACCAGTTCAGTAGTGCCGGTGGCAGTCAATGACAAGATGTAAAATGCCGGTGGTGTTGTGTACACCAGTGTTGTGGTATTGTAAACACCATATGCATAAAACACCTGTCCGACTATGTACTGTGCCTTTACCACTTCAATGTCATCTAGTGTGGCATACTGAGAATTTATAACTCCAGGCTCTACCAACACATAACGTTCTAGATTGTCAAAGTCAACAATTTGTTGAAAGAACACATTTTTAGTTGTGGGATTTACATTGGGTGCAACAATGGTGTTGAAAAAGTCTGGATCATCTGGCACGCCGTCAGCGTCGTTGTCTTGCCATGAAACCAACACTTGATAGTCATCAACATAGCCGTCTGGTTGAACTGGCTGGTCAATGATACGCATTGAAATATCGCTTTCCAGTGGCAAGTTTGAATCTGGCTTGCTGTTTGTTTTTAATACTTTGACAAAGTCGCGAATAGTAGTTCCTGTGCGACTATCATAAATTTGTTCGTCACCGTAGAAGAAAAAGCGTGTTTGTAGAACTGATCCAAAGTAATAGTTCAGCGCACGACTTGTAACTGTATATGATTCGCCATCAGTTACAAATTGCAAGAACCAACTGGCGTCTAAGTTTGTGCCGGATGTGTTGCCTGCGTATGCTTGACTCCAGGTGGCGTCAATTGCAAGATTGTTTGAAGTAATTAAATACCAGGTCTTGGTCAGGTTATTATAACCCAGGCCAAAATTGCGATACAATTCAATTTGTGCGGCAGCATCATTACGAACATCTGTTCCCAAATCTGTAACAAACAACGGAATAACTTGACTGCATACCGAGCCAGTGGGCACAAAATTATTGAGAACCACTGGACCAAGACCATTGCTAAAGTTGCCAAGTCCTTGATTTGTTCCGTCATTGTATATTGCCGTTGCTGCCGCCCAGATTATCAACTTTTCATCTGCTCGAGTTGGTGTGCCTAGCACTAGTTTATTATTGGCATCAAAGTAATATCCTGACGGAGGAACAAACTTGATCAAACTACCAACTTGGACATATTGCATGTTGTTGCTGGCATATTGTCCAACTGACACTGGGTTTCCTGCAGAATTTTTAAAATAACCTGTGGTTTCATTAGCCAATGTTGTGCTTTCGTTCCAGGTCACTGCCAGTGGTATCAACGATGGACGAGGGAAGTTAGCATAGTAAAATTGTTTGGCAGGACTGTTGGCCAAGTTGACTTCAATTTGATTGGTAATAACATCACTGATTTCGTTTGTGGTCAACCAAGTGAACAAAAAAGTTGGCAACGCATTGTACTCGTACAGAGCACCATCACTGGAGAATGTGTTGGTACTTGAATATTTTCCAGTGTTGTCAACTAGATCAAGATATCGACTTGTGCCAATTGAAGCACGGTTCAATGCTTTGCTTTTGATAATTGAATTGTACTGAGTGAACGGAAAGTTATTGTAGTCCTCGCCGTTGACCATGCGATTTTGTGTGTAGTAACGAGCAGGCGCTCGTTGTTTGATCTCAGCAATGGTTTCACGAGCAAGAGCATTGCTCACTGGTTCAGTAATACCACATGTCATTGTAAGTGTTTCCAGTTGTCCTCTGCGGCTGACATAACTGATGCTCAATAGAACATTTTGCATCTCTTCTGGATTGATAATGTACTGCAATCCATTTGATGCACGAACATACGCACGGAAAGTGCCAACAGGAATTTCAGAGAACACACCATCACCAAAGTTCATGGTGATCTGATCATTGGCTCTACTAGTAACTGAGTATATTGGACGCAGTGTTGTGAGTTGTTCGGCTGCGGCAGTGTACACGCTTTCAACAAACTCCCACTCTCGGCTAATGGTACCTACGTTATCCAATTGATACAACCAACGGTCAGTATTATTAACGCCTTCAATGTTGATGTTCACTGCACGATTGGCAATGCGTTCTGGCAAGTTAAAATCTTGATTCTGTAGTACACCTTGCTTGAACAAGAAGAAGAATCCTGTGTTGGGTGAAGCAAAGCCCAACTGGTCATTACGGAACAACACATTGAATTGTCCATTAGGACGTGGGCTAGGTTCGTATACATAACCAAGGCCACTGGCTGTGGCACTGACAGCTTCAAATGGCATGTTGACGCCGTCAACAACAGAACTGTAGGGGATCACTGGCAAGAAACCTGGCAACAAGTTAACGGTGTATTCGTCTGTGCGAATTCCGTTGATGGTGGTTCTGTTGCCAGGACGGCCGTAACGTTGTGTGTTGACCAGTGCGGAATTCAAGATAGCAGTAAACTGTTCTTGCCAGTCAAAGTTGGTTGGATCGGCCCAGTTAACAGTGATGTTGCTCAGGTTAATGCCGTTGTAGTCCACAATGTTTTCTGTGGTCTGAATTGAAAATACTTTGAGGTATCCGGATGCTTCTGTATTACGCTTGGGAGTGTAGCTGACCAGGTTAGCAAGTTTAACCACACTGTCACGACGTTCAGCAGTGTCTAGATAATTTTCACGTGTGTTAAGATCAGTACGAAAGGCCAATGCCTGACCCATAAATGCCATCACATCTAGTAGAGCAATAAATTCACTGCTTTCAATGTAGTCGTTGAATGTTTCTGGGTAGTACAGTCGTATGTAATCAACAAAACTCTTGCGAAGAGTTTCAAAGTCATAGCTTTGGAAGTTGGCTTCTTGGTAGGTTTGATAGATCCGTTTCCAATCTTCAACACCAAATACCGCAGTTTGTCTAGTAGTTTTTGCCATAATAATCCATCTTGTAGATTATTTATGGCGAAAATAAACCACCCAGTTTATGTTTACACGTAGCCCGCAGTTTGATTTTGCTGATCAAAAAACAATGACAAGAACTGTGTTGTTTGACCAGGCACTGTGTTTACTGCAAGTTGTATGAGTATGCCGTTGTCCTGTGGGAATAGTTCAGCAGATTCAATATAGATTCTTGGATCTAGTCCGGCCACACGTTGTATTTCTGCCAGGATTGCTCGCTCAGTATCTTGTGTTTGATTTTCAAACAGGTAACTCCAGATCACTGTGCCGTAACCAGGACGTCCAACCAGTTGCCCTTGCTGTATGTTAAATGCATTCAACAAGTCACGCTTGATCAATTCAAAGTCTACTAGTGTAAACTTCTTTGGCTGGTTGATTGTGTTAAATCCTACAAATGTTGTCATAGTAATATTTACCCTAATCTAGCTTTGATTGCTGCCAATGGATCAGGCGATTGTCCTAGTCTTAGTAATGTGTTTGAATCTGTTCCTGCATAGGGTAATTTACCCAACGCACCGCTCACTGCACTGCCTGTTACACTGCTCAATGCAGATGTAGCACTGCTTACAGCACCGTTTATTGACGCTGTTATACTGCCTAACCCGCCAGCACCGGACGCCCTGGCCAGCAATCCACCTGCATCTAATCCACCTGCCAGTAATCCTTTGGCCTTGCTTGCGGCAGCAGTCAGTGCAGATGTGTCAAGTGCTTGCGGGCTAAAGTCAGGCAATGATATTTTATCACTGCCAATTAATTTAGCAGTTGCCGCATTTAGTGTAGATCTATCAATGGTTCCTTTAAATCCGGCGGCCGGAACAATACCAGTCACTGCCGCCGGCAATTTAGTGTCGCTGAAGTTAACTGCAAACTCTCCTTGTTTGGCCAACGAATCCATTTTAGATGTTAACCCAGATGTTAATTTACTGGCGGCGCCAGTTAATGCTCCGGCGGCACCACCGAGTGCGCCGGATAATGCGCCTGTGGCACTTTTAATTGCTCCACCAATGTCTCCAGGCAATACATTGGTTACACCCGATAGTGCGCCAGATATTCCTGCTATCGCACCAGTGGCTCCAGATGTAGTTTTAGCCCATTCAACTGCTGTGCCAACTCCATATTTACTGGCATTGGCCAATAGTCCACCAAGTTGTGCTGTTCCGTTGTTGGCCAATGTCGACACGCTGCCTAAGTTACTAGTGATACTACTGGCTGTGCTGCCAAGAGCTCCGGTGACACCTGATAATGCTCCAGACAATGCTCCAACGGCTCCAGAAATCCCGTTTGACGCAAATGCTGATTCTACTGCAGGAATTTTTCCTGTTGCCAAGTCAACTCCTGCTCCTTTTAACGCATTGGCCAATCCGCCGGTTAAACTAGATAAACTGCCAGAAGCTAGACTACCTAGTTCTTTAGGAACTTCTACTAGACCAGCAGTGGGAGATATCAAACTTTTTCCGGCATTTGCAGCCGCATTGTATAACAAGCCAGTTGGTGCTTTTAAATCTGTACCAGGAGTTACAATTTCTCCAGTTTTAACCAAGGTGTCAAAACTAGACTTCATTAATCCAAACTGTATTTTATCTTGTAGTGGAGGATTTTTCAACAAATCTACAACACCGGCAACTCCATCTTTGCCGGTCCATACGCTGGGACTTTTCAATACATCAGTTAATCCAATCATTGTTGTTGTCCTAAAAATCTAGCAGTGGTGCCGCATTTTAAATACCCAGCGTCTTCTAACTGTTGCGCACTTAGTCCATACTTGCCAACACCTAGTTCGTCGGTTACTACATCAGCAGGTTGACACACACTGGCTGCAACGGCTGCCATCACTGCCTGTACTTGCGATGTTGAAAGAGGGCCAATTCCTTCTGTCACAGTTGATTGATCCACATAGTCTGCCACTGTGATGCCGTTGTTAATGGGCACATTGGCAAGAACAGGCAACGAAGATATTACGCCACCATTATAAATTGCCAACAACGGCGTATCTGGAACACCTGCTGTGCCGCGATCAAGACGAGATTGAGTAAATTGTATTAGTGTTGTTTCAATTGGCTGTAACTGGTCGCCTGATCTCAGCCCAATAAATGCACCGGCAGCCAACTGTTCAAGATATATTTTTTCTGCTTGCGCTTGTGTAGCACCTGCAGGGCCGTCCAGTGTAAAAAATTGGCCGTTTGGCAATGCAAATGTAAACTTAGCCATTTGACGCACCTGTTACTGTTCCTGCCCAACCTGATGGCAATGGTGGAGTGTTTGGCGGAGTAGTCGGCTGTCCTTCCTCCATGGCAACTTCGACTTCTACACCTTGATTGTGGAATGGCCATGGTTCGTGTGTAGGAGCTCGTGTCACAATGCTTTCTAATCCTGTGGCCGATATTTGCCAACCTGTTGCATTGTTGAATTCAGTGTCGGGCATTATGCGTTTTTCTAATTTAACAGGAGGTTCTACATTTTCAGCCGATCCGCCATTGAGATCAATTCCACCGGCTCGCAATACCATTGCACCACCTGCGTTCCAAGATCCATTGTTGCTGACCACGGCGAGACTGCCGTCGGCACGTACACCAATACGGGCCTTGCTGTAAAGAGTCATTTCATTGTTGCTGGCCAAGGTTATTGTTCGTTCACTTTCTAACGTTGTGCCTGTCATACTTTTCATGTTGATTGTGCCGCCGGCAAACATGTTGATATCTTTGTCTGCGTGTAGATTAATTGTGCCTTGAGTGCGGACATTAACTGAGTTTGTGGCATACACATCAACTGTGCCTTCTTGTCCAAATTCTAACCACGCTTGGCCATTGGCATGTATGATGTAAAAGAAGTTGCCGTCATCACTCATGGTGATTTGATGTCCACCAGCAGTGCGAATTCGCACCAGTTGATCGTCGCCTTCCAAGTTGCCATCGTCAAGCACAATGCTGTGTCCGCCTTTGCGGCCAATCACGTTGACATCAGCGGCAGCAATCGACCCGGCAGCAATACGTTTTTTAATGTCAGATTCGGTTAGGCCGCCTTGGTATACTGGGCGGCCTGGAGTGCTTACTCCAAACACAGCACTGGGACTTTCTCGCTGACTGGTTGATCCAATAGGTCCACGTTGTGTATCGCCAAGTGTTCCTTGCTGGAACATTTCTGCGGCTAGAAAACTGTGTACTGGTTTTGGCTGGTTAAAGAACTGTGGGTTATCATCAATTTTAGAATTGTTTGGATTGATTTCAGTTACCGGCAACACTGTGGCGCCATTGTAATAGCTTTTTTGATCACTGTTTTGCAGGTCAAACGCCTTGCTTGATCCAATTGCAGGAACCATATGCGTTATGCCTGCGTTGGGAATACAACCTATGTAATATCCCAGACTTGGGTCGCCGCCAGCAAACACTACCAGTACACTGACTCCAACATCAGGTGGAGTGAACCACATGCCGTAACTTTGTGGATTACCGTCAAGGTATCCACCAACGCTGGTGGTGTCGCCTTTTTTGCCAGGGCTCGGTGGAGTAGATCCATAAAACCCTGGACAATAACTCACTGTACGCCATAGTGTTTTATCTTCTGGGTCTGGTCCAGCAAACTGCTCAATGTAGACTTGTAGTCGACCTTGTCTAGTAGGATCAACATTATTTTTTACTACGCCAACAAATGGTCCAAAGTCTGCTGGCGTGCCGCCACGATCAAGTTTGTAGTTTTGGGCAGTGCCACCATTTCTAATAATATTATCTGACATTATGTTTCTCTATTAATTTGTTGGATTGGAGCAGTCCCGGCTGGCCCAATGCTTTGTTGTGCTACAATCAGTGCCTCTTCTGGTGTTGCACCTGCGGCCAGTGCATTTTGATACGCGGCAGTTGATTCAAGTGATGTTGTGTTGGCACCTAGACTTTGTTGTGATACAACCGCTGCCTCTTCTGGTGTTGCACCTGCAGCCAGTGCATTTTGATACGCAGTAGTTGACTCAACCTGCTCTGGTGTTGGGTTAACTGTTTGTGGAGGATTGGTTAATGTTTCAGTTGGAGTATTAGCAAGAACTGTGGCAGCGTAATTACGTTCTGCTTGTTCTGCTTGATCAGGCAGTGCTGGTGTGGCGATTGCATTTTCCAATGCTGCCGGACGAACCCCAGGATCAAACACACTTTCGGCCACATCGGCTCGTTCTACTTTTGCTGCCGCTGTTGCGGCTTTGGCAGCACCGGCTGGATCTAATAGATCAATGAACACGCCTTTGAGATTTTGTTCAAATTTACCTCTGCTGAATTTGCTAACACAGTGTGATGCTTTGTATGTATAAATGGCCTGTGGTGCGCTAGAAACATTGGGGTTTGCCAATCCAGTGCCTGTCAAATCATAATCTACACCTGGATTCCATTGTAGGTCAAAAATAATTTCTTGAGCGTCAAAGTTAATTGAGCCGTCAGCATTGAACGGATTAAAATTATAATTTGTTGAACTGATTCCTGTGGCAGCTTCGCCCTGTTGTAGCCAGGCCGGATCGCCAACAATAGTTAACTCACAGTTGGCAATGTCTGTTTTGCTGTACAGGTAATCAGCGGCTGATGCACCCACTGCGTTGGCCTGACCTTCAGCACCTTGATTACTGCTGCCAGCCACTGCTGCCTGAAATTCTCGTGGTGGTGATTCTCTGTTGTTTTGTATCCTGGTATCTGTTAAGATTTTTGGATTGGTGAAAGTTGTAGCATATAACTTATTAAACTTTTGTTCAAATTTAAGAACCTGTGTGTTCTGTCCAGTGAACCAGTATTTGTAACTTTTGTGGCGTCCACGGATTTTGCTTTTGGGAAAATATTCACTTTGCATACTGTTTATGGGATATGCAGAAATTACATAGGTGATATCATAAGCGAAATCATTGCGCTTGGTATCAAACGGAGTTATTGGTGTGGTTCGCACGGAAATTTTATACCACACCAGGTCACCCAGGGGTTTTTGAGGTTTTACTTCAGTAGTGACTTCATCGTTGATATACGCTGCCTGATCAGCAATGTACGTGCTGTTTTTTAATATTTCATTGAGGATAACCACAACTGGTGTGCCAGCACGAAAGTCAAATGTTCTAACATCGTAATCAGCAGAGTTGCTTGCAGGGTTCACTTTGTCTGCAGGATTTTTTGCCTGTTGCATTGGAACTTTGGCTTTGTTGGGCTTTCCACCTTTGGTAACACGGGCGTCGCCAAGTGCAGCTGGGGCAAATTCTACGCTATACTTGTTCGCTACTTCCCACACACCTTTTTTTACCAACTCGGCTTCTGTGTTGTTTAGTGCTTCTATTAGGCCAACTGCAATATTTTTGCTGACGCTAGGAGCCGCGTTGGCCTTGGGCGGTGCTGCCGCGGCTGGAGTGCTGGCATCTATGGCATTATCAATACTTCGTACGCTTGCTTGTGTTGCCATGTTATGCTCCTACGTAATCGCCAAGAGTTCCAGCACCTACATCTTGACCAGCCTCGCCAGTGATCACCAGAGTCTGAGGTGTTGTGGTTGATGCGGCAGCTGGGGCGGCTGGCTTGGCAGGCGTTGGAGTTGGTTTTCTTCCGTCGGCTGGTGATACTTCGGCCACTACAACTCCTTTGGTTAATAAATCTTTTACAGTGGCACCTGAAATTTCAATATTTGATTTGATCACGCCTAAGTTTGTTCCAAATCCCACTGTGTATGGAACAGCAACTCCTTTAACGTGATACTCAATCAACTTGTTAGACACTGTAAAGTCAATGTCAGCCAACTTGAACGGTATGATTTTTTCAACAACAGCATTTTTGTTGTCAGAGTCGCTGGCTTGAACAATTTTTCCATTTTCGTCGTAGCCGTAAAATCGTATGACCAGTGCATATATTGCGGCCGAATATGGTATCTTGGAATCTTTGTATGCGCCCTTCACTGCTTTCCAGAGATTGTCAATCAGTGTTATGGCTGCAGTTTCAGTCACTGTAAAACTCAGTTCTGCGGCATTGTGTGCGCTGTTGCTTCCTTTGCCAGTGATAACACTTTTTATTTCCAAGTTATCAAAATAGTAATCTAGGCCAAAGAATGGGTTGCGACCAGCAGACTGCGAAACTCCGGCCACTGCGCCGCCGGTTGTTAATTCAGGTTGTACTCCTTCAACAGTTGACGGTGCACCTCCACTTTGAATCAATAAATTATATTGACTTATTGTTATTTTACTGGTTTTTTGCAAAGCAGTGTATTGTTCAGGTGTCAGTAGATACCACCCAATGTTGTAGGTATAACTGGCGTATTGATCCAATACATTATCTCTTGGGGCAAATGCTGATTGGTTGGCCTGTGTGGCCGCTATAATTTGTTTGGTGTTTGCCGCGGTTGATCCATCTTCGCCCTTGGCGCCCACACCCGGTGCTCCGCCTGGCCGTCCTTCAGTCTCGTTACCGGTGTTGGCTGGCGGAACACTCTGTGTTTCTGTTAGAGTCTTTACAGGAGGGTTGGTTCCTGTTTCTGTATTCTGTGCCAAGGTGGCAGCTTCAGTAGTTGTGAGTCGTCCGGCACTGGCCGGAGCCGGTGCAGGATTCTGTGTAGCACCAGCGGCACTGTTGGCAACATCAGTGGCCGCAGATGTTGTTGGCGATGTGGTTGCTTCTTTTTCAGCGGCTTCAGCAGCCACGGCAGCATCAAGTTCTTTTTTTAATGCAGTAAGTTTTTGATTTTCTGCGTTAAACGCCAGTCTGGCCGCTTCTACTGCGCCAACTTGACCCAATGCCACTCGTTCGGCTTCTGTGCCATTTTGATAGGCAGCAGATTGTGCAACGGCTGCTTGAGCAGCAGTGAGTTCTCGCCGCAATGCCAGCACTATCTGATATTGTGCTTCCCAACGTGCATCTAATTCTGCTACTGTTGCCATCGTTTAAAACCCCAGTACTGAACGCAGTGTGCTCAACTTGGGCACGTAGATAAACGTATTGATTTTAAAATCCAAAGGTGGTTTTGTCAGTGTGTTGGGATTGCGTTGATAAAACACCCACCACAGTCCGCCATTGTCGTACAGGTCAAATGCCAACAGGTCTGGACGATACTGATATGTTTGATTGATTGTGAATGGCAAGTCATCGCTCTGGCTGGGTATTGGTCTATTGACCATGGCATCCAAAAAGAACTGACTGTATCCTGTGGTATAGTACGGACTGGTTGCATTATAAGTTGCCATTACCAGAATCCTCCTTTGAGTAGGTCACCATTGGCATATTGTCTTAGGCTGAACTGCTGGCTTTGTTGCTTGCGGCTTTGAACCGGCAGCAGTGATATGGCTATGGTCATTTTGGTCGGCACATAGGTTGGAGTATTTTGACCAAATGATGCAGGCGCAGGTGGTTTGCTCATTCCGCCTTTGGGTAATCCGGCATTGGCCAAGCGATTGATGGCTCCACCTAAGACATTTCCTAGTATGCCGCCACCAAAGGTTGTACCTGGACCTGTGGGATTGCCACTTTGACGTTTGTTAAGCATGTTACTGTTGTTGACGTTGGGACTTCGAGCACGTATATAGTCCACATCCACAGGCAGGTCGTAAGTAAACGACTGCACCACACAGGGATGCTCATTGAATTGAAATTCACCCAGGCCGGTGAGATACACCAGGGGCGGCGGTGTGCCACGTTGAGGATCTTGACCATAGAACATTTTTGTCACTGATTTGAAAAAGTGTATCACTGCCAACAAGTACTCAGCTTCCACTGTGCTTTGTGCTGTAAATGGGCAACTCAGTGTAACGGGCTCAACTGAACTGCTTTGATAGTAGTAGCCTTTGTAGTTTGAATGTGTGAGGTCATAACTTGAATAGGTGGCTTTGTACGAAGTGCTAATAGTGGGTGTATAAGGAAATATTATCCCTGTTCCTTTTAAAGGATTTAATATTCCAGGTTCAGGGGCGTTGTACAAATAATCAGCACCGGGTGCCAGTCTTAGTTTCACACGCCAATCACCGTTGTTGGGATTTCTGCGCTGGTTAGCAATGGTATTCTGTGCCCGTGCCTTGTCCAAGGTGCCTTGTTTTATGGCAGCATTGAGATTGTCACGTTCGGCTTCTTCATCGGGGTTGGCGGCAAAATCTGGGGAAGGAGTTGCCGCTGGCAACGGGTCTGGTGCAAAAATTGCCGCACCTTCTGCTTCACGTATCTGTGCCAGTTCAGCTTCGTTGGCTGCATCTATTGCTTCATCACCTGAGCCCAACACAGGATTAGGTGCAAAAATTGCCGCACCTTCTGCTTCACGCAGTTGTGCTAACTCGGCTTCGTTAGCTGCATCTATTGCTTCGTCACCTGACACTGGTGCTGGTGCAAATGCGCGGCCTTCTTGTTCGGCCAAGGCCGCTGCCTGTGCATCTTCTGTGGCTTGCAGTGCTTCATCTCCAACTGCAACTGGAGCTGTCTGAACATTAGAGGCGCCAACTGTGACTCCCAGGGCTGTGTCAGTTTGTTGATTTATAACAGGGTCTGATCCACCTGGCGACTGCACAGCAGTATCTACTGCGGTAGTTCCTGAGGTGGTTGTGGTAGTTGTAGTGGTTGTGTTTGGAACTGTGGTGACTGTGGGTGTGCCGGGTGCTTCGGCATTTTCTTGTTTGCGTACAAGAGCTTCCTTTTCGGCCTTCAGGGCGGCAAGTTTTTCTGTTCGTTGTTGGTTTTCTTCAGGACTGAGAGGCGGATTACCTGCTTTTTTTCTAGCAAAGTCGCTGGGATTGTCTCGGGTAAATTGTTCAAGTTCAGCTTGTTTGGCATTAATGGCTGGCTGCAATGATCGGCTTGCAGGAGTAGGTTGCGGAGCACCGGAAACGGTATTGGTAGAACCACCACCGCTCACAGTTTCTGTACTGTCAGTGGTGTAGTTGATTGGGGTTACTTTGCTTGGTGGATTTTTGGCTTCTAGAGCATAATCAACCTGTTCAAAATTAGCCGGTGATTGCAAGCCTTGGTTAAATCTAGCACTTTCAGCAGTTTCGGCCGCAGTTGGTGCTACAAAATCAACACCAGCCACTTTGCCGGCGCCGGCTACAGCGGCTCCCATTTGGCCGTTATCGCCAACAGCATAGGTGCCGAAGGGAGCGTCAGTGATTCCTGCTTGGGCGGCAGCGGCATCTTCACTCGCGCCTCCCTGACGGAGTTGATTAAACAGTGCTGCCTTTTTTGGATCGTAACCTGGGGTAGTTGCCATATCTTTTTCCTATACAATATTTATCGCAGAAATAAACTGGCCACATAATGATAAAGGTTGACAACGCAGTAAAAAGTGTTATAATAAATACATTACGAGGAGACACTGCCTGTGGCAACATCTAAACGAACGGCATCCACCCTGGATCCGTCAAAATCAATATCATCAACCCCCACTGCACCAAAAGTAAACTATCTCAACAACAGAGACATTCTCAAAGAGATACATGCCAGTAAAAACACCTACTGCTACTACGTAGATCCTGCGGTAGACAGCCAGTACGACATTATTTTGCCCAGTTTGGACAAAATTAACCAACGCACCATAGCCGAAGCTAGACGCAATCGTGCTGATCGACTCAAGCGCGAAGGCACCATTGTGGACCCTGTTAAAATTCCCAATACAGACCTAGTGTTCCGTATCAGTTGCTGGGATCATATCCCAATGGCCGAGAAAAAGATTCCAAAATCTGCACAAAAGAAAAAACAAAAAATTGAGGATCTGCTGGAGTTTGAAGACGAACCCATTGACGATTCCCTGGACGAACTGCTGGATGACGTGGTGTTGAACCCGGTGCGACAGCGACTGAACTTTCCTCCATTTGAACACTGGCGCTTAGACGAAAACAAAGAACGATTCTGTGTGGGCCGTAGTCATTGGCGGGGCGATTTAGAAACCGGCTGCTTCAGCAAGGATCACGGCGACATGACACGTAAGTTGGCGCACATGTTTATGAAACTGTGCGAAAGATATGCTACAAGGAGTAATTGGCGTGGATACACCTACAACGAAGAAATGCGAGGACAGGCCTTGCTACAACTCAGTCAAATCGGACTCCAGTTTGATGAATCAAAATCGCAGAACCCTTTTGCGTATTATACTGCCGCTATCACTAACAGCTTTACTCGCATCCTTAATTTAGAAAAGAAAAGTCAAAACATTCGTGATGACATTTTAGAAATCAATGGACTGAGCCCTAGTTGGACACGACAAAATGCTTCCAAGCCCAGTATGGCCGCCTTGAGTGGTCCAGTCACTATCACCACTTACATTGTTGACAAGCCTGCGGCAGAGACCGACCCGAACCCAGCCAATACCGTTTGAATCTTGCCATAACGGTTGTTTCTCAGCAACACAGGTAGTACAATAATAGTTGGTATTACCTTATATAACTATGTCCAATCTATTTAAAAAAGCCGCAATCTTTACCGACATTCACTTTGGACTCAAGTCAAACAGCACCCTGCACAACGAAGACTGTTTGGCTTTTGTCAAGTGGGCCACTGCCAAAGCAAAAGAAGAAGGTTGCGAAACCTGTTTGTTCTTGGGCGACTGGCACAACAATCGATCAAGCCTAAACATTGTCACCCTAAACTACAGTTTGCAAGCACTGGAGCACATGAATGACAACTTTGAACGTGTTTATTTTATTCCTGGCAATCACGACCTGTACTATCGCGACAAACGAGATATACAAAGTGTGGAATGGGCCAAGCATCTCCCCAATATTGAAATATGCAATGATTGGACCACCATTGGTGATGTGGTCATTGCTCCTTGGCTGTGTGGCGACGACCATAAACGTATTCCAAAACTAACAGGCAAATACATGTTCGGGCACTTTGAACTGCCTGGATACATGATGAATGCCATGGTAGAGATGCCAGATCACGGAGAGATCCGCAGAGAAGACTTCAACAACTTTGAACATGTGTTTACCGGACACTTTCACAAACGTCAGACCAAAAAGAACATTACCTACATTGGCAACTGCTTTCCACACAACTATGCTGATGCCGGAGACGACGAACGTGGCATGACAGTGTTAGAGTGGGGACAGGATCCTGTGTATCATGCTTGGCCTGCGCAGCCACGCTATCGTGTGCTAGGCCTGAGCTCGGTTATCGACAATGCTGCCATTGTGCTAGCAAAAGACATGCATGTTCGAGTGCAGTTAGACATTGAGATCAGTTATGAAGAAGCCAACTTCATCAAAGAAACCTATATTAAAGAATATCAATTGAGAGAAATGGCTCTAATCCCAAATAAAAATTCTGGTGTCGACACAGACATGGCACCTGGAGAAGTAAAGTTTGAATCTGTTGATCAAATTGTTACCGATCAACTTACAAATATTGAGAGTGAATTTTACGATCCAAAATTGTTGTTAAAGATCTATCAAAATCTATGATCTATTGTGTTTGGTATCCTAGCGGAGGATTTGGTCACTTTGTTAATGCAGTGTTAACATTGCATGGCAACAACTTTATGAGACCAAAAAAATCATTGGGATTTTCTTCAACTGGCGATAGTCATAGTCTAGATCTAATTGCTCCTAAATATACCAAGGATTGTTGGCCCGGAGGAATAGAATTCCTTGATGATAAAAATTACTGTGTTCTAGTTGACAACGGAATTGATAATGAATCAGATCTGTTTAAATCTGAGTTTCCGGGTGCAGTCACTATCAAAATTTGTTATTGTAAATACAGTTGGCCAGTGGTTGCTCGTACCATGATTGAAAAAGCCATGAGGAGTAGCATTAAAAAACAGTTGCCCATTGATGGGTGGAACACTGACGAGCCATGGGCACATCGAGAAAAATATTTTTTATATCTGCGTGATCATCCACTACGATCTGCATGGCGCGAATCAGATGAAAATTCTCTTGATGTAGCAGAATTATATGTTGACTACGAAGAATGCCATACTATATTAAACTCTATTGTAAAAACAGGCGATTTTCATAATTTGTGGGCAGAGTGGCGCAAGGCAAATGCCAAATACATTGATCCCGTGGTAACTGCAAATACAGTACTATCTTACGTGTTGGCTAAACAATCCAAAGATCTAACAGATATTACAGATATCTGGACTCAAGCCGTAGTATATTACTACATTTGGTTAAAGTACAACATTGAAATACCACACAACGATTTTGCTGACTTTTTTACCAATACAGACCAAATTCAGAATATAATTGCATGAGATTATTGACATTAGCAGATGGGTATGGGGATAGTATTGCTGTTCCTGGCTGGTATCCAAAATATTGGAAATGGCCCGAAATCATCAAGTTGATGACCAAGGAACTAGAGCTCAACAACTACAGCAGATATGGTGCCGGAAACGAGTTTATTGTTAATCAACTAAAGCAAAATATCAATTCTGCCGATGTGGTAATAATACAATGGGCTCAGCCAAATAGATTAGATTTAGTTCTTGCTCATAACAATCCAGTATTCTGGAACGACGTTATTGCCAGTGATCCTATGTATAAAGATAATGTAGTCAGTTGCGGTAAATATAAGTTCTGGATCAGTAGTGCATCCACTACCGATGAGGTACAGAAATATCATCATCAATATATTTCGGTTGATCAACACCAACTAAGGTCGCAACATTATGTTGAGTATGCTAAACTACTACTTGAACAGCACAGCATTGATTATCGATTTATGCTTGTCGACAATAGCGAATATCTTGAAATTGATGCAAATTGGATTTGTCACGAGCCGTTAAAGGGCATGAGTGACTTTAAACGTAAAAGTAAATATTCTGATTTAGATTTAGGTATTGTACAACCTACGCCGTTGGTAGCGTTTGATTTTATCAAACAGTATGTTATGCCCAGTATCGAGTTGACTTGGCGTAACAGTAGAGAAATTGATGCAGTAGAAAACATGCTGTATCGTCATTATCAAGAAGCAATAAAGACACGGAATGATAAAATTTAAAAATTTAACTGTTAAAAACTTTATGAGTGTGGGCAATGCCACACAAGGCATTGGGTTTGATCGCAACGACCTTACCTTGGTGTTGGGAGAAAATCTAGACCTGGGCGGTGACGGATCACGCAATGGTACTGGCAAAACCACAATCATCAATGCCTTGAGTTATGCCTTGTATGGCAACGCATTAAGTAATATTCGCAAGGACAATCTTGTAAACAAGACCAATGGCAAAGGCATGTTGGTCAGTTTAGACTTTGTGGTCAACGGACAGGAGTACAAGATTGAACGTGGACGAAAACCAAATGTGTTGCGATTCTATGTCAACAATGAAGCACAAGTGGTCACCGACGAAGCGCAAGGCGACAGTCGAGAAACTCAAGATGCCATCGAACGTGTGATGAACATGAGTCACGACATGTTCAAACATGTGCTGGCATTGAATACCTATACCGAACCGTTCTTGAGTTTAAAAGCCAATGACCAACGCAACATCATCGAGCAGTTGTTGGGTATTACCTTGCTTTCAGAACGTGCAGACGCTATCAAAGAACTCAACCGGCAGACCAAAGACAGCATCTCACAAGAAGAATTTCGTATCCGTGCTGAGCAAGAAGCCAACAAGCGCATTGAAGAACAGATTGAAAGTTTGAAACGCAGGCAAGTGCTTTGGCAGAAAAAGTACGACAGTGATGTGGCATATCTAGTTGCCCAGTATGATGATCTAGCAAAAATTGACATTGAAGTGGAACTGCTGGCTCACAAAGATCTATCTGTGTGGACCACAAGGAAACAACAACAAGATGCGTATACTGCACTTGTTGGTCGACAAACTGCTTGGCGACAAAAACAACACAAAGACATTGGCGAGTTGGAACTAACTTATAACAATCTCAGTCATATTGATATCACAGCAGAACTACAAGCACATGTGAACTTGGCCGCTTATACACAACAAGCCAAGGACATTGTGGATCTTGAAAAACTGATTGCTAGGTGCGTTGCCGATGAGGCAAAAGAACAAAAAGCCGTTGATAAACTCAAAATTGAAATTGAAGAACTAAAAAATCACAAGTGTTATGCATGTGGTCAAGACTTCCACGACGCCACGCACGAAACGGTGTTGGCAACAAAAGAGAAAGCCCTACAAGAAGCCGCACTGCAGGCTTTGAGTACTAATAGTCAATGGATGGAAAATACAGATGCATTGCAAGCACTGGGTGTGTTGGGCACTAAACCTACCACACACTACCAAACAGAAACAGAAGCTATTCGTCACTCAAGTGAACTAGAAAACATTCAGCACAAGATTGATGCAAAACATGCGGAAATAGATCCTTATGCCGAACAACTGGCAGAGCACACACCGGTAGAAGTTGGCACACAACCTATCACACACTACGATACAGAAGCACAGGCTGTTGATCACCGCAGTCGTATGAACACGTTACTGACACAAATTGCTACCAAAGGCGAAGAACGGGATCCTTACACTGAACAGATTACAGAAATGCAACAACAAGCCCTGCAAACTGTCAGCTACGATACACTTAACGATCTCACAAGACTACAAGAACATCAAGACTTCTTGCTCAAACTATTAACAAGTAAAGATAGTTTTGTACGCAAGAAGATTATTGATCAAAACTTGAGTTATCTGAACGCACGACTCACACACTACTTGGATCGTATTGGGTTGCCACATACTGTGAAGTTCCAAAACGATTTGAGTGTGATGATTGAAGAACTGGGTCGTGAACTAGACTTTGATAACTTATCGCGTGGTGAACGTAACCGATTGATCCTATCAATGAGTTGGGCGTTCCGTGATGTATGGGAAAGTTTGTACTCACCAATCAACTTGTTGTTCATTGACGAGCTGATTGACAACGGCCTAGACACACAAGGTGTGGAAAATGCCCTGGCATTGCTTAAGAAAATGAGCCGAGAACGTTGCAAGAGTATATGGCTGGTATCGCATAGAGACGAACTTGCTGGTCGTGTAGAGAACATTCTCAAAGTTGTTAAAGAAAACGGGTTTACCAGTTATAATACAGATGTTGAAACAGTTTGATCTAGAACAAGTTCGTGTGTTGCACATTGAACCTACTACCGTGTGTAATGCCAGTTGCCCTCAATGCGGTCGCGAGAATTCTGCATTCTATCAGGATTCAATTCATCGTAGTGAGATTAGATTAGAAAACATACATCAATTATGGCCAGTTGAGCACATTCCTACATTGGAAAAAATGTTCATGTGTGGCAACTTTGGTGAACCAGCAGCGGCACAAGATATTGTTGAAATTTACAAATATTTTAGACAGCACAACCCAACAATCGTATTAGGCATGAATACCAATGGTAGTATTCGCACTCCTGCATGGTGGCGAGAACTAGCACAACTTTTTAATCAAACATATGACTATGTTGTTTTTAGTATAGATGGACTGGAAGACACTAATAATATCTACAGACGTAATACTCACTGGTCTAAAATTATAGAGAATGCACAGGCGTTTATTGACGCTGGTGGATCAGCGCACTGGGATATGTTAGTATACGAGCACAATCAGCATCAAGTAGACGCTGCTCAACATCTGGCCCAGAGCATGGGATTTAATTGGTTTAGAGCCAAAGTCAGTAAGCGATTCCAAAGTACTCCAGTTGAGTTTTTGAATCCACCAAACGGATATAACTTACCCAACGTTAGTACGTTAAATACACAGATTAGTTGCCATGCTCTCAATGAGCAGAGTGTTTACGTCGCAGCCGATGGTAGTTTATTGCCATGTTGTTGGTTTGGTGCTGAAGTGTTTACATTAGATAGTCAAGCAAAATACTTGCTCACCGATTGGAATCAAAAATTAGTGCCAAGTTGGCACAAATCCCCGCATAGAATTTGTCGTTCAACATGTAGTCAAGACACAAACGGAACAAGTTTTAGCAAGCAATGGAAAATAGAAGAACAACTAAAATGATATATGATGTAATAATTCTAAGTGTCCCAAGGATCGCGCCGGTTCGTCCACAATCTGCGCCAGGCATTCTCAAATCTTTATGTAATCAAACTGGCAAAACTAGCCGTGTGTTGGATATCAACAAAGATTTTTTTATTAACTTTGTAAAAACTCACGGGCAAGCTGCTAAAGAAATTGATGATTATTTTGTGTTGTTTGATAAAATATTATCGCCCGAGACTTCTATAGTTTATCAAACCTGGATTGACCAATGGGTCAATACCGTACTGAAACACCGCCCTACGGTATTGTGTATTAGCGTTTTCAGTTGGCAATGTCAGAGATTTGTTTCAGATTTGTTAAACAAAATACGTCCAGTGTATAATGGTACAATCATAGTAGGTGGGCAAGGATTAGTCAGAAGTCAAAATATGAGTTCGCATTGGGCCCCAGTTGCTACATATGCCGAATCTTTGCTGTCAGCAGGTCTAATTGACTATTATCTCAAGGGTGAGACTGAAAATACGTTTCCGAAATTTTTAGCAGGTGAACGTAACCTTCCGGGTCTGAATAACTCAAGTCCAACGCCGCTAACGGATGCAAACTTGATTCCGTTTGCAGACTATAGTGATTTAGACATCGAATCATATCAAAATGGATATCTCGGGGGAGTATTACCAATAGAAAGCTGCCGAGGTTGTGTACGGAGTTGTATTTTTTGTGAGATGAGTTCCGAGCACGGGTCCTACCGGGCACGACAGGGGTCTCTGCTAGGGCAGGAAATGATACATTACTACGAACGTTACAAAGTACAACATTTTTATTTTCATGATGATTTAATCAACGGAGATTTACAAGACTTTGATGAATTTTTAGATACCATCCTCAAGTACTACAAACAAAAAAATCTGCCAGATAGATATTTTTCGATCAGTGGGTATTGGATCATTAGGTCAATGCGGCAATTTGACGAAAACAAATTTCATAAGTTTTGGAGGGCAGGAGGAAATACCTTGGTCACTGGCGTAGAAACTGGCAGTGATAGATTACGTAAAAAAATGCGCAAGGGGTTTACCAATTTGGATTTAGAGTTCAATCTTGAACAACTGACCAAATACAAAATGAAGTTTTACTTTATGTTAATTTCTGGTCTGCCTGGAGAGACCCTGGAAGATTTTGACAATACATTAAACATGTTAACCAAATGGCAACGTTTTGTAGCATCTGGTAGTATAATTGGAATTAACTTAGGCACCACTGCCACAATTGAGCCCGGAACTGAAATTTACAACAACTATGAGAAATACAATTTAGTAGGTCTTAAAGAACAACGTCCGCAAAGTATTAACTGGATGTGCACCGAAACACCTGAATTAGACTATAAAGAGCGTGTGCGCAGACGAGTAATACTTCAAGAGCACGTGGTTAAACTAGGTTATCCTTTGTGGAAAGGGGATGATCATTTAAAAATTATCATCGACAAGTACAAAGAAAATATCGAAGTGTGGGAGGGATAATGCAACTATCCATAGACTTTGATTACAACAATTTTTTTTCTATTCCAGACGTAAAAATTTTTGTAGATGATGTATGTTTACATCAAGGCAACATAAATAAACATTTCAATTTTAATATCGATATCATAGACGGACCACATTGTCTTGCTATTCATCACTACAACAAAAAAACAGATTGGACCACAGTAGATCAAGATCATCATGTGTTTATTAAAAAGATTTGTTTTGATCAAATTGATCTAGACCAAATTGATTATTGCAAACTTACACACTTGGGCAAGTTCTACCCCGAGTATGAATCCAGTTATCTTGCAAGTTGCCGTGTTCAAGGACTAGATCTTCCAGAATTTATTTGCCCCAATCATTATCTTGGACATAACGGCGTATGGAAGTTAAATTTTGAATCTCCGGAACTGTTATGGATTATAAAACAACAGAATCCCAGTGGCATGCATCTTGAAGACACGATGTTTTCCACAAGCGATCACGTGTTGCAAGAAATAAAAGATTTTTTTAAATTAAATGTTTGATTATAATTTAATAGACGAATATCAGATAGAGATTACAACATATTGTAATGCCGCTTGTCCTCAGTGCCCTCGCAACAACAACGGGTCAGGAGTTAACCCATATCTCACGCTGGAGCATCTTTCTAGATCAGTGATAGATACAGCGTTCCCAGAAGAACTGTGCAATAGATTACGTCAGGTATTCTTCTGTGGCAGTTATGGCGATCCTATCATGCATCCAGACTTCCTGGACATCTTGCGCAACTTCAGACACAAGTGCCCTACGCTTTGGTTATACGTACACACCAATGGTGGAGCACACAATGCAGAATACTGGACTGAGATGGCCAAGATTGTTGGCGGTTACGGTCAAGTAGACTTTAACATCGACGGTCTTGCTGATACCAACCACTTGTATAGACGCAACACAGACTTTGACAAGATTATCAGCAATGCCACTGCATACATTAACGCAGGTGGACGTGCAGTATGGAACTACATCATATTTGAGCATAACCAGCATCAAGTTGATCAGGCGCGAGAGTTAAGCATCCAGCTGGGGTTCAAAGATTTTAAACATCGTGCCACTGGTAGGTTCTTGAATCACACCAGTATGGAAGAATTTTCTGAGTGGCCCGTACAAAATCGGCAAGGACAAACAGAGTATGTTATAAAACCCACTGCTCTGCCGCAGTACAAAAACAAAAGCATTAACATACTGCCAGATTTAAAAAAACAATACCCAGATATCAAAGAATATTTTGCCCGCACAGAAATTTGTTGTGACTCACTAAAAGGCAACAAAGTTGCTATCAATGCCGCAGGATTGGTATTGCCGTGCAACATGTTAAATCACAATCTAAGTGATGCCAGGTTCCGTGATCAATCGGTGCTGCCGTGCAGTAATGATTTGAGCACAGTGGATGGAAAGAATCAAGTTCAAGAATTTGTCAACCGCCACGGTGCTGACAACTTAAACATACATCATCGTTCACTAGAACAAGTGTTTGCCAACTCTTTTTGGGTAGACCTTGTAAACAGTTGGAAGTATAATACATTTCCCGAACGACTGTTTGAGTGTGCAATGACCTGCGGCAAGCAGTTTCAAAAAGTATGGGATCAAACTAAAATGACAAAAACATTCTTAATCACTGGCGGCAATCGTGGACTAGGGCTACAATTGACACAGACCTTTGGCGGAACTAGTATTAGCCGTGCTCAAGGTTACGACATTACAAAGCATGCCAAAGAAATTGCAGAAATAAGTTTAGACTTTGATGTGTTTGTTAATAATGCATTCGACGGTCCTCCACAAGAAGACTGGGCCAACTTTGCACAATCACAAATATACATGGCTGTGTATGATGCGTGGAAAACAGCAGGAAAAACTGGGCATATCATTAACATTGGCAGCACAGGCAGCAAAAGTGTTGTTGCTCCAGAACCTCGTTTTGAAACATATAGAATTAGCAAGGCAGCATTAGAACATGCAAGTCGTCAAGGCACACAGGCATTTAAACAAAACATTGTACCATTTAAAACAACACTTATTACATTGGATAGACTAGACACAGAACTTAGTCGTAGCCGTGCCAATTGGACCGGTAACGGCGTTAATTTAAACGACATCAGCAACTTTATACGCTACGCTACCGCAGTCAGTTCAAACACTGTGATAGAAGAGGCAACTTTTTACGTGAACTTTGATCATAAGGCATAACTACAGAGCAAGGATAAATCGCATACAACACATGGCATGGCTATATCAAGATACCCCAATTGAGACGTTGCCCGAAGAGTGTGTTGGATTTGTTTACTTGATTACAAATAATCTTACTGGTCGCAAGTACATAGGCAAAAAATTAGCAAAATTTAGCAAAACAACTTACAAAACTGTAAAACAAAAGAACGGCATCAAGAAGAAGAAAAAGATACGATCAAAGGTCGACTCAGACTGGAGAGAGTACTATGGGTCAAGCCCAGAATTGACTTCGGACATCGAAAAACTAGGCACTGAAAACTTTACCAGAGAAATACTTTACTATTGCAACTCCAAATCGGAATGTAGTTACATCGAAGCAAGAGAACAATTCAGTAGACAAGTATTAGAATCACGAGATTATTACAACGGCCATATTCAAGTTCGTGTGCATGGCTCACACATTATAAACAAAATTTAACAGGCAACGATTACGACACTGTGTTGGGCGACGTGGCTCAACTCCATTGAGGATTGGTGGGATACCCAATTCAGACTTGGACGTCAAAGGCAATTGCTAACTTAAGGCAACAAATGGTCGGGGCTATGTGAAAAAGATACAACCCCAGCTTATAGGACTTGGATCTATATCGGGTTACTAGGGTTCCGTTGATATGTGAAGCTTGAGTAGGGGGTACCGGTCAACCGCCTCCGCGTAGGAAACTACAATCTCATTACGATAGATGACTGCTATACTCAGATAATGGCGTTTTTTGTTCACCGTGCATACGGTGAACTATGACCACGTAATCTAGATAATAGCTAAAAAAAGAAATTAAAAAAACATTGATGAGCAAAGCGAAATCAATAGAACTTCGCAAGAAGTTCTTAAAGTAGTTGTTTTAATGTATTAGAAAATTGTTCAGCGTACAGATTGTTAGATTGAATACCAGGATGTATGTTGTCTTGATTTACATCAATTCGTTGACTACGCATACTGTTATATAGATTTAACCAATGCGATTGATTGATTGTGCCTTCATTATCAAAGTTATTGTGCATTTTGTGATAGAGTTTAAAAACTTCCTCATCATTTCTGGTGTTTGAATTTAATAATTGTTGTGTATATTTGGTATATTGATCTGGTAGACAATTGAGTTTTTTTGCAAAAAAATCTTGATCCCACAAGCACATGCCATTGACAAAAAATACTTGTGTATTTGTAAGTTTACTAACTTTGAGTATAGTGTTCACATAATTAACTAAATTTAATATTTCATAACAGTCATGTGCTAACGTAGTAAATCTATCTCGTATCTTATTAAGATAGTCACTAGAATAATTAATACTATGAGTGTTGACTGATGGACAATGAGTTCTTGGCATAAACACCTGACGAGTGGAATACAATTCAAACCCTAACTCTAGCTCGTACCTAGGTGTATTAGTCCATTCAACAATGGCATAGTCAACTGAATAGCTTACCAGTGCTTGCATGGTGTCTTGAAAAATTCCTGCGTTTGATCTACCGCCCTGGCCAAGGTTAAGTTTTGTAGTGTGCGAAAAACACTTATCATATAGTTGATTTACCCAGAGCGTTGGTTCGTTTTTTTCCAATTCAAAGCCTGTCCCAGCTGTATACGAACATCCAGAAAATACAGTGTACCTCTTATTCATACAAACGTATCTGGCCAATCACGAAACAATGCATGTTGTATTGTTCCCGACACAAATTGATTGAATGACTTGTGTTTGGCTTCTAGCTCTCCTTCAAGTGGTGCAACACGTCGAAATGCTTCATCCATTTGAGCCATGTCTCGGAACTCCATTAGTATCATCCATTCGGGCATGTCAGCAATGCTACGGAAACCCATTTTACAACGAGTAATACGATAGTCTTCCATTTTACCTTCAAATTTCAAATGATCAAAGAAACTTTTCATTCCGTTAACCCAATCCAAGTCTGAGATGTCGCCTTCTTTGTCTGCCCAAATTGTGTATAAATCTGCCATGTTATAGTGGTCCTAGTATTTCAAAACCTTCAAGGTCTTGTTTGTACAAATGCGCTTGATCCAAGTACAAGTACTCAAATCCTCGCTCTCTGTAAATTGCACACTCTGTTTGTAAACTTGAAATTCCCAAACGCAGTCGGGGTTGACGATAGTTCCAAGCAAATTGTGCGGCTAATAAATTCTTGTCGTCGTAACGTTTCATCATGGAAAACGCTACTAATTCGTTGCTGTCTCTGTAGCCAATGAGCTCCATTCCAGGCTCTGTGAACTGGCTGTCAAACAACGGCATCACACTGCTAAAGTGCTTGTAGATGCAATAGGTTCGGTAGATATCTTGCAGTTCAGCAATGTTGGGTTCGGTAATGTAGAACCAATCTACTCGGGGTTGATATGTTGTTTTTTCTAGATTGATACGTGCAAACTGGTAAGTCATAGTCTGGGATCTTTCCTGTGCTGGAACAGTGCTGTGAGATAGTCCTCGGGCCACGCATCGTAAAAACCGTTTGACGCCATTTGCTGTGCTTTGGTGTTGAGATCGCCAAGACTTTGTGCCAGTGCTAGTGCATAGGTGCCTTGATTCATTGAAACGCCGTTGACTATTTCTGGGTCAGCAGGGTGATCTTCCAACACCAACATATCTGCATCTAATAGAAATTCTTGATTGGCCTGATCCAAGCTAGATGCAAACAGTTCACGTGGCCATTCTGTAGGATCATACGCATAGATAATTACTTCCTTGTTGCCCATGCCGTACCTGGCTCTGTTCTTGAGATCGAAGTATGGGTCTGATCCAACAAACACTTCGTAACTGCGTTTCAATCGTGCTGACCGTGCGTAAGGACAGGGCGGAAAGCCGCCCAGTGCAGGATGTGGAACTTCTACAAAGTTCACAATCCACTGTTCAATATCTTGTTTGACTTGATCTATGTTCAGCATTGTTGTGCCTTAAGAGCAGCATATTTTGCTTTGCGTCCATCTGATATAGCTTTGCGGTGTGCTTCTGATTTTGGCTTGCGCATTTTTTGTTTGGTTTCTTCGGATCTCTTGCCAGGAGACTTTCCTTTATTGAGTTGAGATAATTTATCTTTATGCTCTTTGGATTTAGGAGCGGTACCTTTACCTTTGCGATTCGCAGATATTTTTTCTGATATCACTTGCTGTTCTTCTTTTGATTTTTGTTTTCTAACCAACTGGGACTGGCTCATGCGTTTCTTTTGCTCTAGTGTGCGTTTTTTACCTGTATTTTTAACCACACGTTTTTTGATAGACTCGGGGTTGGCTATTCTACCAGATACGCCCTCACCACCATCTGTGAGGTTACGCAATACGCCGGTTCCTAGATCCTTACGGCCATACTCTGCAATCAACTTACACTCTAGTGCAAATGCCTCTTCCTCGGTTAAATTTTCTTTGATAAGATGGATCCGGTCGAGTTGAGGTGGCTTAGGTGTAGAACGACCGTTTAGATATGCTCTGTTTCCTTTGCCCTTGCCCACATAATAAGGAGTACCGTCCTCTCTTAGATATTTGTAAACGTAGTAATTTTTCATACTAATATTTATCAGATTTACCTTTTTTCTAAAAAAACGGGAGCCCGCTCTTTTTAGTGGTCTCTAAATTGTCTTTGATAATTTCAGAAACAGCATTGCGTTCCTCAAAACTGAGATTCAGTGCAGCCTCGTAAGACAATCCGCCTCGCATGTACCACACCATTTTTAACGCTTCTGATTTTATTGCTTTGGCCTCTTTGTCTAATTGGTCGACCCATTTGGAAATTTGGTCAGAGTCCAGTACTAGGAGGCGTCCGCGAAAAAACTTGTCATATCCAAGGTAATGGCCTGCAAGTAGTCTTTGGTACACTCGCCGCACACAATTTTTAATGGCTGCATCTCTGCTGCCAGTTTTGTTTCAATGATGTGATCTCTAATTTTACTGAACAGACGTCGATCACAATTTTTTAGCATGTCTTCAATGTATTCCGGTTCACTGACCAATGCAGCCGGAGTTTTAACTGCCGCAATACTTTGTGCCAGCGCACTGACTGTAATCTCTGTAATTTTCATCAATGCTGTACTGAGCGCAGACATTCGTTGGTCATCAGGCATCTCAGTGCCTGGTAAAATTTGTAGTATTTTTTGTTCTTCAAACTGACGCTGGTTATTTTCGTTAAGATTTCGGTAGGACATTGGTTTGAAATACACTTCAAGATCACCATCAATTACAGGTTTTGAATAATCAGGTGCTCGCATATTTTCCAGCATGGTACGTAAATCAATTCCGTAGTCTGCTTCATTTTTACAATGTGGACAAGTGGTTGAAATTTCCATTGTGGTTCCGTAACTGGCCATGCGTATTGCAACCAAAATAGTGTCAACATCCATGGCAGGAATGCTCCATGGATCCCGGATAGCAGGAATACAACTTTTGATAACATTGACCACTGCGTTGCCGTTGAACAGTGCGTCAGGTGTTCTGTAGGTAATTTCATCAATTGCAGTCATTGGATAAACCGGAAGTTCTTGATTGGCTGGCATTACAATTGCGCCTTCAGAATAATATTTTCCGCCACTGGGCAATTTAACATACACAGCCGGCTGTCTAAAATATTGTGTTAATGGGTTATTTGACATGATTTTTTCCTAGGTAAATATAGTTATGGCAAGTATGTACACCCCTGAAGAAAAAGCAGAAATCGAAGCGCGAGCGGCGGACGAGATAAAGCGCCTTGGCGCTGTTTCTATTGAAACCAAAATGGCCCTGATGGACATGTCCGTTGGTATCAAAGGATTTACTGCTAGTCTGAGCAAAGGACTTGGACAACTGGGAACTTCTGCACTGGGGTTAACTAAACAACTGGCTGAAGGTGAAATTGGTGCATCAGTATTTAATAAATCCATTGGCGGAGTAGCAGATGCATTAGGCGATCTACTAGGACTTATTCCTTATGTGGGTGGTGCACTTAAAACACTGGTCAAAGGTGCAAGCGAGTACACACAGGCTGTAAACAAACAGGCAGATTTACTATACAGCAATTATCAAAAAATGTCCGAAATGGGTGCCACAGCAGCCGACGGCATGCAAGGCGTTTATGATAATTTAAAACGCATGAACTACGGCACTGACGAACTTGATAAGTTTGTCAGCATTGTTAAAGAAAATTCAACAACACTGGCCAATTTTGGTGGCACGGTGAGTCAAGGTCTTGGCCAAATGGCTGCTGTGTCATCGTCTATACAACAGAGTGGTATGGGGCGACAGTTCCGGGACATGGGTATCAGTGTTGATGAGGTCAATAAAGGCATTGCTAGTTACACAAAGCTACAAATGCTGTCGGGTGCTCGACAAAAAATGTCCGCAGATGAACAAGCGGTGGCAGCTGCCAATTATATTAGAGAAACAGATCTATTAGCAAAAATTACCGGTAAGAATAGACAAGAACAAGAACAGTCACGCGAAAGTGCAATGGCTGAAGAACGCTATGCTGGCTACAAACTAGAGTTAGAACAACGTGCTGCCATGGGCGACAAAGCGGCTGCTGAACAACTCAAACAGACCGAATCCACACAGATTATGCTGGACAAAATGGCTCCGGAAACTCGCAAAGGTTTCTTGAATATCTTGTCAGGCAGTTTGAACACTCCAGAAGCGCAGAAATTGTTGTTGACCATGCCAAACGCGGCTGCAGTTGCAGGAAAAGAAACGTTTACGCAGGCTGAATTCATGGCAGCCGCACAGGCAGACGTAACAAAAAATCTAAACGGCTCAGCTACACAACTTGCTAAAATAGGTGCCAACAACGACACATTCTTGAGCATACAAGAACAGCAAAAAATTAAAGCCATGATGGAAACTGGCACCATTGAAGAACGTGAAGCGGCAGCTAAAAAAGCGCAAGTGGTGACAGACAAGACCACACAGAACATGACAGATCTGCAGGATGCCAATCGTGCATCACGTGATAAACTACAAGATTTAATCAATGCTGGTATAACTCCTGTGACAACTGGAATGAAAGGACTTGCCAACGCCACTGATGCAACCATTGAAGCCATGACCAAACTGGCTAATGCGGCAGGAGTCACAACTAAAAAACGTGATGAACCTGGTGCCGCCGCGCAGGCCGCAGCAAGGCCAGGCGCTTCGCCTACTGCAGGTGGTGGAAGCGGTGGTGGTGGGGTTGGCGGCTTCTTGAGCGGACTCTTTGGCGGTGGTGGCAAACAAGCACCTGCTGCTTCGGGCGGTGGTGGGGGTGCAGGCGGGGCGCCAGCGGCAGCCAAGCCAGCGGCAGCCAAGCCAGCGGCAAGTGCAGGTGGAAGTGCAGGCGGAGCAACTCCAGCAAAACCTAGTCCTCAACCACCTGAAGGATCTGGCTCTGCATCAGCGGCTGAAAAAGTTGACTTAACAAAAATATTAAAATTTACTGCTAAATCTGGTAGCCAACAAAATTTTGAAGGGCTAAACGAAACATTTAAAAATTCTGTCATTTCTGCCGCAACTGAGTATAACAAATTAACCGGTGGTATGTTGCAGATCAACAGTGCCAAGCGAGACCCTGCAGACCAACAAAGAATATGGGATGAATCAGTGGCTGCTGGTAGAACTGGTAGAACTGCCAGCGGCATGCCTATTGGTAAACCGGGACGAAGTTTACATGAACGAGGTGAAGCAGTTGATATTCAAAATTATCAAGATCCAGCGGCTGTGTCTGCTCTTGCAAAATACGGGTTAACGCAGAAAGTACCTCAAGATCCTGTGCATTTTCAAGCTGCCAACGGTGGCATAGTTCCTCCGTTGCCCGGCGGATCAACAGTGCTAGCAGGTGAAGCCGGGCAGTCCGAAGCAGTGGTTCCATTGCCGGATGGCAAGACAATACCTGTGCAAATGGTTGGCAATGAAGAACAAATGAGTATGATGACAGCACAACTGGATAGACTGGACCAAATGGTACGCATAATGCAAACTCAAGTGGGTGTGTCAGAGCAAATATTGAAGTATGCACAGTGATCACGGTAAATATAAAACTATGGATTTCTACGTATATCAGTACATAACAGAGTCAGGCACACCTTATTATATAGGTAAAGGGTCTGGTCGTCGCATCCATCGAGAACATAGCAAAACAACATTACCACCTCTAGAACGTAGGATTATTGTTAAAGATAACCTTACAAACGAAGAAGCAAAACAACTGGAAAAAGAGTTAATCACAAAATACGGTCGTAAGTTAGACGGTGGTCTATTGGACAATATTAAAATTAACCAATGGGCGTGCCATACAGGATGGACACATTCAGAAGAAACCCGTCGTAAAATCAGTGAAGGTAATCGTGGTAAAACTCGCACACCAGAACAACGTGCCAAGTTAATGAAACCGCGTCCTCCCGAAGTGATTGAAAAAATAAGACAGGCTAATATTGGTCGTCCGTACGATCCTATTAGGGCTGCAAAAATTTCTGAAACACTAAAACGTAATAATGCTGAGCGCAGATTAAAGGAACAATTAAATGGCTGAATCAACAGTTGGTAGCGAATCTGGCCCAGGTCGCAAAAGAGGCTGGCTCAAGTATTTCAAAGTGGCCGCAGGTGACGCCAATGGCCAACTGAGTCCTATCTCTGGGCGTAATCAGGCTGGTCTGCCGGGATACGATCGCCAAAATGGCTACACTGGCAACGCCGGAACAGGCAATGATTTTGCATTTCGTAACTATGCCAGCCGTCTGCCTGAAGTTTATTCTGGACACCCCAATCGTATTGAACGTTATAATCAGTATGAAAACATGGATCTTGACAGTGAAGTCAATGCCTGTTTGGACATCATTGCAGAATTCAGCACACAGAACAACGAAGATAACAACACACCCTTTGATATCACATTCAAAGATACTCCCACTGATCACGAAGTAGAAATCATTAAAAAGCAGTTACAGCAATGGACCAAACTGAACAAGTTGGATCAGCGCATGTTCAAACTGTTCCGTAACACCATCAAGTATGGCGATCAGTTGTTTGTGCGTGACCCAGAAACATTTGAAATGTACTGGGTTGACATGGTCAAAGTCAGTCGTGTGATTGTGAACGAATCAGAAGGCAAGCGTCCAGAACAGTACATTATCCGTGACATCAATCCCAACTTTCAAAATCTAAGTATTGCACAAAAAACCACCAGCGACTACTATGTGAGTCGTTCAACAGGTAGTACAGGACAAACCAACTACTCAAGTCCCAATGGCGGATCAGGTGGTGGTGCTGGCGGCACTGTGGGCAACAGTAGATTTGCCCAGGCCATGAATGAAACCTGTATTGATGCCAAGCACGTGGTGCATTTGAGTTTGAATGAAGGCTTGGATTACTTCTGGCCATTTGGACAAAGTATCTTAGAAAACATTTTCAAAGTTTACAAACAAAAAGAACTTCTGGAAGACTCTGTGCTGATCTATCGTGTGAGCCGTGCTCCAGAACGTAGAGTGTTTAAAATTGACGTGGGCAACATGCCCAGCCACATGGCCATGGCCTTTGTGGAACGTGTTAAAAACGAAATGCACCAGCGTAGAATTCCCACTGTGAATGGTGGTGGTGCAAACTTGATGGATGCGTCTTACAATCCACTTAGCATCAACGAAGATTACTTTTTCCCACAAACAGCAGACGGACGTGGCAGCAGTGTAGACACCTTACCTGGCGGCACAGGGCTGGGCGAAATTGACGATTTAAAGTACTTTAACAACAAAATGGCCCGTGGCCTGCGTGTGCCATCAAGCTATTTGCCCACCGGTCCTGACGACTCGGACCGTGCAATGAATGACGGAAAAGTAGGCACAGCACTGATACAAGAGTACAGATTCAACCAGTATTGCGAACGTTTACAGCGTTTAATCATGCAAAAACTTGATGATGAATTCAAGATGTTCATGAAATGGCGTGGTTTTAACATCGACAACAGCATTTTTGATATTGTACTAGGTCCACCACAGAACTTTGCCAGTTACCGTCAAGCAGAAATGGACACCAGTCGTGTGAGCACATTTGGTGCACTAGAGCAATTGCCCTACATGAGCAAGCGTTTCTTGATGGAACGTTACTTGGGATTGAGTCAAGAAGAGATTGTGGAAAACGAAAAACTCTGGCGTGAAGAACGTGATCAGCCTGAGTTAAGTACTACACAAGGACAAGACCTACGTAGCATTGGTATTACTCCAGCAGGTATGGAAGCAGATATCAACACTGGTGAAGAACTGGCTGCTATGCCACCTGCAGGCGCACCCGATGCAGGTGCCTTGCCAGGTGCACCAGCAGGTGCAGGAACAGCACCCACAGCAGTTCCACCACCGCCAACATCATAAATACCTGTATGATACTAAACGAACTTTACCAACGTGAACCTGAAGGCTACCAAGATGTTGCTCAAGACAACAGTCAGCCTCAAAAGAATCAACTGCGTAAAACTCGTTTGACACTACGACAATTGAGCAAGCTACGTCAGATGAACGATGTACGAACTTATGAATACAAAGAGAAACTCAAAGATATTCGCAAGCAGTATGCTCCCCCGGCCGCCCCTCCTGGCCTTTGACCCTGTCATAAATTAGTCAAAACTACCAGTTTTGGCGTCTAAATATGCTCAGTTTACTGCTTTTGTGTAAGTAGTAAACATGAGCCATAACCTTTTGGAGGAAACAATATGACATCAAAATTTGAACAGTTAATTGAATTCGTAATTAACGATGAAGAAGCAAAAGCTAAAGAACTTTTTCATGATATCGTTGTTGAGAAATCACGCGAAATCTACGAAAGTCTAATGGAAGAAGAAGAACTAGCCACTGAAGAAGTTGACGAAGGCATGGATCCAATGGAAATGAACGACGGCGACGGCGACGCTGCCGACAGTTTGATCCGTTCCGTAGAAACTGAAGAAAAAGGCATGAACGAAGAAGACGACATGGATGCTGAGTTTGACGACGAAGCAGAAAAAGACGGCGATGATCTGACAAAGGACATGGAAGGTGACCACGATGCAGGTGAAGGCGATATTGAAGATCGCGTGGTTGACCTAGAAGACAAGCTGGACGAACTAATGGCTGAATTTGAAGCCATGATGGGCGGCGAAGGTGGCGAAGAAGAACAAGAATTTGACATGGATGCTGGCGGCGACGCTATTGAAATGGATGACACATCTGAAATTATGCCAGAAATGGGCATGATGGAAGCTGTAAGTTTGTCCAAAGTAGCTCCTGCTAAAATGGGCGACGACGGTGCCAACACCAAAAGTGTAGTGCCACAGAACTCAGGTGCCAAAGGTATGCAAGGTTCCCCAGTTAAGATGACTGGTGACACTGCACAAGGTCGTCCTGCTCCATCTGTAAAAGATATGGGCATGACAACCAGTCCCAAGCAAGGTGCCGCACCCAAGCCAGTGACAACACAGGCTGCAGGCGTAAACACTAAATCTCCAGTATAAGAGATTATGGCTCGTTACCTACAAGAACACTTGACATTCTCACAAGCGCAGGTCGAACTGCTGAGTGAGGATGCTCAGGATGGTTCTGGTAAAACCCTTTACATGCAAGGAATTTGCATTGAAGGTGATAAACGCAATGCTAATGAAAGAATATACCCTGCTCACGAAATTCGTAAAGCAGTTGGCACTATTAATGAACAACTTAAAAGTGGCAATTCGGTATTGGGAGAAGTAGATCATCCAGATGATCTTAAAATTAACCTAGACCGTGTGAGTCACATGATTGATAAAATGTGGTGCGACGGTGCAATAGGTTATGGAAAATTGAAGATATTACCAACGCCAATGGGTCAACTGGTTAAAACCATGTTGGACAGCGGTGTTAGATTAGGTGTTTCAAGTCGTGGGTCAGGAAACGTCGACGACAGAACAGGACATGTCAGTGATTTTGAAATCGTCACTGTAGATGTAGTTGCACAACCCAGTGCTCCAAATGCATATCCCACAGCAATCTATGAAGGCCTCATGAACATGAAGTACGGTCATAGATTATTGGAAGTGGCACGCGAAGCCGGCGCGGACAACAAGGTACAAAGATATTTGAAAAGTGAAGTAGTAAAACTGATCAAAGATCTTAAAATTAGGGAGGAATAAGCATGTTAGATGCTATTAAACCGTTACTAGATAGCGACTTGATCACCGAGGAAACTCGCCAGGAGATCAACGAAGCTTGGGAAGCCAAGCTGGTTGAAGCTCGTGAACAGGCTCGTGCAGAACTCCGCGAAGAGTTTGCACAACGTTATGAACATGACAAAACAGTGATGGTGGAAGCCCTAGATCGTATGGTAACAGAAGGTCTCACTACGCAAATTCAAGCCGTTGCTGCCGAAAAAGCACAATTGGTAGAAGATCGCGTTAAGTTCCAAGGCAAGATGAATGAAAGTGCTACAAAGTTCAACAACTTTATGGTTACTAAACTTGCTGAAGAAATTAGCGAACTGCGTAAAGATCGTAAGCAGCACAATGAAGGACTCCAGAAATTGGAAGGCTTTATTGTTCATGCATTGGCTCGCGAAATTCAAGAATTCGCAACTGACAAACGTGATGTTGTAGAAACAAAAGTTCGTCTAGTACGTGAAGCACGTGGCCAATTGGAAGCATTGAAAGCACGTTTCGTAACAGAATCTGCACAGAAAATGAGCCAATCTGTTAGCCGTCATCTAAAGGCTGAACTCAGTCAATTACAAGAAGACATTAAAGTTGCTCGCGAGAACAATTTTGGTCGTCGTATCTTTGAAGCATATGCAAGTGAATTTGGTGCTACTCATCTCAATGAGAAGGCAGAAGTACGTAAATTACACGATACCATTGCAAACAAAGATGCAAAATTGGCAGAAGCCATCAAACTTATTAGGAATGCAAAAGTTCTTAATGAGTCAAAAGAGCGTGAAATACGAATGATCAAAGAGTCTAATGAGCGTGAAAGCACATTGGCCGATTTGCTGGCTCCTCTTAACAAAGAGAAGCAAGATGTCATGCGTAATTTACTCGAAAGCGTCCAAACTCCACGTTTGAAAAACGCATTTGAAAAGTATCTACCGGCTGTTCTAACCGACCGCTCTGTAAAAGCCTCTAAAGTGATTACAGAATCCGTGTCAGCAGTCACCGGCGATAAATCTGCCCGTAGCCAAATTGAAGACGACAGTGCTGAATCTAGCAATGTTATCGACATCAAGCGTTTGGCAGGGTTAAATTAATTTAAAAGGAGACATTAAATGTCACAACAATTATTAGAAGGTCGCTGGGACGAGACCAAGGAAGCATTGCTCGAAGGTCTAAACGGTTCTAAGCGCACTAGTATGAACGTTATTCTTGAGAATACACGTAAGTACTTGAAAGAAAACGCAAGTGCTGGTTCCACAGCATCTGGCAACATCGCTACATTAAACCGTGTGATTCTACCAGTTATCCGTCGTGTAATGCCAACAGTTATTGCTAACGAGTTGGTAGGCGTTCAGCCAATGACAGGTCCAGTTGGTCAGATCCACACTCTACGTGTGCGTTACGCTGGTAACTTGACTGACAACTCAGCAGCCGCTACTAGTGTTACAGCTGGTCAAGAAGCATTGAGTCCATTCACTATTGCCACTGCATACTCTACAGTTGGCAAAGATACAACATCAACATCAACTTACACAGGCGCTAACACAGCAACGCTTGAAGGTAACGGCGGTAAGCAAATTTCCGTTCAAATCTTGAAGCAAGCAGTTGAAGCCAAGACACGTAAGTTGCAAGCACGTTGGACATTTGAATCTGCACAAGACGCACAAGCCATGCACGGTATTGACGTTGAAGCAGAAATCATGGCAGCTCTTGCACAAGAGATCACTGCTGAGATTGACCAAGAGATTCTCTTGAGTTTGAGCACATTGGCTGCTGTTGAGTACACATACAACCAAGCTACCGTTTCCGGTACTGCTACGTTTGTGGGTGACGAACACGCTGCTTTGGCAGTGTTGATCAACCGTACAGCTAACTTGATCGCCCAACGTACACGTCGTGGCGCAGGTAACTGGGCTGTTGTTTCGCCAGCCGCATTGACAGTGTTGCAAAGTGCAACTACTTCAGCGTTTGCTCGCACAACAGAAGGCACATTCGAAGCACCTACAAACACCAAGTTTGTTGGTACATTGAACGGTGCTATGCGTGTATTTGTTAACTCCTATGCTAGCGACACTGCTAACGTATTGGTTGGCTACAAAGGTACTAGTGAGGCAGATGCTGCCGCATTCTATTGCCCTTATATTCCGTTAATGAGTAGTGGTGTGGTTCTTGACCCATCAACATTCGAACCAGTCGTGTCATTTATGACTCGTTATGGCTTCGTAGAGTTGACAAACACTGCAAGTTCTTTCGGTAACGCCGCTGACTATGTTGGCGAGATTGCTGTTCAAAACTTGTCTTTCTCTTAATCAGAGAATCCACCCAGGGATGGGAAGGAAAAAAGCACTCTTCGGAGTGCTTTTTTATTGGGTATAAATATTGGTATGATCAACCAAATAAAATATTCAGGCCTATTTCCTGAGAAGCATGCAAGTCCAGTAGGAACAACCTTGGGATTACCACAACCCAGGCCTGCGTCTCCTGTTGTGCCTGTGCAAATGCAACCTGTTAAATCTTAAACAATTTCAAGTGTAACTTGATTCGTTCAACCACCGTGGCCCAGTCACCCATTTGAGGTTGACGGAACAATCTTGCAGTGGCATACCAAGGCGTGTCGTCTCTGTTCAGCAACCAGCGCCAGCAAGGTGCATAGTTGTTTAACATGATCCAAGTGGGTTTGCCCAATGCGGCAGCAAGATGTGCAGTGGCAGTGTCCACACTCACCACCACATCAAGGTTTGCAACCAATGCGGCAGTGTCAGCAAACGAGTTCACACCACCTGGAAAACAGCGTACTCCTGCTGAAACTAGTTCTTTTTCTTCCTCAGCAGTGCAGTCAGTTTGTAAATTATACCATTCGTAATCTACATGTGATCGAATCAAGCCCAGCATGGTCTCAAACGGCATGGCCTTGTGTTGATTGATCCAACTGTCGCGTCGGCCTGACCAGGCAAAGCCCACTCGTAGCCGATTTTTTACTCCCAGGTTCCTGCGCCAGTCCGCAACCAATGCAGGATCAGGATTTAAGTATTGAATCACAGTGGGCAAGTTGTCAACACGAACGTTTAACTTGCCGGGCAGGCTCATTATGGGAAGCCAGTAATCAAACGCATCACCCGGATTTTCGGCATAACCAATTACTCGCACTCCGCGGCCAATTTCACTGGATTGTATCAACGGAATTAATCCGTTGGTCACTTGCACTGTGACTGTGCCACCAATGTTTTTTAAGTTCTGTATGAACCGCACAAACTGAATAATATCGCCGTGGCCTTGTTCGCCACGAATAAAAATTGTTTTACCTGTTAAATCTTCACCGTTCCACACAGGCCACGGATAGTTGGGAATGGTACCTTTCAAATGTTCAAAATTGTGTCGTGCTTCATATGCAGGCCATCCACGCACATAGTCTCCACCCAGCAAGTAGGCCACTGACAAATTAAAATGGTGTGTGACATTGGCCGGATCCAACTGTATGGCACGTTGTAAAAACGGAACAGCGCCCACAGGATCGCCTATCTCTCTCAGCACATTGCCGTAGTTGTTGAACGCACCCGATGAGCCTCTGTCCGTGGCCATCGCTACAGCGTACTGTTGCAGGGCCTGTTCTGGTAGGTGTTGTTCTCTGTAGGTATTGCCCTGAGCAATAAGTTGTTCTGTGGTTTGCATGGCAATATTTACATGTTATTTTGACACTGCAAAAATATCAATCACTCATAAATACTTGTCAACGCAATACGGCGTTTTATGCGGAAGACTAAACCCTACCGCGTAGTGGCTAGAACCCACATCGGACTTCTTTAAGGAGAAAACAAAATGGGACGTCCTCTTAAAATTAAAAAAATTACCGAAGCTAGTTATAACTCTAGCACCGGTGCAAACCCTGGAGTTGATATTGGTTTCAATGCATTAACAAGTTTAACAGCACCGGTGTATCCAAGTAGTACTTGGACTGGCACAGAATATCTTGGTGTAGTTGGCGGTGTACAACCTACAACCGTTGCCAGCGCAGCTTATCCAATCGTCAAGTGCGAAGTAAACATTACCAACAGCTACAGTGGTCAAACACCTGGATTGATTATTCGCCAAAAAGGTTCACGCAAGTTTATGGTTGCAACAACCACAGCAATTGATCCAGCTGATGCCGTGGTTGGTGTGGCCTTGCGTATTGCTGTAGTTGGTGACACTGAATGGGCTAGTATGGGTGCTCCAGCCGGCTACGGCATTGGTACTATTTTTACTCCTACAGTAGCCTCTGCAGGCAGCACCACCGGCACAGCGCAAGAAGTTGGCACATGTGTGTTGCAAAATGATGTAACTCCTACAGCCGGCAACATGAGCATCAGTTATTTCAGCAACGACTCAACTGAAACAACAGTCAGCAAGTTGACCAACAAGTTCTTGCAGAACTTTGCCGGCGGTTGTGCAGGCGGCGGAGCCAACACCGGTGACGTTTGGAATCCAACTCTGGTTGTTGACAACGTAACATTGGTTGACAACTTCTTCAGTGACGAAGGCACAACGGCCAAGTCTGGTGCTGAAATTGACACCTGGGGCACAAACGGTTCAGAGCAATTGGCAACAGGTGCATTGGATCTAGCAATTGTAGAGAACTACACAAGCTAATTTTGTTGTAACTCACAAATCCCCACTAAGTACTGTGGGGATTTTTTATGACTATAGCATTTGTGTTGGGCAACGGAGTCAGCAGGTCCGGCCTGCCGTTGGAACACATCAAAACATTGGGAAAAGTATATGGCTGTAACGCTCTTTATCGAGAGTTTACACCAGACGTTCTTGTGGCAACAGATCGCCCAATTGCCCAGCTGATACAAGAAACAGGCTATTCTGCACGACATCGATTCTACACAAGAAAACCCATTCCCGGGCTGGGTGCTGTGGCTGTTCCCAAAGAGTATTACGGATTCAGTTCTGGTCCAAATGCAGTGGGCATTGCGGCAAAAGATCAACACGGCAGGATCTACCTGATAGGATTCGACATGGGTCCCAATGTACACAACCAGTTTAACAACATGTATGCTGGCACAGAGTTTTACAAACCCAATGATTCACGTCCAACTTTTACCGGAAACTGGGTAAAACAACTGACAACTGTGGCCAAAGACCACCCTGATACCGAATTTATTCGCATCTGCGGCAACACCACAGCACGATTACCAGAATTAGACCGGATTAAAAACTTAACTCACGAGGATTTGAGTACCTTTGTAATGCGGATAAATAATCAAAAGGATCTCTAAATGGCTACAGTAAAAAATACCAGCGGCAACTATACCATCACGGTAGCAGATGGTCTTGGACTGCTGACCATCAACGCTGACTTGGATGTGATTGGCAACATCACATACATTGATTCAAGTGAACTCAAAGTCACTGACCCATTCATTACGGTTGCAGCCAACAACAACGGTGCAATACAAAGTATGGGCTTGGTGGCTCAAAAAACAACCACAACTTTTGCAGGCTTGCGATTTAACACAGTGTCGGGCGATTGGGAAATCAGTGACAGTGTTGACGCCAATGGCGCACCAATATCTGCATATGTAACAATTGCTTCCGGCACTGTGGGCGGAACACCGGGTGCACCTGTTAACTCTGTACAATTTAACAATGCTGGCGTGTTTGGTGGTAATAGCAAATTTACATTTGATTCTGTAAATACCAAAGTGGGCATAACAGGACAATTGGTCTTGGGCAACATAGCGTCAACGCCCACAGCAACAGCAAACAGTGCCGCACTGTACAACAACACCGAAGGCGCTGGCGGTACTGGTGTGTACGTCAGAAGCACAACTGTTGACGACGAATTAATTAGCAAACGCAAGGCTCTTGCATACAGTCTTGTACTTTAAGGAATCAAAATGGCAATTACCAATACACGATTAACAACAACCACACCAACCACAGTATTTGAAGCAGTTGGACAACAGGCAATCACCACAATATATTTGTGCAACACAACAGGAACAGATGTTTCTGTCAATGTATTTGCAATCAACAGTGATGACAGTGTTGGAGCTGCTTTTGAAAATATGATTTACAATCAGATTTTACTCACTGCTGGCAGCGGCAACATAGGTGATACCTATGTTATATCAACAGAAAGACTTATACTAGACAACGGCGATCTCATTGATGTTGAAGCAAACATTGCTGATTGTGTCACTGTTACAGTGAGTTCGATCGCAGTGTAACATGGGAAATTGGGTCAAAAATCGACGACTAGAATCTGGCAGTACATCAGTGGTCATGCCAACTGGCAGCTCGGCCACTCGCCCGGACGCACCTGTGTTTGGTCAATTTAGATTTAACACCGATATAGGATTGATTGAATTCTACAACGGTGCTGTATGGTCTCCTCTGTCCGCTGGTGGATCCATTGCTTACACAGTTGATGATTTTATAGGCAACGGTGTTACCACAGTGTTCACCATGTCCGTACAGGAAGCAACAGCACAACAGATCATTGTGTTTATTGGCAGCGTGTATCAGATACCAGTGACAAATTACACAGTTAACGGTGGATTTGATATCACATTTACCAGTGCGCCGCCATTGGGTCTTCCAGTCAACGTGATTCATAGCACAACCTGAGTGTTGCATCAACTAAATACCCTATAAGGGAAAAAATCAATGGCTATTAGCAAAATTGCAGGACAGATGTTGAAGAACACTCTCGAAAGAGATGGTTCTAATCTGGCAATTTCTGACACAGTAGCCGACACCCCGGTCGTCTTTGTTGACGTTGTAAATTCCAGAGTTGGTGTTAACAACGCAACTCCTGTTCAAGCACTTGATATTGTCGGCAATGCGATAGCCAACAATCTTTTTTCGTCTAGTACTGTAAGCGCAGTTGGCAACATCACAGGCGGAAATGTCAACACCGCAGGTGTAATGAGTGCTACCGGCAACATCACTGCTAATTTCTTCATTGGCAACGGCAGTCAACTAACCGGCATAGACGCCACAAGCATACAGAATGGCAATAGCAATGTAAAAGTATATGCCAATGCAAATGTGGCCACAAGTGTGGGCGGCACGGCCAATGTGTTTGTGGTCACAGGCTCAGGTGCAGATGTCACAGGCACAGTGAGTGCCACAGGTAATATCACTGGTAACTTCTTCATTGGCAACGGTAGTCAATTAACCGGCATTGATGCCACATCAATTCAAAACGGCAACAGCAATGTAAAAGTCTACGCAAATTCTAATGTTGCTACAAGTGTAGCAGGCACTGCCAATGTGTTTGTAGTCACCAGCACTGGTGCAAACGTAGATGGCACGGTCAACGCCACTGGTAATCTTGTTGCCAATGGAGTAACGTTATCTGGCAACGCTATATCGGCAGCATCTGGAATATTGTCACTGGGCTCAAATGCCAATATCACAATCACAGGCGGCACTGCAAATTATGTATTAAGCACCAACGGTTCCGGCAATTTGACATGGTCATCGGCAGCTGACATTGGCGTAGTGGGCAATCTTATCCCAATGGGTACCAACACATTGGGCAACCTTGTTAGTAATGCTGTTACTTTAACCACCACTACCACAGTGACTGATGGTATCACACAGCTAAACACAGTGCTGGGAAAATTGGTACCACCATCTCCTGCTAATTTTCCGGGCGGACAAACACTGTCACTTTCTGGTTTGGCCACATACAGAATGGCCAATATCACACAGGTAGATAACACACCTGCTGCCAACAAAGCAGTGGCCGCTGGTGCCACTGTTACCACGATTCTGCGTGTTGCTACCTATGCTACCAACACTATCAGCACTGTTGGCCCTGGAGATACCGGTACAATCACTGCGGTTCGCAATGGTGCCAATGTGGGCAATGTGACCTTGAACGCCGGTGCGAGCCCCACAGCCAATGGCACCTACGGCGGCAACCTGGTGATCACCAATAACTTTGACTATCGCAACGCCAATGCAAACATTGCCGCAGGATTCTGGTATGTGTTCTCATCGTCTATGTCAGGAACCGCGGCACCAGCTGGTTGGAACGAAGTTTACATAGCAGATTCTGCCACAGGCAATACCAACACACCTGTTTGGTACTATGACAATTCTAGTCCTGCTACTCCCAGTTTCAGTGCTGGCACAATGACTCCGCCAGGGTCACCAACTTTATTGTATAGCAGTACTATTCCGCACTATACCAATGCCACACAATTTGCAATTTCTGCCAATGTGGCCAATGTCAGTGGCAACACATACCCAACATCAAACACCTTGGCGTCCGGTTCAGCCGCCGGAAGTTTTGCGGCACCTGCATCAGTTAACTACAGCGCCAGCAACATTGGCAGTAACGTTCTTGGATCGTTTGCAAGTGCATCATTCTCAACCACTGCAAACATAACCACAGGATTTGGCGGCAGTTCAACTGGTCCCAGCATCAGTGTCAACAACAGTTACTCAACTGGCACGTTGACATTGACCTCAGCTCTGGGCAATATTGCATTGTATAAATCAGGCTCTGCCACTGCCATCGACGAAGGCAATGTTATTGTCACTGGGGTTGGCACAGGGTCAGGCAATGCTGTTCGTATCATCAATCCTGGCTCCGGAAACACTCCTGCGTACACAGGCAGCGAAGCAAACTTTAACAGTCAAAGTTCAACACTGGAAACATACGATGCCACTGTGGTAGGCTCAGGGTCACAAGGTGTACTCAAACATGATCAAACCAATTATTCAACAGGATACTTGCCTGCAGGTCCTAACCTAAGTGCTGGCCGCACAGGAACACAGTACTTTACAATCAAATTTATACGAACCAATGTGTCAAAATTTGACATTACCTATGCTGGCAATGTGGCTGGTATATGGGTGGCATTGCCAGGATCAGTGATTGATTCCAGTTCTGGTGCCAATGGCTGGATTGCGATGACCACTGCCTATGCCGGCGCTGGTTATCCTGGTGTTAATAGTCCAGGTAACGGGTCAGATGGTTGCGCCCTGGGTGGTGTAGTTGTTCCCAACGTAAACACAGCAAGTACAAACAAAACTTGTACTTTTGGAACTGTTTCAAGTTCCAGCACAGCAACAAACGAAATCTATGTGAGAGTTGCTCTCACATCAGGTCAGTCAGTGACCGGCCTATCACTAAACGTAGCGAGTAACTAATGGCAGTCTCAGTCGCACAATACATTGACCTACTGTTTAAGAAACTGCAAGGTGTTGCAAAAACTGCCAACGCCACAACTAAAAGTGCGTCAAACGAAAGCATAGCATCACCAGCGTTCATACGTGGCGACATTGTATGGATGCAGTCTGACCAAATTACTTCCTCTGCTGGTGCAATCACTGGCATTGCTAATGCTCGTATAAACGCAAATTCTGTGCAGTGCGACCCGGACACCACTGTGCCACCCATAGGTGGCATACGTCCCACATGGCTGAGCAATGTTGAATACTGGATTCCGCAAGAGTTTGGAGCCACTTGGTTGCCAAAGGTATATGTAGGACCTGCCGCAGCCGCTAACATTCAAGCCACCGGCACACAGATATTCTCCACTGGTATTGGCGGAGTTGGCGAATATTTCTTTGATACACAAGCCGGCGTACTCAACTTCATTGGCGAAACAATTCCCACTGTGTTGACTGCAGGAAATGTGGTGTATATCTCAGGTTACGAATATGTTGGCGCTCTTGGAGTTACCAACAATCCTGGCAATGTAACAATTGGCAATTTGACTGTGGCCAATACCACAGTGTCCACAAACTTGGCCAATGGAAACATTACCCTAACTGCCACCGGCAACGGACTTGTGACCATATCTGGCACAGGCGGCATAACGATTCCATATGGTAACACCACACAGCGTCCAGATCCAGCTGTGGAAGGAACAATACGCTACAACAACGCCTTGAATCAGACAGAAATATACACTGGATCAGACTGGGAAAGTATCGGCGGTGCAATAGCAAATATTACCAATCAAACTATCACACCAGATGGATCAACTGCAACATACACCCTGGACCAGGCCGCTACCGCAACTGGAATTTTGGTCACAATTAACGGTATAAATCAAACACCCAACGTTGATTACACAGTGGCAACTGATCAAATTACATTCACCGATGTTCCGTTGACAACTGATATCATACAGATTCGATTTATTGCCACAGTTAGCACAGTAACTGCTTTGACAAACTCTGCAGGAACTGCAGAAGTAAACACCACAGCTGGCGGCAACATTGATTTTGATATAAATTCTACAACTGTGGCACAAGTGACCAGCACCAGTATATTGAATATCAGTGCTGGTCACAGTCTACAACTGCCTGCATACACAGTAGCACAGGCCAACGGACTAGGCAACGTTGCAACAGGACAGGTGATCTATGTTTCCAACGGTGCTGCTGGATCACCTTGTTTGGCAGTGTACACAGGCGGTGCCTGGAAACAAGTGACTATTGGCAGCACTATCACAACTTGATCTGCACTAAAATGTTGCAATTCTGCTAAATGTTTTTACCAGTTTGGTAAATAAAAACACAACAAACTCCCCGGTAACAAATTTATTTCACACTGTTTATTAAACTGAGCAGTGTTTATCGCCACGACTTTGGTAAATAACATATAAATTTAGATTGCTAACACGGGTGTTAGCGATTTTTGAAGTTAAAAACAAGGAATGTCATGGCTGTTACCAGAATTAAGAATAATCAAATTACAGATGCAACCATTGTTGCCAGTTCGAAACTAGTTGATTATTCGATCAGTGCCGCAAAAATCGCAAACAATCTGACCTACGGGTCAAATCTTACTGTCACAGGAAACTTGACTGTTCAAGGCAATACCACTGCAATTGACACCAACATTACCACCATTGAAGATCCGGTTATTTTACTGGCTTCCACACAGACTGGTTCTCCAGCAGTGGACATTGGTTTCATTGGTCAACGTGGTACTGCCAACAACATTGCTTTTGTCTGGGACGAAAGCGCACAGTCCTTTATAACAGCATTTACCAGCACCCCTGAGACAGAAACTACAATTGTAGTGTCAGCATATGCCAATCTTACCACATTAAATGCCAATGTAACTGCTGGATTAACTGTTGCTGGTCAAAGTAACATTGCCAACTTGACAGTGGCAGCCAACTCTATTGTGAGTTTTGGTAATGTGGTGATCAGCAACGTTGCTGATCCGGTTGCCAACACCGATGCTGCCACCAAAGCGTATGTTTTAAGCACATTGGGCAACTCATCTTTTGCCATCTCTGACGGCACAACTACAGAAGCAGTCAACGGTGGCGACACAATTGACTTTGACGGAACAACTGATCAAATCACTGTTGCAGTGGCATCAGTTACTGGCAACGTAAGTAGTGTCACCGTGGCATTGGCCAACAATGTTTCAGTGGTTGCCAACGTAACAGTTGGCAACATCTTAACAGTCACTGGAACAGTCAACAGCAACTTGGTTCCAACTACAACTGCAACTTATAACCTGGGTGCTGCTGGTGCATTGTGGAAAGATTTATATTTGTCTGGCAACAGTATCTACATTGGTACACAGACTATCACGTCAAATGCAGAAGGCATTACACTTTCAAATACGGTTGTTGCTGGCAATGTTGCCACGTCAGGCACAGTAAGTGCCACCGGAACAGGTACATTTGGCAATGTTGCTACAGGTGGTACTGTGAGTTCTACTGGCAATATCACAGGTGGTAATGTATTAACCGGCGGAGCAGTAAGTGCCAC